CGCCGCAACCTTCTATCTGACCTTGCGATGTCTACAGGTGCCACGTTTATCACCAGAGAGTCAGGACAGAAGCTACAAACGACTACACTGGACCAGCTTGGCTCAGCCAAGTCAGTCGAGAGCACAAAGGTTGGCACTATTCTTGTCGGCGGCAACTGTGACTATGAAGGCGTAGAGACACGTATCGACAGCCTAAAGGCAGAGATAGCCAACACAGAAGACTTTGCAGAGTGCGAACGCATCCAGGGTCGTATCGTTAGGTTGTCCTCCGGTGTGGCTGTTATCCACGTTGGTGGAGCTACTCAGGTCGAGATGACAGAAAAGAAGCACCGTATCGAAGATGCCCTTGAGGCTGTGCGTTCTGCACAGGAAGAGGGTGTCATTGGTGGCGGTGGTACCGCACTCTTGCGTGCAAGCAACTCGGTCGCTATCACAACAGACCACGAAGAACAAGCGATTGGTATGACAATAGTTAAGCGCGCCTGCCAAGCACCTTTCCGCCAGATGTGCAGAAACGGAGCAAAGAGTGAAGACCTTTTGCTTGCACATGTTCTTGACCAGCCTGACGATATGGGCTACGATTTCCGCACAGGAACCTTGACAAACCTATACCAACGTGGTATCTTAGATCCTGTGAGGGTTACCAAGTCTGCGCTGAAGAACGCTGCGTCTTGTGCTGGTACGCTTATCACAACCAACTATGGGATCATACAGGTATCGTGATGACAAGAGGAGATTTAGTTCACATTCCCCAGGGTGCTTTGCTTTTGAGTAACAAGAGGGCATCTATTCAGGATGGTGAGTTCCTAAAGGTTGAAAAGCCAACTCGTGCGCTTTTTTGGGAGCAAGATCCAAAAGAGCCCAGATGGGCTTCAATTTATTATAAACAAAATGTTTGGGATATTAGATTGAAAGATGTTTATCCAATTACACAGGAGATGGAAAATGCTAGTTAAGTTAACCGAAGTATGTGGAACAGGCGCCGTTACGAGCGGTCGCAAGTATTCTTTACGAGAAGTGTTCGTCAATCCCGAGCACGTCGTTATGGTGAGAGAAGAACACCAGATTCGTAGTCTAAATGAACAAGGTATGTTAACAGAGGGGCTTGATAAAAAGCACCGCTTCTCTAAACTCACCATCGACAAGGGAACTACAGGGACAGACATTGTTGTTATAGGCGATCCGACCACAATTGAAACAACTCTGAACAAGCGCAGTTACGTGTTGAGGGGATAGTAATGGGACAACGAGTAAACATTCAGTATTCTGTCGAGCTTGAAGATCTGGAAGGAGAAGTTAATAGACTTTTTTCAAATGCCATCGCATATTTGATAGCGTTACCTGATGGCTCTATTAACTTGGGCACCGAAGGTCTTGACAAGGTCGATTCTTTCAGGCAAAAGTTAGCTAAAGTTGACATTATGCTAGGAGATGTTCAAAACATCATAGAAGGCTATGTTAGGTTCAAGACACAGCCCCCACCCGAACGAGAGACACCCTTCCAACAAACATCTGACGAATTGGAAGTTGAACAACTAGAACAACAGATAAAAGATTTTAAGGAGTTCATCGTTGCAAACGCCATTAAAGAATCTGAAGACGAAGACTAATTCGGTATCTATATTAAAAGAACTGATACCCAAGGGAACTATCGTAGGGACATATCCATTTTATGATGGTAATGTAGAGTTCCGTTTAGCGGAATCTGATAGGTTTGTCATTGGCAATACTCAAAGTAGGGCAGTAGCAGAATTTTGGTATTGTGCAGTACAAGACCCCGCAAGGGTTTGTTTAATCGCAGATAAAATCAGCCCGATGTTAAATGAGGCAACCTTTGATATTTTGAGAAAGCGTTGGTACGCCTATAAAGACCCTTTTGCACGTAGTGCATTGTTTTTTTTACTGAATCGGTGTTCGTCGCTCGGGATGGTATCTCACGGTGATTTTAGTGTTGAAAATTTTAGCCCAATGGCAACCAGAGATTTGAAAACACTCCAAACAAAAAACTTCAGTGTGAGGATTGTTCAAGAATACGAACAAAAAGAGGCAGAAATAAATCTTTTCAGTCCCGGCAAATACCACTTTGACGTTCTAGATATAGAGGAGCCAAAGGGAATCGAAGAGTCGCAATTTAGACACACAAAAATGCTTAAACAGTTTAGCAAAAAACCAACCATATTTGTTTATGAATATCACCCACGCCTTCCAACTATCAAGGGTTATTCAAAAATTCTTATTGATCAATATGGTAGAAAAACAAAAGATGTCTCAACGACAAAGGAAATAATTTTATACAATGTATGACAAATTAATATTTGCGACAGGGCTTTTTATTCTTGGACAAACGATTACTTGGTTTAGTTCATACTCCCAATTCATATGGGATTGGGCAGCAGAACGTCCAGCGTTTTTTGGCGTTGTTATGGCAGTACCGGCCGCTCTTTGTTTTATATACGGCATCAGATATGCTTATGATTTTTTTCAAAACGGGTGGGGACCAAGATTCTATATCTTCTCGCTTTCATTTCTTGTGATGCCCACGCTTTTTTGGTATTTTATGAATGAATCGTTCTTTACATTCAAGAACATCGCATCAACCATCCTTGCTTTTGCCATTGTCTATATACAAATGAAGTTTAAGTAAGTGACGACTATAAAAGATAGAAACTATTTATTGGGAAACAGGAGAAAATAGATGTCTTTTGCGACTGACAAATGGTTTAAGCATTTACGTGAAGAAATACTCACAGAGGGTCTTGGTGACATAGGACTAAGTAGGGATAACGTAAACAGAATTACAATGGAAATGTCTGACGCGAGTGAGAAGGCTCGCGTGTGGGTTGGTAATGCCTTGAAAACTTATCGTTTTCGCGGCTATGTGAGTGACCTTAATGTTTCATTGGAACGTGCGAGCCGGAATGATTCATATTTCTTGGTTAAAATGATTCAGTTTGCACAAGAGAATGGCGACAGCCTTTCAATCAAAAAAGGTGATAGAACTTTTGAAGTCTACAAGGACGTGGTAAGGACTTATCTTACTGAACCGGTGAAACAATGGCCAAAAGTAACGCGCTCGTTTATCAAGCAAAAAAATAAGTTTCCTGCAACCGAAACTGTGTTTAACCAAGCGACATACCATCTTGAAAGAATTGAGGGGCTTATTTTCCAAGATTTCTTTAACGCCATTGAAAATGTCATAATTACTATGAACCAGAACCCCAACAACTACACACTTATCAAGAGCATACCTCCAAGTGATTGGCGTGCCGCAGAAGAAGTTTGTTACGAATATCAGCAAACCAGAGAAGACCCGGATCAAATACTACACGTTTTTGAAGACGGATCTTACTGGTATGACTTGCAGACCTCTACTTGTGCAACTGAGGGTGATCGCATGGGACATTGTGGTAACGACTCCCGTGGCACGCTATACTCTCTTCGTAAAAGAGACAAGGGCAAAAAAAATTCCAAGTCTTATGTGACCATTGCGTTTAATGAATATGAGAAAACAATATTCCAAATCAAGGGTCGTCAAAATACTTGCCCGCCCGAATCTCTATGGCCACACATCGAAAAGTTTATTGAACTTATGGGCGCTGATAAGCTGGAAGAAACTGGCGAATACTCCCAAGAGCCCGAAGACTTTAACAGACTTGGTGATTATCTTTCCAGCGAAACAGGTATCGAGTGGGTCGGCGGAATCGAGCAACGATACGAAGATTTCAGAAACGAATGCCAAGAATACCTAATGCAATTTAGGGCAAATGTTGCGGGACCTAGCGAAGTAATGCTGAGTGGCTTGGAAGTTGAATATACAGACTATGATGACGGGTTTGAGTGGATTGATACTCTGGAATCAATCGTCGTTGAAGTGCCGTTCAAATTGAAAGACAGACACCTTCACAGGCAAAAGGATGATTTAGGTCTTGCCGCAGAGGAAATACTTGAAGTAATAGAAGAAGAGGATAGAAATGATTTCATTAGTTCTTACAAAGAAAACGCGGAAGTATCTTTCATCAGGGCTAATTCAACTGAGGAAGCACTACAAAAATCATATGCTTCTGGTGATCCAGAACAGATGCTTCAGTTAGTAGGCGATGGCTCAATAACCTACATGATTCTCTCTGATCTTCAAACTCTTTCTAACGATGAGATAATGGCGGATCTTTATAACTCTTCTTCCGATCAATACAGAGATTTCCTTGATTTGGTTGACGAACTCTACACCGATGTCCGAGATTCCGTAGATGCGATTGAGGACTTGTTTATCAAGAACGGAATTATAGAAGCCCCCTTGGTAAAGGGCTATAAAGAAACGGTTGCAAAACGATTTAACAATTTCTATATTGCAAACACAACAACAAACGATAGAGATCAGTTTGTTGTTATGGCAAATGGAAAACTTTTTGACACAACTGTTGATGAAATGGAAACCATAGCAAAGACAGGGCTCGCCCCCGCAAGACAAGCGTTTAATGGTATGCCTCATAGTCTATCACTTAACAAAAGCCCGGAGGGTTGGTGGAGTAGTCTAAAATTCAGGAAACAAATAGTAGAAGCTCTGGAATCAAAAGAGAGAGAAGCAATCGAATTTGCAAAGCAACAAATGACATTGGACTATGGCGAACAATACAAAGATAAGATTGATAATTTATGGGGCAAAGTCAAAAAACTCTCGCTTCTAAAGGATATGTTTGCAGGTTTTCTTGTCAAGGAGAGTAAACCAGACCCCAACACCGCTGGTCGTATCGGAGAGCCAATTCGTATGAGCGAAGATGCCTTCTACTACAAGATTGAAGTTAATGTTGACGAGAAGACCCTCCCGTTTATTGGACCCTTCTTAGAATACTACGATAACAACTTTGAAATTATAATTGGTGCTTTTGATAAGGTAGTCAAAGAATACATTTATGGAGCCGCCAAGAGAATGAAGAAGGATGCTGACACAGATGACAACCTGCCTGACCGGTGGGATGCGAACATAACTCGCACAGTAGTCCAGCAAGAGGCTGTTAATCCGCTTGACGTTAGACTATACGAGATAGACTATGTCATGTCTTATCCTCTTGGACAAGGTTTTGAAATCACAGATATACACAACATAGTGCGGGCTATCCCTGATGTGACGACGGTTCGTACCGTGGGCAACGCAAAACGATCTCAAGGCAACCGCTCTGTATCCCTACAGAGACTTAAGTTTGCATTGAAAGGGCAGAGAAGCCGTATGGATTGGGTGCAGCAAGTCTTGTTACCACAAATTCGTAAGATTGACAGCCGCATTCGTCTGCACAAAGTCGATCGTGCTGAGTTAATTTCAACGAGTAGAGGACGAGTTAGCGAAAGTTATGGCTACTTTAACTCTACACAAAGACAATCACCCGGCAGAGTAACACCACGACCCACAATACAAGGCTTGATCGATGATTGGGTGGAGGGCGGCGTGATGTATGATGCGCCCACAAACATCAACTTAACACGTTATAGCGTTATGATGCCGGTGGAAGATCTAAAGCATCTTTGTGGTCGTGAGGCTCGCAAACATGGACACCATTTTGACGCAGGTTACGAATACTTTATACAAAATGGTCCTCGGGATCCTATTTACTTAGCGATTGGCAAGAACGGGAGAGCAAAAATAACTGGCAATGAAGATGATTTGCGTTATGCTATAAAGGCAGGCGTTGAGGAAGTGCCAGTGTTTATTTCGTATCAAAGACAAGTATAGGAGACAATATGAGAAACTTTTTCCAAGGCGTGACATCGGTGGTATTCGGAGTAATCTTTGGGTTGTTTCTTATAACTATATTATTTTTACACCCTCAGCCAGAGAACCCACACAGCTATCAAGTTGCTTCAAAACATTACGACATAAGCCAGAAGCAAGCTATCACAAGATCTGTCAGTTCTGCTGTGCGCGTTGTTTCTATGGACATAACAACTGGTGGTGTTGCCTCTCTTAGCGGAACTTACTTTGAATTTGCGAACAAGTATTATGTTTTAACTTCCGCTCATGGCGTATTGGGTGGTTGCGAACTTTTGATGGCGTTTCACTATGATGACCACACCCAATGTCTAAGAATTGTAAAGATTGATCGGGAAGTGGATTATGTGATTTTTGAGGTTCCCAAGATAGAATCAAGAACTCCCATAAAGGTTCCAAACGCCATCGCAAATTGGAAGAAAAGCTACAATCTCCTTGACAAGACTTACTACACAGGTTATCCTAACAGTATAGGTCCAACCACATGGACCGGTAATATCTCTGGCTTCACCGGAGACTACTTAATTATACAAACTTACGCTTGGTCTGGTGCTTCCGGTTCTGGTGTATTTGATGAAAGAGGAGAGTTAATCGGATTAATTATGGCATTAGATGTAGGAGCAACAGAATACGGATACCAAGTTCTCAACAACTTCGTAATTGTAGTTCCAATCTGGCAAGTTGATTTCGGTTCGCTATTGGAGTAACCATGAGTAAGAAAAAGAAACCTTGCCCTTACGAACAGGTAACGGGCAAAATAGATACTATTGACACAAAGTTAGAAAAAACAAAGTGCGAGATAGAAGAACTTATCAGAAGAATGGAAGAGGACCCAGATATTTGTCCTGATGTAGAGGATTCTGAAAATGCTCTACAAGAAGCCCTTGATAAGATTTTCATAAATGAATTGTTAAAGCAAAAACCAATAGGAGATGCTTAATGTCAGAAGCCGCAGAGGCAGTCAGCACCGAGGTAGAAGACCTCAAGCCCAAGAAGCTGACCAACAAAGCCCCACAGGGCATGACTACGTTCACTGTTTGCCGCCAGAGCGATGAGACAGGAATCTCAGGCGAGGGGGTTGTCATCGAAGGCTGCGTATTCGCAACTGGACACACTGTCATCCACTGGCTAACACCAGCACCAAGAGGAAGTATCGCTTTCTTTGATAATTTTGATGACTTTATCAAGATTCACGTTAGTTCCCATCCCACAAATGGAACAATTATCACCTATGATGATGGGCGACAGACTATTTATACTGCGACCGGAGAGGTAAAGAAGAATGAACCGACAGAGGAAACCTGATACAAGAAAGCAGCCAGAAACTACTCCATTCAAGAGTAAGGCACAAAAGGCTTACAAAACACAGCGCCGCAAGAATGACATTTACTCTACAATGAGTGGTCACAAGAACTTGAAGACAGGCGCTCCATATAACCTAAAGACGAAGCGCGCTGGCACAGACCGGCTGCGCTTTGAAGTGTTGGAAGTTGACCCCGAGGGATTCCCAATCAACGACGAACTGGAGCCCCGCATTTGGAAGGGCGAAGAGTTGCGTCCGTTTATCAGCAAGAAGTTGATAGAGATCGCAAACGACTTTATCGACGGGCTCCCATTCCCTGTCACAATCCAAGACGTGCGCTTCACAGGTTCTTTGGCGAACTATAACTGGTCTAAGTATTCTGACATAGACTTGCACATCGTCGTAGATTTTACAGAGCTTGACGAAAACAAGGACTTGGTTAAGGAAATGTTTGATGCCAAGCGTCTACGTTGGAATGAAAAGCACAACATAACCATCAAGGGCTACGAAGTAGAGCTTTATGTCGAGGATGAAGCCGAGGAACATTCTTCATCTGGCGTCTATTCAGTTATGAACGAAGAGTGGCTCGACAAACCTGAACGCACAGACACAACTATCGACATAGATACCGCCAAGAAGAAAGCATCTGACATTGAACAGCAAATAGCCTCTATAAGCGTTATGTTCGACCAAGGGCAGTTCGAAAAAGTTATGCGGCACGTAGACCGCTTGAAAAAAAAGATACGCACTATGAGGCAGGCAGGACTTGATACAGAGGCTATGGAGTTTAGTCCTGAGAACATAGCGTTCAAACTCCTACGTAGAAACGATCTGCTTGACACACTAACCAAACTAAAGTATAAAGCCTACGACCAATCCATGACTTTGGATGACTGATGGAATTTTACGACATTACAGAACAAGATAAGCCGCACCCCGGCGAATACATACTCTATGTGCCATCGCAGGCTATTGTGTTGTGCGGTGCGTATATGGGTGATCGTATAAAGGTTCTGCATAATGGCAGAGTCTTGGAAGATAAGGTCGAGAACTTTAAGAAGATAAAGATTGGTATGAAAGAAAAGAAGCAGAAGTATTTGTCACGATGTAAAGCGTGTGGTAAATGACCAAGATTTATACTTATTGTTTGTTTGACACAGACGACACATTCCACGGCGTCTATTCCTCGCTTGCCGCTGTTTATCGCGATGCGATCCGCCTCGCCAACCGTGGTCAGAGCAAGGTTATGCTACGCACAGACGACGGATGGGTCGATCCTGACTTGACAAAACTCCGTAACGTGTTATATTCTAAGTGTGACGTGGTGGTCGTGCTGCAAGGCGGTCGCCACCGAGCCAAGATTCTCAAAACAAAACTCAAGGAGTGACTATGACTGAACGTGACCACAATGCCTTTCTGGCTATGCACGAGCACATGGAGTGTGAGAACCCGTTTGACCAAGAAATGGCTTGGAACTGGGATGACTGGGAAGATTGGGAAGACGAGACCAACCCTGAATACTGGGGTGTCTAATGTACATGATTTATGGTGTAAACGACTGCCCCCATTGTCTGCGCGCCCAAGCGTTATGTATGGAAAAGGACGTTGACTACGCTTGGGTGATGATGGACTGGTCAAAGGACTATCGAGAGCACATCAAGAGTGATTGGAAATGGAAGACATACCCAGTCATTACAAGATTGTCTTTTACCGAGCGTACATCATCAGAAGTATTGGTGGGTGGCTTTGACGAACTACAGTTAGAGTTGCTTTCTCTCGACCAGTAGCATACTTACTATGTGGACGACCTCTCCCCCGGCGACCTTGTAAGATGGATCATAGATTATAGAGTCTTTGAGGCGCATGATGATGGTGAGGTCTTCCCCGTAGACGCAGTATGGGCATACGGAATAATCATAGAGGTTTCAAGTTACGACCCTATGTCAGTCGCGCTGGTGAGACTGGATACAAAAACCCACCAGTTTTTACACATGATACATGACGGTTTCGAGGTCGTCAGCAGAGCCAACGGAGGTTAAATGGCAAAAAAGATTATAGCAGGCTCTCTTGTTAGCACAAAGCGCAAGGTTGAGGGTCTGGGCATTGTTTTGGATAGAGTCCGTGACATGAGTTCTTATGCAGAGTTTGATTTGTCGGATGCTTTTATGAAACTATACGACATTAGCCACCCAGAGTATATGTTTGGACCCGGAGACGCATACGTTAGTTATACTTTGAGGTCTGACTCGATTGAGGCAATTAACGAAACTATCATCAAAAGAAAGCCAGAAGTCGATGAAGCCGCCTTGAAGGCATTTTGGGCACACAATCGTGCTTACTCAAATGTTGAGGCGCCGAGGAAAAGAAAGAAGCGAGTGTTAACCCCTAAGTTAGATTTCTGTCTCGTTCACTGGACCAAGGCACCATCAGACTATGATGATAAGCCCGCCCAGTGGTACATCAGAAGAGGTCCAATCTGGATGGTGACTACATCACTGAAGAACAAATAAAGTTTTCGCTTGACAACCCATGATCGCCCGGTTATGTTACGGGTGAAGGAGACAGAATGTCCAACGCCCCATCGGAGTATGATGCTGGTCCGCCGACCGAGCGGGTTATGGTCTACCGTGGTCGTAACTCGCGTTACTTTAACGTCGCCCGCAAGGCTGCGCTATGTTCGGCACAAAGCGACTACAAGCACGGCGCTGTGCTGGTAAAGGGTGGTTCTGTCATCAACACCAGTTGTAACAAGAACCGCCGCGTATCGTTTGGTTCTCGTTTCTGCAAGGACCATGATGGCATCGCAACCCTGCACGCAGAGTTGGGCGCCATTCTCGGACTTGAACGATCTGTAACAGAAGGTGCAACCCTCTATGTTGCGCGTGTTGGCAAGGATGGCGGCTTTCGCCTCTCAAAGCCTTGCTCTATGTGTACTGCTGCGATGAAGCATGTGGGCATCAAGCGCGTCTATTGGACTATTGACAATCACAACTGCGCCATGGGGAAACTATGAGAAAGTGTGGCTACTGCGGCGAACCGGGACACAACCGACGAACCTGTCCAAAACTCAAAGCAGACAAAGAGGCAGAACTTGAAGAAGAGGTCGTTGTTACCGAGAAGCCCAAGAAGAAGCGAAAGCAACGCTGCCGCTCTTGTGGCGAAGAAGACGATCACACAGCAAAGAACTGCCCTTACAAGCCGTTGCCCGCAGACGCAGACATCGGACCAAAAATGATGGAGTGTGGCTGTTGGTCTTGGTGGCAGCGTGACGGAGAGTGTCAACTTTGCACAAAGGCAATCTACTTTAAGCAGTTTGACGACGACGAAGAAAAAGAAGCAGCATAAGGAGAAAGTAGAATGAAAATCAAATCTGTCAAATCTATCTACCTTTCTGAAAAGGAACTCAAAGACGCCATTTGTCAGTGGCTTTGTACACACGGACACCTTGGTTTAGCAAAGCATCTGGAAGACAATTTGTGCGAGTTTGAGTGGTCCCATCAAGATGACGGTGTTCATCTTGCTGTCGATATGGATGGACAGTTTGAGGAGAACGAAGAATGAAAGTAGGCGACCGAGTGAAACTCAAAAGCACGAATTCTTGGGCAAGTCCCGTTGTGGCAGGGGTCATTACGAAAATTGACCATCAAGCAAGTTGCTTAAACCACAAGGTATATCTGTCTACTGCCCTCGACGGCATCCATCACGATTGGTATTCGCGTAAAGAACTGATCTCATTGGAGAACAAATGATTCACATTACAGGCAAGATCCCAAAGAGAGTAGCCATCGCTGTAAGTGGCGGTATTGACTCTATGGCTGTGTTAGACTTCCTACGAAGGAAGCACGATGTTCTTGTTCTTCACTACAATCACGGTACACCTTATGCTCCAAAGGCAGAGGCTCTTGTTCGTGAGTATTGTGAAAGACACAGCCTTGATCTGATGGTTGGCACCTGCCAGAAAGAAATGCCTGCTGGTGTTTCTCACGAAGCGTGGTGGCGAGATCAAAGATACGAGTTTTTCAAGTGGGCAACTGACCTGCCTATCATTACGGCACATCATCTTGATGATTGTGTGGAGAACTGGATCTTCACCAGCATGAACGGCAACCCTTTCTTGATCCCAAGCAAGCGTGATCAGTTTATCCGTCCTTTTCTCACAACAGAGAAGAGAGATTTTACCTTGTGGTGCGTCCGCAAGGACGTCCCGACTATCGCTGACCCCAGCAACGACGACACCAAGTATCGCCGCAACTACATTCGTCACACCCTAATGCCGCACGTCTTGGCGATCAACCCCGGCATCAGGAAGACGATCAAGAAAAAAGTCCTTGACAGCCTGTGATCGTCAGGTTACATTACAAGAGTAAGGAGAGCCACATGCAAGACGTTGAACACAGAGACTTCCGCCTGCAGTCCAATGGAATGGATGAGGTATTCGTTGTCGCTACTTCTGGCACCCTTGCCGATCAAATGGCTTGGATTCAAGTTGAGCACAAAAATGGTGAGTTGGTTGTTATTGCGTTTTCCAATAACGGCGCACACGAGGGCGTTGAACTCGGCAAGATCGACAGGGACGGCGCTCTCGTTTTTTCATCGAAATAATCCTTGACAGCCTGTAATCGCCGGGCTATATTACAAGAGTAAGGAGAGAGACGCCCTCGCACTCACCGCGAGAGAACATCAAAAAAAATCCTTGACAGACGGTCCCCAGCCGGTTATAATATAGGGGTGCGGAGGGACATAGGAGCCTCCCGAAAGAAAAAAAGTCCGTGGCAGCCGCGCCCTCCCGGTTACAATAGGAGGGATATAAGGGGAGATAGCTCAATTGGTCAGAGCATCGGTCTCATAAACCGAGGGTTCTGGGTTCAAGTCCCAGTCTCCCTACCATCTTTAACATTTTAGAAGTGCTATAACCGCCCTGCAAGGCATGGGTGAGACACGGGACAAAACAGGAGTTGTATTATTTTATTATTATTCGGGCTTTCCTGTGCCAGTTTCAGGTGCAAATCCTGACACTTCTATTTTGGGTCAATAGCTCAATTGGCAGAGCACCGGGCTTTTAACCCGTAGGTTCTGGGTTCGATTCCCAGTTGACCCACCATCCCAAAGGTGTTGTTCCTACCTCAAAAGGAGCACTAACTAAAACAAAAGGAAACTACATGATCACCACTACCCTCGACAGCACCTTCCTACAGGAAGCAACCTACGACAGCAGCCGCCGTATGCTGACTGTTGTATTCAAGAATGGACGCACCTATTCATACCAGAATGTTGACAAGACTGTGTATGATGGGCTTATCAACGCCCGTTCTTCAAGCCGCTTCTTCGGTGCGAACATTCGTGGTCAGTTCACCACTGGCTCCTGATGGGGTAAAAGCCTTGCCCCCGGCTTTGTAGGGGGCTTTTGCATCCTTAGCTCAGTTGGATAGAGCAACGGCCTTCTAAGCCGTGGGTCGTAGGTTCGAGTCCTACAGGATGCGCCACTTTGTTGGAGCGTCGTTCAAGGGTAGGACCTTGGTTTTTGGCACCAATGATGGGGGTTCGAATCCCTCCGCTCCAGCCAGTTTAGTATTTTAAGGCGCCATGGTGGAATTGGTATACACAGCAGACTCAAAATCTGCCGGACATTATGTCCTTGTCGGTTCGAGTCCGACTGGCGCTACCACTTTTTATACAGGAGACAAAAATGGGAATCTTTATTGTAACAGCGACATCAACTGACGACGATTACAAGCGACCCTATGTAAGCAGCGAAACTGCGATGGCTACTTCTCGTGAAGATGCGGTTGTTCGTGCAGTAGAGTTCTACCTTGAACGCCTCGATGGTGGGTATTCTTTCGACTACCACAGCCCATCAGGATTTAACCAGATCATCGAGAAGCACAGGAACAGCCCTCAGTCTCTATTCTCAGCACTTTACGATTACTTCGAGAGCAACCCAGAGGGAATGTTTACTGGCGAGTTTGTCCCAGAAACCCTAAGTGTGACCATCAGCGAAAGTGATCACGCCCCACTTGATACAAAACCAATTCTATCTATGGTTGACGAGATTACTCGTTACATCAAGGAAGAACTGGAAGAAGGATAAAAGTTTTTTACTTTTGACGGCATAGCTCAGTTGGTAGAGCAGGTGGCTGTTAACCACCCGGTCGTGGGTTCGAGCCCCTCTGCCGTCGCTTTTTAACTTATAGGCACTTTGAGAGACAAATGAAAAAAATCAGTATTCTACTTTCAACTATCTTCCTTACAGGTTGCCCGATTGCTATGGCATCAGAGAAGCCAGATTGCATCATCGATCAATGTGATAAGAATGTTTGTACCATTGAGACACCCGAGGGAACCATTGAGGTTCCGAAGAAACGGAACTACAAGGAGGGCAAGCCTGTTGTTTGCCCTCTATGGTTGATTGAGCCTACTTGATAAACGATTTCGAGAGCACTAAGTCTCTTTCGCAACAGTAGGGAGCAATTCCGATCAAAACAAAAGAGAACTCAGAACAAAACAGGTCAGAAGTTTAGCCATCCTCTAAATGGCGTGAGTTTCTGGTTGGGGTTTATACAGATTATTGGGCTTACCCAGCCTGTGCCAGTTTCGGGTGCGAACCCCGATGCTCTCACCTTTTTACACGGAGATAGAATGTATCAGTATACAGTATTTGCCACAGTTGCAAAGCAAGAGATTGAACTGAAAACATTTTTTGATGATCTTGACGAGAAGCCAATGGAAAAGGCCAAGGCTCTTGTCGAAGCGAATAAGGGTAAGTTTCGCTCCATGCGAATCGAAAAACGAATCACCCCGATGCTGTGACATTCCGTGACTTGACAACCCGCCACCCCCACGCTATATTACAGGTGTGAGGAGAGAGAATGACGCTGTATCGCGAAGGCACATTGTTGAGAGACTGCCTCGGTGCCCTGTGGATGATCACGGGCTATTGTAGAGACGATTTGTTCAGGCGCAAGCCAAATGCGTATGTCCTCAAGCGGCTGGCAGACTCTTCTATCAGTAAGCCTGAGTTTTGTATTGTCCATCGACAAATGGAACTGGTTTCGGAGGCATAATGAAGATAGGAGATTTGGTCAGGCACGCCAGTGAATGGGAAGATTCAAGAGGCATTGTTCTACAGTTTTATCCCGGCTGGGCAACGTATACCAAAGTTTATTGGCTTAGTCATAAACAGTACGGTTCTCATCCTGCTGATGACTTGGAGGTAATCAGTGAAGGTCGGTGATATGGTAAAGTTTGTTGACGGCAAGATTATCGGTCTTGTTGTCGGCACCACAAATGCACCCGATGTCATTCAAGTCCTCTGGCTGCCCGCCCGCACACCTTCGCCCGCTCGGATCGATCGTTTGGAGGTAATCAGTGAAGGTGGGTGATTTGGTAAAGTTTCGGAAAGACACTTTCAGCGGTTCGGTCGCTTACGACCGCTACCGGCAACTTGGTATTATTCTTTCTTTTGACCAAGACGACGATCCGAACGTATTGTGGTTTCATCCAAGTTTTCACGGACAAACAGAACCAAACTTTCGTAACCACATTGTAATGCTTTCAGAGTGTTGACAAACTATTTACTTCTTCCAAAGGAGTATCCAAATGCAAAGAGACATAATGGCCGACATCGGCATAATCGCTACTATTGGTGCTGTCGCAGTTATTCTGGCAATCTTTTTCTACTGAGAGGTAAAAATGAGAGAAACATACGAAATGGTCCAGTGCGCAGATGGCTTTACCGTGTCTATTCAAGCCGGTAGCACTTTCTACTGCGAACCAAGATCAAACGCTGTAGGCGCATACGAAAGCGTGGAGCTTGGCTTTCCCAACAGACCTTGTATCTTTATCAAGGACTACGCAGAAGATCCCGAAAATCCAACCGGCTCAGTTTATGGATACGTTCCGGCGCACGTCGTTCGCAAGATGATTGCTGCACACGGCGGTATTGTATCCGGTGAGTGCCCACCGCTGGTGGAATCTGGCTGATGTTCAAGAGTCTGCTATTGGCGGCCATTTTCTCGGCACCCCAGCCGGAGTGGCTGCCTATAGCACATTCACAAGATCGCTGCGTTGTGCAAAACTGCTCGGTTGAGGTCAAGGCTTCCAAAGTTGGCATCAAGTATGCCAACAAGAAAAAAGTATATTCAACCTCTGTGCATTATGAAGAGGATGTCTTCTACCTTGATTATGTTCTCAGAAAGAGAATCCGAGACTTTCTACAAAAGCACCCAAACCAGCGCAAGTTTGTTGTGACTGGTTTTACAGATGGCTGCGGCTCACACCAATACAACAAAGAACTATCACGCAAACGAGCGAGCGAAGTTGCACGCTATGTAATCTCGCTGCGAGACGGCGCCGTTGTCAGTATGCGTTGGGTTGGAGAAGCCACCGGAGAACACACCGTAAGAGCCCGTAGAGTCGATCTAAGCGTCTCCAAAAACATACAGGAACCTTTGGTCCCACCCAAAATAATAGCCGATTTCTACCTCATAGATAGTTCGGGCTCGATGGCAGATGAAGGCAGGTGGGCATCTTGGGTTTATGCCATTAAGTATTGGAAACCAAGGCACGCGCGAGTATTCGTTTCAACGACAGAGTATGTGACAGGTGGTCGAGAGTTGGCCAACATAAGACCCAACGGAGGTACAGAGATCTGGTATTCATACTACCAGATTCTTGACAAGATGAAGCCGGGTCAGACTTTGTTAATCATTTCCGACTTTGATTCAGAAGTGAGACTTTCTACCCGAGAAGCAGAAATGATAGAAAGAAAAGTGCGTGCAAAAGGTGTGCGCGTCCAAGCCATCGACCTGTGACATTTCGTGACTTGACGATCTGAGATCCCCCGGATAGATTACAAAGGTAAGGAGAGCCTGTGTCATTGGACGACATCAACATCGGTGATTTGGTCAGAGCATAGGGCTGGGAAGAACTCTTGGTCGTCTCAGACATCTACTTTGATCTGTCCGAACAAACATGGTGCTTTGACGCTTACGGCTTGGAAAGCCGCCAAATGAATGACGGACTTTCTTTTGACTTGGAAGAACTAACAGTAGTTTCGAGGGCAGCATGAAAGTAGGTAACATTGTGAAATGGCACACCGACACCGCGCACTTTGCCATAGTTTCCGGCATTGTCATCGACACCTGTATGATTGACGGACTCCCCCACGCCACTGTCTTTTGGTTTGATTTGGGAGTTGAAAATCATCATCCCTACATGAACCTGACCACGATTTCGAGGGCATAATGGAACAGATTTCATTTGTTATTCCTTTTGGCGACACAACTGACCCCGAAAAGGTTGCAAAGAAACTTGCCAAAGAGTTGCAGTTTCGCCAGTGGTATGTGAAGAGGGCAGATCGCGGCAACGACGAAGGTGTCGCAGCAACAACTTTCACCCTTATGGGTTGGACAACGGAGTGGTAGAATGTTGGTGAAAGACTTGAAAGTAGGTGCGATGTATCGACTGCAAGATTTTGTTGGATCGCCACAGAAGTTTAACTTTTGCTATTATCCTGACTTTGAGGACTGCATGGTATCCATTGTCAATGGTGAGGGTCTCGGCGACAAGTTTGTTTACTTGGGGACCAAGACGCTTGAATACAAGGAGGGCTCCTACAATCGACGCTACAAGAAGAACACATGGCGTCTTGGGTTGTTTGGCGACAAGGTGTTGCCAATCGCACCAGACATTTGGACTTACATTGAGCCAATGGAGGAAACATGAGAGTATCTGAACTGAAGGTCGGAGAACTTTACAAGATTCGTTCCGACCGCAAAACACACGTCCTTGTCCGTCGCGGGATGCTTGATGTCCATGTTGGCCATGGACACTTTGAAGCAGAAGCAAAGATCAGACCCTTCGACCATCTTGTCTATCTTGGCGGCATCGCCGGAAGTAGACGAGTGATGTATCGCGGTGAAAAGTTGCGGGTTTATCCCAACGTATGGCAGCACATCGTGCCCCTTGAGGATGACATTTCGTGACGTGACAGACTGAGATCCCCGTGCTATGTTACAGGGACAAGGAGAAGCCATGCGTGCTCACATGATTGACTGTGCCGTCTGCGAAGAGACTTTCGACCTTCACTCGCCCGAGAAGAAGCGCGCGGGCGGTCTGCGTAACCATTGTCCCGACTGCGCGGAGGAAACGGCTGTGCCGTATCTCGCGGTCAATGGTGCCGATGGCAAGATGGCAGGTCTCACGATCCTTGCGTTTGATTCTGCCGAGGACCGAGAAAAGTATAAGAAGGCTTGGCACAACAATACTGGCATGAACAAGGGCAAGTCCTGTCACCTGTCCACTTCCAACACACCGATGAATGGTATGAAGTTTCGCCGCGTCGGTGAGAACTTTGGCAACTCCAACCACAAGGGTAAGTTGTAATGAAGGTTGGTGATCTGATTAGGGTTCAATCCTTTCATGAACATATTTCAAAATGTAAACTTTTCATTGTTATGAGAAGAGAAATAAACCCTCTTGGACATGAAATAGTTTGGATTTATCCAGATCCTGAACCTGAGCAGGATTACGATCATACCGATGACGACAACTATTACTTCGCTGATGCGTTTGAGGTAGTCAATGAAAGTAGGTGACATTGTGAGATTCAAGAAAGATGTTCTTGGTCTTGAAAACCAACGTGGCATTGTTGTTGCCGACAATGGAGGCGCTGTTGATGTTTATTGGTACAAGGGTCCCAAAATGGTCATTACCGACCTCAAAGAGTTTCTGGTGGTAGTCAATGAAAGTGGGTGATCTGGTAAGAAACAAATGGCACCCCGAAAAGGGTCAAGGAATCATCTTAGGTTGGACGACGTTTGATGCCCGCCCAATGGCGCGACTCTTTTGGTTTGAGAATAAAACAAGTTATGAAAAGTATCATCTTCGGCATCACTTGGAGGTAATCAGTGAAAGTGGGTGATTTGATCCAGTCCTCTGCTTTTGAGGGACAAAACGGCATCGTCATTGAAACTGACCACGAGAATGACCCTGATGGCTCTTGGTATCATATTGTGTGGTTCAAAGTAAATCGCAACTATGGCAGCAGTTTTACAAAAGATTGGGCACGCCACGAATGGTGTCGCAGCCACGAGATTGAACCCCACGACATTTCGTGACTTGACGATCTGCGATCACCGGCATACATTACAAGAGTAAGAAGGAGAACGCCGATGGGCTACCGGTCTGATGTCATCTTTGCCTGCACCGCTGACGCTGTGCCTGTCCTGCTCGCGGAGGCTGGCAAAAGCCCAGCCCTCAAAGAGTTGCTGTTTGCCGACGCTGACGAAAAGTTGCTTGGAGACTACGACGGCTATGGTTCCTACCTGTTTCGCTGGGAGTGTATCAAGTGGTATAATAGCTCCCCATGGGTTCAGGCTTTCGACCAGATGATCGACAAGATTGAAGAAAAGCTGGATCAGGAAGCATACCGGTGGGTCTGTATCGGTGAAGAGTTGGACGACGTGCAGACCAAGGGATGGGGCTTTGACCACATTTACGTGCGCCGGGAGATTGAATACTAATGGCCAACGGATACCAAATGTTTGAAAAGCTGCATCCTGTCGGCGGTCTCTACCGCTGCAAGGATCCTTTTCCCGATGATCCTTGGAAGTTTGGCAAAGTCTATATTCTGACAAAGTGGGAAGTTCCCGAGGGTCTCTCAGAAAAGTCCCCTCTTCGCAACGCTTACTTTTTTGTTGATGGCAAGGAGCGTTGTGTTGATATTTCTTTCTTTCGCTATTTGGAGCAAGTAGAATGAAAGTAGGTGATTTGGTGCGACATAACGGCGGTGGTGGAGAACCACCCGCTATTGGCATCATTGTTGGAAGACACCCAGAATATAACTGGTGGGAGGTTTTGGAACTTTGTGGCGAGTATGTCGGTATCACAGCAGAAGCCGATTCCGAGGGTGACGGCTGGTTCGTTATTTCAGAAATGTCCTTGACAGATGACGATCGCCCGGATACATTACAGGAGTAAGGAGAGAAAATGAGCGAACTGACCGACCAGCAGATCTTCGACCGACTCGGTGGCATCAAGGGCTTGCCCACCTGCTCCCAGTGGGCAGAGGGCTTCGCGGATAGCATCCGAGACCAGATCAAGCGCGGACGGACGCTCTCCGAACGCCAGCGGGCAACCTGCCGCAAGATTCTCAAAGAGAACAGCAAGGAGGCAAACCGCGAACTTGCCAACTGGGCAAACGAATACGAAATACATCACAAGAAGAAGGCTAAGCAGATTGCTACCTATTACAGCGTGCAGTCTGGTGGCTACTTTCGTGATCTGGTCAGAGTCATCCTCGCTGACGAAGTGCCCCCGCGTGGCAAGTATCTCAAAATGCGTAACAACAAGTACGCAAAGAAGGTTCTTGCCGAGATTGAGCGCAAGCCTCGTTTTAGCACCGAAGATCACATCATCCCAAACTCCAAGTTTCAGGATGGGTATTCCTTTAACGTCGCTATGATGTCGTCTCGGAATGGCAAGGGTTACGTCTCTGGCAACGAAAAGAGCAACTTTAAGGCTCGTGGCGGCGTTATCATCGACGTTGATGACAAGATTCATTCTGCCGCCAAGGGGGCAAAGCGTTATCTTGTGCTGCCTTTTGGCTCTGCCGAGACTTACTGGGTAGAAGAACGCTTCTTGAAGAAGAAGGCAAAGGTGAAGAAGTGAGAGTCACCCCAATCGTTCCCGTCATTCTTATTCCCAAGAAGACGGACAAAGTGGAAAATGACCCACAACCTCGCAAGATCAAGAAAAGGGAGAAGAAATGAAATGGACTGCCATTGTTGTCAACAGTGAAGGAGGATTTGACCATTCTTTTTCTTTTGTGAGTTCTCACGCCAAAAGGGCTGCTTTTGAGGACGCACAGGAACAGACAGCACTTGAAGTGATCGCGATTGTCCCCGGCGATCATCCCGTCTACAACCCCGTTCTCGACGTGTGACATTTGGTGACTTGATCTTTCAACGGGATCGGTTACATTACAAGAGAACAAGGAGAGCACATGCGCTGTAGCTACTGCCATCAACGCGGTCACAACCGCCGCACCTGCCCGACCCTGACCGCACGGATGAAGGTGCGCCATGACGAACACATCGCGGCGGGACATACCGATACTTGGGCGATTCAAGAATACAAAGATCGTATCAACCCAAAAGGTACAAAGAAAGCCAACCAGCGATGTGGCTACTGTGGGGAATACGGACACACCCGCCGCAAGTGCGAAAAGCTCCAACAAGATATGGACTGGTACATTATGCACCACAATGTCTTGGTCAAAGTTGCCCACGACTACATCGTCCAGTCCCCTGTCGGCATCGGCTCTCTTTTTACCTCAACAGATCAACGATGGATTGAGGGCGAGTACAAACAAATCAGGGAACACCTTGTTCTTACTGACTTTGAAGTACCAATGGACATCAAACAAGGTGAGTTTTCCATTCACGCCGTTCTCAAAAATGTCCAGAGTGGTTATAACCACAAGATGGACATTCGCCCCTACGTAAGAAATCCTGCCCACAAGGACAGGTGGGGATACGCCCCACAGATGGTGGCTGCTTCTACTGGCATTGTGCCTTCTTCGTGGGTTGCCGACAACTTGGTAGATATTGCCAAGGCAAAGCAGTTGGGTTATTTCCGCCGCGTCGGCAGAAAGAACGACGACAGGCGAAGCTACCAGTTTGCCCGGAGAGACCAAGCAAAGAGATACCTTGAATCAGCCGGTGCGGACACGGGTTCGTGGCGATACAGAGAATACATAAGCGAACTGGAGAAACTTGATCCCAAGAACATTCGTGCCAAGATGTTTGAGGACTTCAAAAGTGGGGAGTAAGATCCGCGCTCTGGCTTTCGCCCCCTTGTATGCAGCAGGGTGGGCGATCGTCGCTGGTGCCGTTGTGATGCGTGCTCTCACGGTCGGTGACAAACCGAGACAAGAAAAGAGTGGCGAAGTTCCGCCACCGGGTTACATTACAGAAGCAACAGGGAGCCACGATGGGCGCACGATTCACGATTGTCCTCGACACGGATGACCCACAGGGTCTTCGCGATGCCTTGGAGATCGCCACCATTCTGAACAGGAACCACGGCACTCTCGGTGGCAACCCTTCCGCCAAGGCAAAGATCGGAAAGATCGCACTGATCAAGATGGTCCGAGAAGTGGCAAGGAACGTGGAAGAAGGAAAGTTGTCATCTTCTCTTCGTGACTCCAAGCGGTTCGTTGACGGAAAGTGGCAACTTTTGCTGTGACATTTCGTGACTTGACAATCTGACCTGATCGGTTACATTACAAGGGTGAGAGGGGCGATGGTCGCTCCCCCCGAAAGAAAATCAAAAAAACTACTTGACAACCGGACCCAACCGGTTATATTACAAGAGAACGGGCGGCGACTGCCCTCCAAATGTCGCACGAAGCCAGACCGGAGTTTTCACATGGCTTTCGATTTCGCAACCTTCCTTTCCACCGTCCCCGCCATCCTTGATGCGCGACTGCCGGTCCTTGTCCGTGGTCGCCACGGCGTCGGCAAGTCCGAGGTCGTCTACATGATCGCCAAGCAGCGCGGGCTTCCCGTTGTCGAGCGTCGTGCATCCCAGATGACCGAAGGCGATCTGCTCGGTCTGCCCGACACCGCCGACCTTTCCGATGGTCGCAAGGCTACGACGTGGAACGCTCCCGACTGGCTTGTGACAGCCTGCACCGAGCCCGTGGTCCTCTTTCTCGATGAGGTTGACCGGGCTACGATGGAGGTCCGTCAGGGTCTCTTCGAGTTGACTGACAGCCGCAAGATCAACGGGTGGCACCTGCACCCTGAGACCCTGATCGTCGCTGCCGTCAACGGCGGTGAGCACGGCAGCCAGTACCAAGTGGGCGAGATGGACCCTGCCGAGCTTGACCGGTGGACCGTCTTCGATGTCGAGCCGTCCGTAGAAGACTGGCTGGGCTGGGCTTCTGGCAAGGTCGATGGTGTCCTGTGGGATTTCGTCAACGGCAACCGCCAGCACCTTGAGCATACCGACGACTACGAGCCGAACAAGGTCTACCCGTCGCGGCGCTCGTGGGTCCGGTTCGCTCGCACCGTCGAGCCGCTCGCCCTCTTCGCAGAAGACGGGAACCGCGATCTGCTGCTCAACCTCGCCACCGGCTTCGTCGGGTTCGAGGCTGCCGTCGCCCTGCGCGATTTCGTCCAGAAGTACGAGTATCAGGTCAGCATCGAAGACCTGCTTGACCACGGCGCCTTCGACAAGATCGAGAAGTGGGGCATCAACGACCATGCTGCCATGGTCGAGAAGATGGAGCACGCCTCCACCTTCAGCGAGTCTCTGTCTGACACGCAGGTCACCAACCTCGCGACGTGGTTCGTTACCATGCCCTCCGAGATCTGCATGAAGTTGTGGTCTGCCATCGGTGATGCCGAGGACGAGAACGGCACCAACGCCATCCGTCTCCACAAGGCGTCCGCCGCCGATGGCACCCGTGTGAGCGAACACATGGTCAAGATCCTCCGTGGGTCCTGATCATGGAGTCCGCCCTACGGGTCGGTGATCTGGTCACCCCTGCTCGTGTTCCTCCTGCTTTTCGTGAGAAGCACGGGTTTGGGGTGGTTACCAAGGTCCTCACCGAATCGCTGAACAAGAAGTACACAACTTACGAAGTAAAGTTCGTAAAGTCCCTGAAAGCATTTCGGTTCAGTTACGATGCTCTGAGGCATTATGGCCAAGATTGACAAACTCAAAGAAGGTGATCTTGTTGTAAGCAGGGCAAACAAAAAGCCCTACATTGTGCTGGAGATCCAAAAATACCATAAAAGGGTATACGGCTCAGGTTCGCCCGGTTCCATGCGTAAAAAGTTTTTACTACTTTTTCCAGATGGACGACAAAGGTGGAAGATTGACACCGCACTGAAAGTAGAGTATTATCTGCCCGGCGATCCGTGGTTCGATGACATTCGTTGACAAAAAACCGCTTGCCTGTCTCCGGGTGAGCGGTTACATTACAAGAGTAAGGAGAGAACATGCCTGACAAGCCTTTCGACCTCAACCTCCACACGGCGCGTCTGCTCATGCGCGAGCCGTTCTTCGCCGCCCTGTCTCGCCGGATTGACAAGATCCGTACCGACAGCGTGCCGACTGCTGGCGTCCGTGTCAACCCCACCAGCGCCCAGTTTGAGTTGTTCTACAACCCCAAGTTCATGGGTGCTTTGAAGGACGAGCACAAGTTGGGTGTTTTGATGCACGAGTTCTATCACATTGTTTTCGAGCATGTGACGACTCGCAAGCCAGAAGGCGGCATCAGGCGCATCGACAACATCGCGATGGACCTTGCGATCAATGGTCTTTCCGAGATGTCTGGAAAGTTGCCCTGTGAGGCTGATCCCGGTCCCGTGCTCACCGAGGGCGGCGAGCCGATGAAGGGCTGTTTGCCCGGTGAGGGCAAGTTTGCCCATCTTCCTGCCAATATGACTTACGAGTGGTATCTCGCTGAGTTGGAAAAGATGGAAGAAGAGGCGCAACAGAACGGCGAAGGCTCTCCGTTCGGCGAGGATGACGACTTCGATGTCCACGAGGGTTTCGGCGAGGGCGGTGGCAACGCACAAGCCAACGAGATCGCCAAGGAGCGCATCAAGGAAGCGATCCGCAAGGCAGCAGAAGAAGCCGACAAGGCTGGTTCATGGGGCTCTGTGTCCTCTGCTATGCGGAAGACCATCAAGGAGCGGTTGGCTACCAAAGTTGACTGGAAGAAGATGCTTCGCTACTTTGTGCGTACTTCCCAGCGTGCAGACAAGAGGTCTACTCCGCGTCGTCTCAACAAGCGGTTTCCAAAGATTCATCCCGGTAAGCGTGTCCGCCGTCAGGCAAAGATCGCTATTTCCATCGACCAGTCTGGTTCTGTGGATGATGGGATGCTCGCTGCGTTCTACTCCGAGTTGGACAACCTCGCACAGTTTGCCGAGTTTACGGTGATCCCGTTTGATACCGAGGTCGCCACCGACAAGGTGTATGTGTGGAAGAAGGGCGAGCGCCGCAAGGCTGAACGTGTCCTGCATGGCGGAACCTGCTTCGATGCTCCTACCAAGTTTGTCAATGATGGCAAGTTTGACGGGCACATCGTTCTGACCGACATGATGGCACCCAAGCCTATTGCCTCAAAGTGCCAGCGTATGTGGATGACTACCGCAGAATACGCGCGTAACCCGTACTTCACCACTTCCGAGGTCGTGGTGTCCATTGACCGCAAGTGACAAACGGTGACAGGATCGGGGTGGCGCAAGTCGCCCCGGTCGGTTACATTACAGGAGTAAGGAGAGAAGATGACACCTGACGCCCTGCCCATCGGCTCGATTGTCCGTTGTGACTACTACGGGCGCGGTATCATCATCGACGCCTCGCCGGGTCACCCGTCCGGCACCATGTTGTACCACGTTCGGTGGGACAAGTCGATCGAATGGAAAGAGTCCCCAAACTACAAGGCTGAAATCTACCAGTCTTGTTGGGTTGACGACATTGACGTTGAAATCATTTCGGAGGCAAAATGAAGCCCACACACTTCTGTCGTCATTGTGGATGCCACGGCTGGTCTCCTCGCTGGTTTTCCGGTCGCTGCCCAAAGTGCGGTGCTTCCACTCCTCCCAAGAAATGGTGAACAAGTGACTGACGAAGAAAGAATCCTAAATGCTTTTGTCAAGCACTGGGGACTTACTTTGGAGGAGGCCCAAGAAGAGTTGGCAAAAGCAAAGGCGGACGCCAAGAAGAAGGCAGAACGCCGAGAGGCTGAAAAGCAGTCACTTTGGAGCACCGACAAGGATTGGGACTACTACCCGACCCTCCCAGAAAAGAAGGAACAATGAAGCACCCTTTCCAAGTTGGTGATCTTGTGCGGAGCCGAAACAACCGCACAAACTTCGCCATCGTCACAAAAGCACGTAAAAACTGCAAAGACCTCTATGTTGACGTGGTTTGGCTCCGCGCCGGAGCGCCCACCGCATCGTGGTATTGCTTCAGCAGATTCACCCTTGTTTCGAGAGCAGAACAATGAAAGAAGGAACACTCGTCCAGCACCCTTCTCGGGGTAAAGCCTTTGTGACCGAGATTCTGGAGGCTAACGCTTTTGAGCCCATTCGAGTCCGCTGGTTGAATGCCTACACTCACGTAACAGGCAAAAAAGTAACAACTTCCGTCATCTGGCAACACGAAATCACCATCATTTCAGAAGGAGAGTAAAATGAGACCCATTTTCAAGACCATCGCAAAAGACATCATTGTCCTGTCCGCACAGGCTGTAGCGTTTCGGCTGGCAGCACCGCAGGATCAGCAGCAGGACGTGATCTTCGCTGCCGTCCCTACCAAGGGACCGCCGACGATCAAGGCGCTTCCCGGCGAGAATCAGCCACAGGCGCGCAAGGTCGGATTCTGAGACATTTCGTTACTTGACTTTTTCGCCTAAGCGGTTACATTACAAGAGTACCAAGGAGGCATCATGCCAGAACTCGACACCAAGATCCACCGCACCGCTGAAACCCTTGATCGCCTGATGGCTGCCCTTGTGGCTGCTGGCACGGCAAAGATGGACCCAACCGCAGGGCAAGCGATCCTGCTTCTCTTCTGCGCTGGTCAGGAACCAGCAGAAGCATGAAACTGACCGAGAAACAGCAGCAGCAGGTCTTTGTTATCGTTTTGTGCCTCGATGGACTTGTTTGCTGTATTCTGGCAGCGGCACTTTTCAACTACTTTGGATGGACACTGTGAAAGATACCAAGAAGATGAGCACCTATGACGCTGTGATGATTGCCGAGGGAGTCTATGAAGGCGACACCGCCCAGATGCAAGAAGCGTGGCAGATTCTCGTGGATACGGGTCTCGCATGGTCCCTACAAGGTTGGTTCGGTCGCGAGGCTACCCGCCTGATCGAAGCCGGCGTCATTCAGCCCTTTCCGCGCCCCTCCTGACTATTTAGTCAAAAGGAGCCCTCGATGGCAAAACGCACCAAAACGAAGAAGCCAAAACGTCGCAACATTATCGCTGTTGCGGCTCGTTCGCGTTCTGGTGCTGGTCGCCATCCTGACCGGAAGAAAAGGGCCAACAAGCGAGCCTGCCGAGGAAAGGTGCCAGAATGACGAAACGAGTGACTTTGCAGCCCGGCGATCTTGTCTGCTACAATGTAGGAGGCGCAAAAGAGACCAGTTTGGCTCACGTTGTGGAGGTTCGGCACCCAAAGCAGCGCCAAACGCTTGCTCTCATTGCCGGTGATATGGAAGACCGACAAGGCTCCATTTTCGTCCTCTGGATCAAAGTGGGTGAATACAAGCCCCGCTCGTGGGATTACGACGTAAAGCCGGGAAAGGTGGTAAAACACCCCTATACATCTGCTTTTGAAAAGGTGCGAGAATGAACAAGAAAGAAATCATCATCGACGGCATTTGTGCCATTTTGGGCGGTCTCGCCTTTTATGTAGCATTTTGCATGGCAGCGATTCTGGATCAGATTCACGCCGTAGGGCTGTGACATTTGGTGACTTGACAAATCGCCCCAACGGGTTACATTACAGGAGTAAGGAGAGAAAAGATGCCAACGCACGAACGAGAGCGAACCGACCACATGAGCCGCGAAGAGATCGAGTATGAGGTCCGAACGCGCCCCACCCACAGGATCGAGGTATGGGAGACCGTCCCGGTGTGGGAACAAGACAGCGGAGCCAACGACGAGGGCTACTGCTACGAGCACTGTGGCGCCTGCGGTCGTGTCACCGAGCACGACGACTGTGGCACCTGCCTTGACCAGTCCTGTGACATTTGGTGACTGGACAAATCCACAAAACCGGTTACATTATAGAAGAACCAAGGAGAGAAGATGAGAAACCAAGACGTGATCCGTTCCTTCGCATGGGGCAAGCGCGCCGCCGCTGGCAACCTTCAGACTGACGGGCGCTCGCTCTGGTCGTATGACCTGAAGATCGCCCACCGCACGCCGGAAGGCGTCGTGGTCGGGGACTTCACCGCACCGGGTGGCGACTTCCACTCGGTCACCACCAGCAAGCACGTCGGCATGGCAAAGCGCGAAGCGCACACGATCATGCTGCCGGAACTCTTCACCGATCTCTATTCTGATATGCCCTTCTGAGGAGGTTTCCCGTGGGTGAACTTGTTTCCCTTTGCCGATACCGCGCAGAAAAGCGCCAAGAAGCAGAAGCAGCCGCACAAGCGGAACTCGATGCGCTCCGCGAGATCGTGGACGCATGGATCGAATACATGGGCGAGCCCGAGAGCGCGCCAATCATGGTCCCTCTCGACCAGCAACTCGATCCTGTGACATTTGATGACTTGACGATCTGGACCTGACCGGATACATTATAGAAGAACCAAGGAGAGAACCCATGCCCATCCCTTCCGAGTACGTTTCCCGTGGAGTCCGCATCCCCCGTGACGAGGGCGTCTTCCACTTCCACCGACGCCGCGACGGACACGGAGACGGTTGCGTCGTCCGCACATGGAAGATCGAGGGCAAGTCCCAAAAGGACGTGATCACCCGCGACTGCATGGGACTCGACCACGCCGAATGTCTCGTGGATGACCACTTGGAAGAGATGGCGTACCTTCTCGACGCCGCCTGCGCCGAGTTCGGATTCTGAGACATTTGGTGACTTGACATTTTCCCGAAACAGGTTACATTATAGGGGTGAGAGGGAGATAGGCTCCCGCGCTCCTCACTCCTCTGGAGAGTACATGAAGAAGAAGACCGACGCCCGCCGCTACCGCTACAGCCTTCACGGCGACATCAAGATCGACACCCGCTCGAACCGCCAGCCCCGTAAGGCTGTCGGCTACATCGCCGAGCGCGTTCGCTCCGGTGGTCGTGTGTGGCGCGAGCACAAGGACGGGTCGATCTCGTGGCTCTGCGATACGGTCCTCTTCTCGACCGCTGAAAGCATGGTGGCGGACTTCGCGACCGGCTGAGACAAACGGTGACAAAGATCACCTTGACATTTTCCCCCAACGTGATACATTATAGATGTGAGAGGGAGATACGCTCTCGCTCACTTTTCCCCCGGCTCGACCGAGCCACCCCAAGACCCGGAGTCCTACCATGGCTAACCTCTTCGTCCTGAACCTTGATGGTACTATCGCCCCTGTCGCCGCCGACAAGAACTGCAACGCGCTGATCGCGCACGCCGTCTCCATCCTCGCGGGCGACTCCGAGGTCCCGACCGCTCCTGAGCCCATCGACGTGGACGCTGCGGTCGCTGCCCTTTTCAGCAAGGTCGCCACGGGTGCCCTCACTCCTGCCGAGGGCATGGCGGCTGCGAAGGCGGTAGAGAAGGAAGCCGAGGCGGCTGCGAAGGCTGCGAAGGCTGACCCGCCTGTCCTGCTGCTCGCTGGCACCCCTGCGACCGCTGCCGAGGTCAAACGCGCGTTCCGTGGTGCGGAGAGCGGCACCACCGTCGAGGTTGCTTCGCTCGACAACGAGCGCGTCGGCACGATCACCATGTTCCGGGTCTGAGCCCGGTAGGTGGCACGGTGCGGTGAGGTCTCGCCCTGCTGCCCGCGCCGCCTGAAAGCCACAACCCTCCGAGAGCCAAACAAAGATAAAGAGGTCACCGATATGAAAATCCCCACCTTCATAGCGCCGACAGCCGTGACGGGCTTGTATTGGTCACGGATATGATTCTCAGCGGGTAAGACTGAACGCACCGCCAACCCTAATCCGATGGTACACCGGCTAAAGTGTGCCACCCTTAACCGGAAGCCAGTAAGACCGCGCCCACGGAGACACTGGAGAGCAAGAGCGAAGGGATGGGCGTCCCTTGCGAGCAGCGCGGGTTGCACGGATCGCATCGAAAGTCATAGCGCGCACTCTTCCAAAGGAGGCGTAAACGACAAGTAGGCACCGTCTCTGTGGGTTCGACTCCCGCCTTCCGTACCCTTTACCTTCCGAGAACCAAAAGAAAACAAAAGCCCCCGCCCATATAGGGCACAACCCGACCGGAGAATGCAACATGCTTCCAACCCCAGCCCAAATGTCCGCCGTTGACCCCCGCGCAAGCCGCCTCCTCTATCATATCCGCAAGCATATGCAACGCGACGGAATCCGAGGCGCAACCGAACAGACCATCGCGCTGCGCATCGGGCGCTGGGGCGACCTTGCCAACTGGTTCGAACCTCTGATCAAGAGCCGCCCGTCCCGTGAACATACGGTCAAGGAAGCGAATCGCACCATGTATGCGACCGGTTGGCAAATCAAGAAGGCGTCGATCCGGCGCGTTACCCAACTGGGCAACTGGAGCGAGAACGAGCACCTGCACCTGCAAATGGACTTCGATCCTGCACGGATGACCCCCGACGCCGTCGCTGCCCGCGAGGAAGAAGAACGCCGTGCCGCCATCTCTGAACTGGAAGCCGAGATGGAAGCCCTGCGTGAGAGGATGGAAGCGATCCGCGCTGCCTAAGCGCCTACCTTCCGAGAACCCAAAGAAAAGAAAACATAGAGAGAGGATAGAACCATGCTTGCAGTAATCCTACTCCTTACATGGTATGCATGTTTCGCCTCTGCCATTGTAGCAGGATGGAAAGAACCCACCTTTGATGCATAGTGCATAGGGTTCGTGTTTGATCTTTGACATTTTGTATATGTTTGGTGAGAGCCTTGGATGGTTCTGTCTGCGGCGTGTCCTGCGGTGAGGGTCTGATCAGATCCCATCGCAGGCACATTGTCAAGGACAGAAATCGTCCGCATTTCGAGCAGGATCCCCTTGACAGGCGCACCCTGACGGGTTACATTATAGGTGTTGGGGGAAGGAACCCCCGCGCCTCACGCTCTGGAGAGCCCTTGTACCGTACCGCCCGCATCACGTTCACCAGTAACAGTTTCTCCTTCGCCCGCTGCCAGAAGGGCAAGCATCACACCACGGACGGCTCCATCTGGTACGATGAGAGCACGACGGCAGAAGAGGCTGCCCGTGAGGTTCGGAACGCTCTGCGCCGGAACCTCCGCGGTGAGCACGCTCGCGTCGTCTCGTGGGAACTGGTCCCGCTCGCTTCCTGAGCACCTGACAGCAACCCCAACACCCCAACGCTCTGGAGAGCCTATGCCCATGCCATTCGAAAACCTTCGCACCTTCCTCCGCACCTGCCCGGATGCCACCATCACCAAGATCGACCACCCGTCTGAATCCATCTTCTTCACCGAGAAGGGGCGTCAGTGGGTGATGATCTTCGATGGCGAGAAGGTCGATGGTGTCTGGGATATGACGCCTGCCGACGACAACTGGGATGAGATCGTGCAGGACCAGCAGGAGCGTCGGTCTGTCGGTGCGTGCTTCGGTGGCTGGAAAGCCTGATTTTGAGAACCCCCATAAACAGGGCATTCTATAACAGGTGCCCTTGGGGGAACTAAACCTTTGTCAGCACTTGTCTCAGGTGCTTGCAAGATCCTCAGAACTGGTTATATTATATGTGTGAGGGGGCGTTGTGCCCGCTCCGCTTCTCGCTCTGGAGCCTCTATGTCCTACGCAAACCCCGTCGCTGACCACTTCTCCTCCTTCTTCCTTGGCAATCAGGTCTGTCGCCCCGCTATGTACAGCGGCTCCGCGATGATCATCAACCTGTCCGCCCTGTACGTCCAGCGGTTCGAGCCCATGGAGCGCCCGAAGCACCGGCAGGACGTTGGCCAGCGTACCAAGTTCTGGGCGGCTGACACCTGCTACGACGTGCACCCGCTCGTGCTCTGGATTCTCTGCGCCGCGTTCCATCATGCCGAGGGTCGTGGAAAGTCCCTGTACTACTACCACCAGAACAACGCCTGTGCGTCCTTCGGTTCCTACTCGACTGGTACGCCCCTGTCCCGTGCGTTGATGCAGGCTCGTCGTTGCATGGGCGACACCCGTGAAGGCTGGGGCAACTTCCGTGACGCTGACCCGATGGTCAACGCGCTGGCAGAGGTGGACGGCTGGGTTCCGACTGAGGCTGAACTGATCGCCCTGCGCCGTGGGTCGTGGTCGTGGGGCTTCGACTGGGACCGCTTCTGCCCCCACCTGCCTGCGCCTGACGGCTGGGCTGGCAAGTCCGGCACCATGCTCTGAGCCCTTCCCCTCTCCCGGTTTGCTCCCCTCCCCAAGACAAGGAAAACAATATGTCTGACCTCGATGGAACCCTGTCCGCTATCACTCTCGAACTCCTGAACCTCCCCGGCGGCCCACAGCGCTGCACCATCACCGCCGATGGTTGTACCTACTTCGTCCGCGACACGATCAACGTCTTCGGTCCTCGTGGTCCCTTCTCGTCTACGGTCTGGATGAAAGACCGTCGCACCACTCGCGACGGCTGCCCGATGACCCCGCGCCAGATGGTTGTGCTGTCGGCAAGCATGGAGCGGTGTGGCTGGCAGGAGATCGCCATCGCCTATCACGGGATGCCGAGCGTCGGTCGCATCCAGCGCTGAAAGCGTGCGCGCGTTTGTGCGTTAAGTTTGCGTTGGGTCCCCCCTCCCCCTCCCCCCCGGAGGGTATGTCCTATATAGGGATAACGCAGACTCGGGCGGGCGAGGTACGTTCAGAATAGCCGCCAAAAATTTCCAGATATAAACCCCAGGAGTAAAAAATGATAGTTGGAGACCTAGTAAAATACAATTACAATGTCAAAGATCAACGCGACAAAGGCGTTTGGTTAGTGGTAGCAGTAGAAGTAGACGAAACATTCGGCGAACTTATAACCTTGAAACAGGGAAATGAGCAAAGACTTGCACATTCCAGCCACCTAGACAAGATTTCATCTTCCAGATAACGGGTTCCAAAAATATTCGCCGGTAAATTTTCCCAGATTTACACCCAAGACCAAAACACACACTATTTACAAGCGTAGCCCACAAAGGTCAAGGATTCAAAACACATGAAAATCACACAAAAGAGACTAAGGCAACTAATCAAGGAAGAATTTGAGGCAATGCAGGAGCCCGAACCCGAGGTCGAAGTTGATCCCGAGGAAGCCATCGCCGAGCTTGCCGAAGACATGGAGCAAGCAGTTACCGAATTGCATCGAAAGCTTGAGGAATTAGAGCCTCAAATTCGCAAAGTCTTTCAAGAAGTACCCGGTCGAGTGCTAAATAGGAAAAACAAGGCAGATGCCTTGGAGTCCATAGACGATATGGATCTCGATACCATCATGAGATTTCTTAACTACATCACGGGCAGATACAACCCATTCTAAAGGGGAATAAACTCCTAAATGCCGAGAATACCTAAGCCCCCGCCTAAATTCAAGGTCGGGGATTTAGTTTATCTAGCATATGATACATTTAGCATTTATGGCATGGGTATAATACTGGCAAAGCACTCCCACGGAGATTGGGAGGTCTACTGGTTTGGCGAAAGAGGATTATTTATCGAACATCCGATGGATATAAGGCATGTTACCTTGCCGGAAGACGACTGACCGGTTATATTATAGACGTAACACTGGAGAGTAAAATGTTTCGTCATGCGATGGCAATGCTACCAATTCTAGCCCTATCCGCCTGCGTGCGCGTGGGGTTTGACACCGGGACTTGGGAAGATTCACAGGAATGGTGGTTATGCGACCACGTAGAATCTCAGTATTCTGCGCTGGTAATTGCTGAAACCACTACCCCCGAGCCATGGTCGTCTATCGAGTTTATGGTATACGATGATGATCAGTTCCATGCACTTAATTTATTTGACTATGGTGGTGGTTTATGGCGTGTAGAAGCAAATCTGCTTGAACTTGACTGTTACTCAGACGATCTTGGAGGCGATTTTGTCTACCACGAGTGAATCCCGTCCATCTTGGGACACGATCTGGATGGAAATGGCACATTCTATCGCACGTCGGTCGTATGATCCCAAATACAAAGTTGGCGCGATCGTAGTGAGCGCCGACAACACATCCGTGTTGGCTCTGGGCTATAATGGCAACTTTGCTGGCGGACCCAATTGTCGTGATTCTCACGAACGTGGCAAATCTGGTCTAATTCACGCGGAAGTTAACGCCCTTTTGAAGATGGATTACCATAACCACAAGCGAAAAGTCATGTATGTCACCCATTCCCCGTGTATTATGTGCGCAAAGGCCATAATCAATGCTGGAATTGACGAAGTTGTCTACGCCCGTAGGTATGATTATGAGAATAGCGTGGCTTTGCTCACAAGTGCGGGTGTAACTGTGAGGTATTGCGGTGAATAAACCATCCTATGTTGACTTTGAGCCCAAAACCTATGCGTGGAAGGCTGACATTGACTATCGCAAACACCCCGAATTGTATCGGATTGGTCGAGGGCAACAAGGCGTACTCACTTGCGAACCCTACAAGGGTGAGATATTGCCACATTGGCGGTTTAGGACGCCGGAAATAGCCCTACAATCAGCACAAAAAATTTATGCGATGTTCTTATCGTATGTAAAAATCGGTGACTTTGTGGGGGCTGATATGGCGAAAAAGTTCTTGCATATGGGCTACACTCGGTCTCGTAGGTATGCCAATCATGCTAGTGGGCGAAAGTGGGCGAAGGTAGAGCCTTCTTGTGGAGGTAGTGCGGAAGCAACATGGAAAGTTTTACCGCGAGAAAAAGATTCGCGAAATAACGACAAGGCGAAAAGTGCTGAAAATTTTTACGCGTTTTGGAAGTTAGCAAGAGAGAATGCCGACTATTTAAGGATGCGTAAGGAGCACAAGCAACTTTATGAGACTACTAATTGAAAACTGGCGACGCTTCCTAAAAGAAGACAAAACATCTTGCCCGCCGCCAACGCAAGACCTTGACCTAAATACGAAAAACAGAGATAGATGCCGCGAAGAAGCAGATTATGGACCTATGAACCCATTAAAAGAAAGCATGGGATATTGGAAAATGGCTGCCGAAAAGTGGGCAGGTGCTACACCCGAGGAAGCTATGGGGCAACGATGTGGCAATTGTGTCGCATTCGATGTGTCACCAAGAATGAAAGAATGCCTTCCAATCTCGACCGAACAAGTCGATCCTATGAGTATGATCGATGAACAACTAAAAGACAAGATGCTAGATGATTTCCCTGGATTTCCAGAAGAAGGTGCTGCTCTAGGTTTTGGCTATTGCCATATGTGGAAGTTTAAGTGTCACAGTGCCAGAGCCTGCAATACGTGGGCTGGTGGTGGACCAATAGACACCGATGCAAAATCAGTTGAGACACAAACAGGGAAAAAAGAAGAAAAATGAAACTCTTAATGGAAAACTGGCAGGAGTATCTTGAAGAGGAAGAGATACTAATGGAAAAGTGTTGGCCCGGCTATGAAAAGAAGGGTATGAAGAAGATGTTTGGTAAAATGTATCCAAACTGCGTCAAAAAGAAAAAGAGCAAAAAGAAAAATGAAGAAGTAGAACTAAGCGAAGCAGACCCCAAGAAGGGCACGGGTAAGAAGCCAAAAGGTTCTGGTCGTCGTCTATATACAGATGAGGACCCAAGTGATACAGTTTCTGTTAAGTTCTCGACCGTTCAAGACATCAAGGACACACTATCCAAGGCTTCGTTCAAGTCAAAGTCTCACAAGCGCCAATCTCAGATAATCAACCTTATCCACCAGAGAGCACGAGCGGCATATCAAAACGCCAAAGATCCAGAGGTCAAGGCTAGACTTAAGAAATCTTTTGAGTATGCCAAGAAGCGAAAAGAGGCTTCTAAACGTAAAACTCAGCGAATGAATAAAAAGAAATGAAGTTAATACTTGAAAACTTTCGTCAATATCTTGACGCAGATGAGGATACACTTACTGGGCTCTCGTTTCAAGAAATGTCCCAGGCACTTAACTCCTCTATGGGGAAAGCCAAGCTAGCCCTTACTGATTCTCCGCTCCAAGACAGGACTTACGAACAGGGTAGCAGAATGAAACCCAATGGACTTTGGTATGCCAAAGGCAACTCTTGGATGGAATTTGTGAGAACAGAAATGGCCGATATAATAGAAGATGCCAAATATGTCTATGCTATTGGTTTTGATAAAAGCAAAGTTCTTAGTATAACCTCGGGTAGACAAGCAGAGCGTGTCACATATATGTTTAAGGATCACGAACTTTCCCGTAAAGCGAATATAAGCATTGTTGATTGGGACAGAATAACAAAGATAGGCAAAGCTGGGGTTGAATTTATACCTTATGAGAGAGGATACTTTTCCGCAGACTACTCTATGGTTTGGTATTCGGGAATTGATGTTCCGTCTGGATGTATCTGGGACACTAGCATACTTACTACTAAACAAGTTGTCGCTGAATTGAAAGAAGATGGCTGGGAAGTGTATAGATGAAACTACTAATTGAAAATTGGCGCAAGTTCTTGACCGAAGAACAAGGCCAATACATTGGAACTATTGACGATGTAGGCAGAGACCTTTATCGCATCTCCAAACGCTATGGAGACAAGGGCGACAACTACGAACGCTTCCAGAAGGGAACCAAGGTTATAAGGTCCCGTGATCGGTCCGCTGATGACAATGAGCCCTATCTAAATTCTGATGGTAACCCAGAGCATAGGATTTATTTTTTCGGCTCTGGCGATGACGCCAAGGCTGCTATGATGTCCGACACACAAGAGTTGGAAGCGATTGTTGGTGACTTCTCTGACGAAGACAAAGAAAAAGGCATCAACGAGAACCTGCTGTTAGTGCGTATTCCTATGAATCAAGTTCCAAAAGAGGTTGAGTTCTTCACCGATTACGAGTTGGAAGGAACTCCCTACGATGCTATTTATGGTGCGTATCCGGATGGTCGTGCTTGGACTCTCGCACCCAAAGCAACAGACATTCAGTTAGCGACCGATCTACTTAATTACGAAGAGGATGATTACTACTATGAAGATTACTAAAGCAAGACTAAAGCAGATTATTAAAGAAGAGCTTGAGAGTGTTGTTGAAGAGCAAACAAGTGGCAATTTGTCAAATATCTACAAGTTATGTCCTCCAAATACAGAGTGTAAACCGGATACCCAGAAAACAAATTGGTGGGGTTCTCGTGGTAATCTTAATGAAGAACTCACCCGTCAAGACAAGTCCGATGTAAAGAAGATGGTCAAGGACGAACTTGAAAAACTCCTCAAGAAGAAGGAGATGAAGGACCAGATCTCCGAACTCACAAAGAAAATTCTCAAGAAGCTTTACAAGGATCTTTCATTAGAGCACCCCTATATCATTGACCGCATCAAAATTTGATGTTATATTATAGATGTGAAGTCAATCAACGCCGACCCATTCGCTGCACAGTATCCTCAAGCCAGCATTGGGGACTGGGTTTATTATCCCAAAACCAAAATTTGTGGCCTAGTTATAGGGGTTGACAACCAAACTGGTTTTATGCAAGTTCATGATTTCAAAACTATGAATTTGCGGTGGGTAACCATGAACAATTTTGGTCAATATAAGGTTTTATGAGTGAAGGTGATCTAGTTAGACTTAAAACACGATATCCGATTTGGCTGTATTCGTTTGGTCTCACCGATGGGGACCTAGGAATAGTTGCTAAAATTGGGGAAGAGGATACCTTGGTTTATTGGCTAAGAATCAGAAAGCAAGGTTCTGTAAAGAATAACCTATTAGAACTCGTCGAGTTGGAGACAAAATGAAAGAAAAAATTATTGTAGCCCTTTTTATGATTGGGGCTATCGGCGCATCAATCACCATGAACCAAAAGTTAAATCATATCGACAACGAAGTCGAAAGAGTAAAGGTAGAATCAATTGTTTCATCTGGTAAGGCGATCTACCTGCCCGGAAGCGTATGCGTCATTAAGGCTACTTCTGATATAGACAAGACAAAAATGCGCCAATTTGCGGCTGCTTGTATCAAGTCTCACGAAGACTGGCTGCTAATCAATAACGGCAACGCTATTTATAGTGATGCCAAGCAAGAAGTACCATAGCAGCGATTTAGGAATAGGATCATTAGTCCGAGATGTTCAGACTGGCGACCTAGGGCTACTTGTCGAAAGAGTTGACCTATTTGAAAATATAGAGGGTCACGAACCAATCTGGGTCTGGGCAATGACTTGGACTGGTCCTGCCACAGACTCACACAATCGTCACATACCTTTTATCGAAGAGGCAATCATTGGGCTCCTAAATGGTGGTGTTTGGGAATTAAAGGACAATGAGACCGATTGAGGAGTTGCGTGATGAAGCCTCACATGTTATATTACATGTGGGTGACATGATTTACGATGTCCGCACGAAGTCCCGAGGGTTCCTGAGACAAAGAGAAAGAAAGATTGATATTATCGAAGACGACATTTATGTGTGGAGTATTTTTTGGTTTTCCCAGGACGAAGAAAGTGAATATAACAATCTAGAATTTATGGAAGAAGAGGGACTAAGATTATCAATCGTTATTGGAACAATAGAATTATTTAGCATCAAACAAGGAGGATAGATGCCCAGTTGGAACGCTTACAAGGTCTTTGCCAGTGGTAAGAGAGCAAAGATGCCTTACACAACATTTGATTCAGAAGATTCAAAACATTTTTATGAGAGTATCTTACCAACTCTCACACCAAAGTTACAAAAGTCAAATTGGCTTATATTAAACACAGAAGAGCCACAAGAGAGACAGGCAGAGGCAATAGACGAAGCTAAGGTCAAGTTTGAGAAGGACAAGATTAGATTGTTGGGAACACTTGCGGCTCAAAAATATCCAAAGTTTGCAAAGAAGAAAGTCGAAGCTTGTTTATCAATGTGTCCAGAGACTGGATGGAAATGGGCTTGGTGTGTTGTAGAGTGTGCCAGCCATCGGCACCTTGGCGAATTGTCTGAAAGATTTGATACCCGTGCAGGGGCAGATAGTTGGATCAGGGAGCAACTTGAATGTATGGAGCAGGCGTAAAGCACAAGATTGGAGATTTAGTTAGAATAAAAAAATGGCACCCCGATGGTCAAACTAAATGGGGCTTGGGCATCATAACTCAACGTCCAGAGAACAAACAAAAAAGTTTATTTATAAAAGTATACATTTTTAAACTTAAACGAGAGGAGTGGATTGCACCAGCGGAAATGGACATAATCTCTAACATAGACGAATAACTCTCTATTTATTATAGAGGGTCATTGTAATGAAGCAGACCAATAGTTTTGTCGATACCATGTCACTGACGTGTGTATTGATAAACGTTGGTCTGTTTTTATTTGCTTGGTATGATGAACAACCCGAATTGACGATGCTCGCACTATTTAATGTTACTTGCTTTTTAGTGTATTTTCTTATCTCGGGACGTAAATAATGTATCAAAAATTTTGGAAGCAATTCCTCACAGAACAAAACGCAGACGCCACTTATCAATTTGTGCCGGATTCAGGACAAACGGTTGCTGATGTGCCTTCGCCACCTGCGTTGCCCACCATGGCGCCGGACGAACCAACAAGACGTGAGCCACGAGAGTCAACGGGCTTTAAAGCTTTTCTTAAATCAAAGGGTCTACAATACCGCGAGCACCTTGGCTCTGGGCAAGATGGTTTCGTAGTCAGGGCTTTTAACGTAGAGACAGGGCAGATGCTTGCTATTAAGTTTGTCAATGCTGCCAGAACAAGCATGGAGACAGCTAGAAGAGAAGTTAGAAATTATGAATTTGTAAAAAGAAATAGAGAGTCTCTTGGTGAAGATGCCAAATATCTGCCAGTTGTATATGATGCAGAAATGGCTGGTGTCCCGGCTATGGGTGAAACCATGGATGGTAGACTGGTCGTTCATGGTGTTATCTACATGGAAGAGCTTGAGCCACTACCAGCACAAGTTGCTAAAAACCTGTTTGCAGTGGGTGGAACAACGCCAGTAACAATGGCAGCAAAAGAAAAAAGAGACAGGAGGCTGTTTAAAAATCCCAAACTTGTTTCTTCGCTCTTGAATGTAGCCTGGAGTTTGACTGATCCTTCGACCACAAGTGGTTTTATGAGTATGGAAGCGCAATTTGCAGCAGAAAAAAGAATTATTAGAGATTTTTTTAAGGATGAATATGACCCTGAACAGATAGAGCAAGACCCATACGTGCAATATTCTAGATTTGGAAAGCAGGCTAAAGCTCTTGCAAGTTTGTATATTAAAATCACTTATGAAGAAATGTTAAAAAATCCTGAAGATGAAACTGACCTGCCAATTGTTAGAGACTATGAATCTACAATCAAAGAGGACCTGTTGGATTCGTTTACCAAGGCTTACATAAAACCATTAGTAACTGGTGCGGCAGGAAGACAACTACGACACGCATCCGGTTTGCGCGGCTTTGACGACTTCTATGGTATGGAGAAAGATTTTGAAGAAGCCTTTCCAGAAACAGCCGGTGTTCGCGCAGCTATGAAAAAGTTTGCAGGACGCGACTTCAAGCCCTTTGACGTTCACGCTAACAACGTAATGATGCGACCCAAAACAAATGATATTGTTATTGTTGATCTTGGAAGGTTCAATATCTAGTACAACCAATGTATGAATACAACGCGATATGCACAAGAGTTGTTGATGGTGATACAATAGATGCCAGAATAGACCTTGGGTTTAGTATATGGTTGGATTGCAGGATACGATTGGAAGGCATAGACGCTCCTGAGACCCGTACAAAAAACTTGGACGAGAAGATACAAGGGTTTAGAACTAAAGAGTTTTTAAAGACAATTGTAGATGGGGCTGGTGGTCATTTTGTTTTGAAGTCTCATGGTGTAGGCAAGTATGGAAGATGCATAGGAACTATTTACGTTGGCGGCGAGAATATAAATGAAAGACTACTCGCGGAAGGTTACGCCAAGAGGTATGAAAAATGATTTTATTATTTGTTCTCGCGATGAGCGCGATGGCAGAGGAACCCGAAGATAGGTCGGAAAAACTATACAAAAGCTTTTGTGTTAATTGTCACGGAGAGAGCGTGGAAAAGGTGCCCCTAAACCCCGACAGCACCACAGAACAGAGGGTCAATACAATAAACTATGGTGTGTCAAGTATGCCACCATACAATTGGATGCTACAAGAAGGCGAAGCAGAAAAACTAGTTAAGTATATGGAAGGTATTAAATGAAATTTCAGGCAAGATGGCGTAGATTCCTTACCGAAGGCGGAAATGTCTTCAAGGGTGAGCGCGTTGGCGCAATCCCTTTGGAGTTTATCGAGCCTACGCTTGAGCGATATTATGAAGAGCTTGGTCGTCTATTCCCACAACAGACAGCGTTCTTCCAAACTATTGAGCCGCTTGGGTCAGTTGGCAAAAAAGCAAAGTCCGGCGATATCGATTTAGCTATTGATGTGTCGGAGCTTGCCCCAAGTCGCAAGATTGATGACCAAATGCTACAAAGTTGGGAGTTAGACCCACAGGTGTGGGCGGATACACGCGCAAGATTCGCAAAACGTGCAAGAAACGCCACAGACGAAGAGCTTGACCTACGTGCGTTCTTATATGAGTTAGCCAAGTACATCGGAGAGAACTCACAACTAATCAAGACAGACTTAAAAAAGGTTACTTCTGGTGGTATGTTTTCACTCTTTCCTCAGATCTCGGACTCTGGAGAGCAACAAGAGATTGGAATCCAAGTTGATTGGATGCTTGGCAATAAAGACTGGCTAAGGTTTGCTTACTTCTCGGACGTTCCGTCCGAAGACCAAGAAATGCTGAAGGGTTTACACAGAACTCAGTTGATTGTTGCTCTTCTCGGAGTGAAGGACTACTCGTTCCAGCACGCGAAGGGTGTATACCGGAAGGGCACCAAGGAAAAGGTTGTTACAAGCCCCCAGGAAACCCTAGAGCTTATCGAAAAATTATATGGGACTCCTATATCGATTGAAGAATTACGTAACTTCAGCAGCCTATACGGCTGGATTGAAGCTAATTTGTCTGACGAGGACAAAGTAGAAGTTTATCGCTACTATCTGAAGATACTTGATAGTACAAGAGGTAACAAAGACCCCGCAACTGGTGAGTCATGTGGGCATATTCCAACAGAGTTGGAAGATTTCTGGCGTCAGAACCAAGATACTATACCTCTCAGTGGCAAATTCTTGTGTAAAGACCAGAAAGCAAGGCTTATGGGCGATGAGATGCTTGAAGAAGCAGCAACACCACGCATCGCAAACCTTGGAAACGACGACATCATCGCACTAATCGACTTGATTCTGAGTGAAGAGTCGGTGTTGGAGGTGTCAGAGAAGATTGCAGGACAAAACCTGTCTGTAAAGGTTGAAAACGGTCAGGTGTATACAAAGTACAAGAACCAGCCAGAGTATAGAGAGGCGTATGAGCCGTTCAAGTCCATCTTTGCAGCGCATGATGGCGATGGAGAATACGTTTTTGAGATGATTTCTCCAGACAACCGACCAGATTACGTCAATTATTTGACCGACAGCACCATTTTTGTGGACTTTTCTGGGCGGCTTACCGATGAAATGGCAAAGAAACTGTCAAATGAGTCGAATACCTTCATGACCAAGAAACAAATACGTCGCAATCAGTTCGATGTGACCCCAGAGCAGCGTCAAGAGTTGGTTGGTTTGCGGTCGAGAGCAGAACAAAGACTAAGAAAGCGAGACAAACAGGAGATTGCAGACCGTATCAAGGCAATCATCCTTTCTCCAAACGTGCAGAGTGTCCTTGGCGGGGGTGTTGAGGGTCTATATGTTACCGGTGGGTCAAAAAACTTTAAGATTCCAAGCCCAACTTACCAGAATTTGCAAAAACTACAGGTTGGTATCTATGCTGTGCTCTCCGGCAGAACAAGAATACCCAAAAAAGAAGTGCGCCAACGTGTGATTGATGGCGACCAAAACGATAAAATAGTACAGGACTTGCGTAGATTCCTGTCATTTGCTCAAAATGATATACCAGCGGGCTACAGAATGTTTGTCAGCCCTGAAGAAGCCATGAATCTGTTGTCAAAAATGGATACTCCCGAGGGTAGAAAGCAAGTATACGTGTTTCTCAACAAAAGAATCAAGAAAAAGGGCGATTGGTACACTCCAGAGCAACTTGAAGAAGCCAAGAAATGGTCGAGAAAGTACAAAAGCAGCATAAACTGCTCTAACCCAAAAGGTTTTAGCCAGAAACAGTATTGTAAAAGACAAAGCCGAGGCGGGAAGTATAAATCTTGACTATTTAAGGTTGCGTGGAGGGCTCACCAATGCCTGAAAATTATAATCAACTAGTTTTAGCTCAGTTACAGTCTCTATCTCAAGCAATTGAGGCTCTCCGTGGCGATCTCCAGCTTGTTCGTCAAGAGATTACCGAGTTAAAAGCCAAAGAAGACAAGGTCGTGGAGCTTCGCGAGTGGAAGCAGAAGGTTGATGAAGTTGCATCACCCACTCAACTAGCAAAATTTGTCCAAGACATCCAAGATCTTAACAATTTCAAGACAAAAGCCGTCACAATCTTTGCAGTTGTGCAGTTTGCGATGGGTGCAATACTATTTGCTCTAAATTTTATTGATTGACAGACTTAAATGTAATGTTATATTAACATTATGGAGTTACAATGATAAAATTAGGTGACTTTGTGGGTCAAATGCATCCAGATAAGACAATGATCTTAAAGAGAGGCATTGTGGTCGAGTCTTTAAGAGACTCTTATGTTGTGCAATGGCTCTCGTTTAACAAACTTTTTTGGATGGAATTTAAAGGTGAAGTGTTTGCAGAGCTTAATAAGCGCTATTTACTAACGAAGATGTCATATCATCGCAATAATCGTGAAGCTGACATCATTATATTAAGCAAAGCAGGTGAAAATGGCGTGGGAGAAACTTGATTCCGCTAGAATTGAACAAATAATAAGACAAATAACAGGAAAAAAGCTCGACAAATCAACAGATATGGTTGCGCCAGCCATTATCAAAGGCTCAGGTATTGTTTATTTGTGGGCACCCGTCAAAAAAACACTGATAAAGGTCAATAGAGGCGTATCTGTTCACATAGTAAGCTATGATATGGACGAAAAAGATAGAATTCTCATTTATGACGGCTATAATCTGCTTGCCATACACCCAGATGACCTTGATGAGATAGGATTTAACTAAATTGACAGTAACAATAACAAAATTTTGGAAATCTTTGCTTACAATTATTACTTTTTGGGTATTTTATGCCTTTTTTGGCTTTGAAGTGACAGTTGTTACCCTATTGGCAGGCATTTTGGGCAATTTTTGGTCAAATTCCGACATTTTGGTGTAAAAAGTCGCTTTTTTACCCTATTTATCGATGAAAAATGGAAAAAAAGAGCAATTTCGGCGAAATATCGGCTAAAAACATCAAAATAGGCGATATTGTCGCCTGGAACAAGTGGAATCTAGACAAATCTGGGTGGATTCAGCATCTTGGAGTCGTTTTAGAGGTCAAAAACGCTATTGTTAGCAACAGAATGGTGTGCGTAACCCTTGTTATGCCACTAAAAGAGCCCAAAATACCCCTCGAATTGTTCACTTTTTCCCTTAAATTGGTGTCCTCGGCAGAGGAAAAAGAGGCAAAAAATGGACATAATTGACCATATTGGCATAAGAGTAGACGATCTGAAAGAGGCTGAAACATGGTATTTGAAGCGTTTGAAGGCAGAAGTGACCTTTAGGAGCGATAAATACATTCGTTTGAAGGTGGCAAACACCAATATTGCCCTAATTGATAAGTTATACTACCCATATCCGCATGTGGCAATCCTCGTAGACAATCAAGATGAGCTTCCACAGTTCGGACTGCGAATCAAACATCGTGATGGTACCATAGGCGTATATGTCGAAGACCCGTTTGGGAACTATTTAGAATATATTTGGTATTCTCAAGACCAAGGTGAGACATTCCTAAAATGAAAAGCACACTACAGCCATTAGTAGACCAGTTTATGCCCTACGCACAGAAACGCATGGGTTTTAACAAGCTGCCTCGTATCTTTTTGCGTGATGACCCGCACAATGCACAAAACCCTCTTGGCAAAACTGCTTACTATGACCCAGCACAAATGTCAGTGACTCTATACGTCACTGGGCGTCATCCAAAAGACGTTATGCGGTCTTTATCTCATGAGTTGATTCACCACACGCAGAATTGTAATGGACAGTTTGATGGTGCTTCTGAAATGGGTGAGGGGTATGCACAGAACGATGAACATTTGCGTGAAATGGAACGACAAGCCTATGAACAAGGTAATTTAGTATTTAGGGATTGGGAAGATAGCATAAAGGGCACTATTTATAATGAATCTTTGCAGAAAGGAGCAAAAAAGAAAATGTCATTGAAAGATTGGAAAAACAACGAGCTAAGAACCGTACTATCAGAGAGATGGGGGTTTTCTTTTAATCTCCTTAGTGAATCTCAAGAGGAAGAGCCTGTCGATGAAGCTAAGATCCCCGTAACAAAGAAAACTGACTCACCAGATTTTCATATTCGTCGCGAACTAAAAATGAATCCCGATGCCACTCGTCAAGAACTAGTCGATGCAGTGATGGAAAATATCCCAATGTCTAGAGAAAAATCTGAGGCAGCAGTTGACAAGCATTTATCCGGTGAAAAAGACATTGAAGAAGGCGCAGCATCCAGTGGTCGTGTAGTCACACCAGATCGTGGTGGTGAAGACCGCAGAGCTAATGACGAGCGCAAGCGTCCAATGGAGGAAGCAGAAAAGCCCGATTTTCCCGATGTGGACGGCGACGGCGACAGAGAAGAGCCCATTTCTAAGGCTTCCAAGGAAAAGAAAGATGATAAGGGTGGCGACAAGGAAGAGAAGTCCGACAAGGATGTTTCCAAAGTACCCCCACAGCTTCGCAAGCACGTCAAAGGCAAGATGGATGAACAAAAGATTCGTCGTATTATCCGCAAGCTAGTCAAAGAAGCAATGGCAAAGAAGGCCAAGTGAAGATGTCAAAATGGCATGACTTTCTAGATGGTGTCGAGAGAAAACAAGACCTTAACAGCCTACTTGAACAGCTTGGCACTGATTTGAAGCTTATTAAGCCGCATACTTTAAATGAGGAGGTCAGACTATCAACCATAGATGGGTTACTAATAGAAATTCGCCTCAAAGCAAGAAGACTAGAACAAGAAAATAAAGTGTTACTTAACAAGATTGCAATTCTTGAGGAAGACTTAGACCTATAGGAGACTTTTATGTCTGATCTCTATAACAGCATAGAAGAACTCATGCTTGAGTTGGAAGATGAAGATGGCGACCCCGTTGGAGGTCGCACTCTTGCTATTGTGCCTGGGGCATTCAAGCCTCCACATCTTGGGCACCTATCGATGGTCAAGCAGTATGCTTCTGAGGCAGATGAAGTAGTTGTTCTTATTTCTTCTCCTCTCAAAGCAAGCAGGGGTGTTGGCGGCAAGCCCATCACTGCACAGCAATCCAAGCAGATTTGGGAAATGCTACTCGCAGACCAAGGGTTATCCAATGTTCGTGTTGAGATTTCACCCAAACCATCGCCTATCACGGCGACATACGAGTATATTGGTGATGATGGTCCCTTAGAGCCCGGTATAAGACTTATTCTTGGCGCTAGCCAGAAGGGTGGTGATTTCAAGCGCTGGAAGGCGGCTACTAAATACGTCAAAGACGGAGTTGAGCTTCTACCACCAGAAGAAACTGCTGTAGTGCCAGCAAATAGACCCTCTGGAGAGCCATATAGCGCCACAGACGCCCGTAAAATGTTAGAACAGGGTGATGCTGCCGACGAGTTTTTTGGAGACGGTATGGGTGTCAGGGTGCGGACTATACTGGGTCTTGATGCATCGTTGGAAGAGATGTCAGCCATGGGTGGTGGCGCTGTGGCAGGATATGCCATGCCGCTTGGTGCGAAGAAAAGAAAGAAGATTAAAAAGATCAAACATACACCGTATAATGAGATAGAATTATACAAAGAAGTTTTGAAACTACTTAAGAAAGAAGGTATCATCAAATGAAAACTCCAGAAGATTTGCTTAGAGAGAATGTAAGAGCTTTGATCTCTCTTGTCAAGAAGAAAAACAAAAATACTCAAACCGAGGAACAGCAACTAAGAGCTATAATTCGTGAGTTCTTGCAGTATGAGCTTAAAGAAGCCAAAACTCCCGACGCAGCCGATCCAGCGCCACATCAATCTACTGGTATTAATGTACTTGAGGATCTGCTCAAGAAGATTATTCCTCAAATAGAAGACGATTACAAGCTTCTTACAACTTCTGAAGAACAGCGTGAGTCATACCGATCACACATTATCGATGCTGTGGTAAAGACTCTTACTCCCGTTGAGCTAAACAACGACGCAGCAGGCGACGGACCGCAAGGTGAACTTGACGAGGATATTGATATTGAAATCTCCGACGATGATGAAGAAGATGATATGTTTATTGATATCAATCCCGAAGAGCCCAAAGAAGAAGAGGAAGAAGAAGATCCAAGGGACGCTTTCGGTATCGAAGGTAAGGATACCACGGGTCGGAACATGGCGTATACAACTTTCAAGAAAATAGAATCACAAATCATCGATGCATACGATATGCTCTCTAATGCTGAAGATCAGGAATTGTTCTTTGACTATCTGATCGCAAACTTAAAACTGTACTTTGACAAGTTTGAAGCTGAAATACAACCAAGCGTTGAAGAGCCAACTAACCAAGAATATGATTCTGCAAAAGAAGAAGAGCCTGCTGGCGGGGGTGATGAAGGCGGGGATACCTTGGATCTGGAAATTTAATTTGACACTTTGTGCTTGGCCTGTTATGATCTTTATATGAAGAAGAGAAGATCAAAGTATAAACATAAGAGTATAATTAATAATTTATTAAATAATAATATTATAAATGAAAGCAATCTGACTTTTATAGATTCTATGTCTCTGGAAGATTTAATTGCTGTAAAATTAGAACTCTCAGCAAGATATATTAATAACAAACTTTATGCTTTCAACCTGTTGTCAAATACAAACAAACTAGTTAAAGAAGCAATAATCAAATTTGCTATCAGTGCTACTGACTCTAAGATGGATGCTGCCAGATTTCTTGGTATAGATTATGAAGGCTTACACCGACTAGTTAGAGAGTATAACCTTCAGGAATACTTTGATGAAATTAATAATTGAAAGCTGGCGGCAATATATTACTGAGCAATCTGTAGATATTACAGACCATAATTTTAAAATAATGTTAGATCTTTATCAGGGAGCTACGGGAAGAAAACTTAGTGATAGCCAACATAATAAATATAGATTTTTTTGGCGTCAATTTACTGTAAATGAAAGAGATATCTTGATTTATATATCTGCGGCTGCCACAATGGTTCCTCAACTGCTGCAAAACAAAATCAAACGCCTTTTGGGTGCAGGCTCCCAAGGTATTGTTTTTGAGCTTGATAATGGAAGAGCACTAAAATTATATAAGGGCGCTTATCGCGAAACTCAAGATGATTTCTATGGTGCTGAATCTGGAAAGATCTTTTCTGGTGGTGGTAAAATCACAACTCTCCCAATCTTTGATAAAGGTGAAACCGAATACGGATTAAAATATGTTGAAATGGCAAAAGTTTTGCCTTTTGATCTTTTCTTGAAAAGAACTGGACGAAAAGAGCTTGACGATAATATCTGGTATGCCCTTCAGCAAATCGCCGAAATGTCTTTAAAAGACAAAAACTCTGAAGCATATGCCGAAAGAGTCGATGAATTTAAAGAAAATGGCAGCTACCAAAATCTTACAGAACCTGAAATGGATTCAATGATAGAAATGGTAAATTATGCTGTTTTTAACTATGGCGAAGATTACACTGATGATTTATATGACGAAAATTTCGGTGTTTTAGAACAAACAATGTCATCAAAAAAACCAATATTTGTGTTGTTTGATCCATGATGGAGAATTTAAAATGAAATTAATAATTGAAAACTTTAGAAAGTTCTTGGCAGAACAAAATTTTATTTCTGATATTCCACTAGAACAAGATGAAGAAGGGAACATAATTCTTTATCATGTCTCCGGTGCTGAAGATATTGAAGAATTAGATCCTGACGTTGCTGCAAAGAATCTCAAGAATTATACTACTGCCGAATATAGAACCTGGGACAGACCCAGAGTTTTCTTTTTTACTCGTCTCGGACAAGAAGACACAGGAATTGGACAGATACAGGGTATCCCTTATCGCGTTAGGTTGAAGCCAAACCAATTGTATCCAATTATGGAAGACCCAGCAGGGCTGTCTTCAAAACAAGAGCAACAGAATTGGATGGAAGAGAACGTTCCAGAGTTTGCTGAAAGAGCACAAGAGGCAGAAAAGTGTTCTAATTCTGAGCGTTATGGACAATACCACATTTGTTCTAAGACACCTGATTCGGACGGATTATACTTTACGGACGAACGTTTTGCAGGTAAAAAGTTTCTTGTAGATAATCCCAAATTTCATCATCTCAAACCAAATACATACGAAATGGTTGCACAACTTGCAGAAGAGCGTTATAATAGTATAGGGTTTATTTACCCACAAAGTGGCGAAAAAGATAACCAGATTGTTGTTTTGTGGCGTAAAGTTCCAGCAGAAAAACTAGATAAAGACTTTTATTAGGAGTTAAAATGCACGTTGGAAAAACTGTTTGGGCACCATACGGAAATACTGGTTTCCGCTGCGGCACAGTCGTAGAGGAACAAATGTGTGATGGTTGGAAATATGTTAAAGTTGATTGGGTTGACGATCACGAATTTAAAATGGATCGTCAAAGACTAATTGACTTGCGCGGAAAGGATTGTCGTTCCGACTGGAGCAGGATAGATAAAGTAAATGTGTTTGATAAAGAAACAATGATTGAAAAAATAAATAAATTATAAGAATGGTGTTCTGCCCTGACCGGCTCGGCGGGGATAATATGGTAATTAGGTCCATACCTATCACGACCTATCGGCTTCTAAACCCGTAGTTAAAATGTAGGTTAGCTGCGGTGAGCAAGAGACCCGCAACCGAGTCACCCTTTGGAGATTTGTATGCATAGGTTTCGTGTTGATGAGTGGGTAATGTACCACCAATTCCCTGCTGCTGATGCCGAGTGGTTGAGAAAAGGAAAGAGGGCAGTCATACTGGAGCATCTGGAAAACGGTAAATACAGAATTTATATAGATGATCCCGACCTTGATGAACAGTGGAGAATAAAAAAGGTAAATGAAGCAGTTCTTAAACCTATTGACTAATTACTTTCGGGCGTGCCCTGTCTGTGGATGCGACCCGTGTGATTGTTATGATCAGGATTATTAGTTTATTATTTTTATTTATCTTTGCCGCTTCTTGCGGTCCTGATTACTCTGTTATAACGAAAGAAAACATAGAAGTAATCCAAGAAGAACAGATACAAATACAAATAGAAGCACCTGAAACCGAAGTCGTAATTGACTTCTTTGAACAACCGGAAAGACCAGAAAACCTAGACGTCTTAGTTGTTCTTGATACTTCCTGTTCTATGTCAGATAATTTTGAGAACGTATCAATAGGCTTGGACATCTTGAGAGGAGACATCGAACTTCTCACTTACGACTATCAAATGGCTTTCATCAACAGTACGTTGAGGGAGCCATATTTTGCTGGTGTTATTGGTCCCGACACTACATCAATGGAAATATATCTCGCCCCTTATAGCCTCGGTGTAGACAACGGCAGCGAAGCTCCTTTTACAAGTCTTTATAACTTTACCACAACCCCGGAAGGGTTGGAATTTTTAAGACCAAATGTCGCCAAGCTGTATATATTTGTCTCTGATGAACCAGAACAAAGCATAATGCCGGTGTCTTTGTTTAAAGAGTGGATGGATGAATACCACGAAGACGTAATTTATGATGTCATAGTCATAGGGATAAACGAACAGAGCGATTGTGATTCATATTATGAGCCAGATCCAGATGATGAAAATAGATTTTTAATTTTTGCCAATTATTACAATAAAATGATTATTGATATATGTGGCGACTTTCAATTAGCTTTAGCAGAAAACAGCTTTTTGGTCAAACCCATAACTTATATGGCACTATCTAGATTTCCAATAGAAGAATCAATTGTTGTTTATCAAAATGGTATTAAAGAAGAAGATTGGTACTATTTAGCATCTACCAACACTGTATATTTTGAGTTTGAAATCCTTGAAGGTGCAGCGATAAAAATTGGTTATGAGACATTAACAAATTAAATGATTACAGCAATGGGCGATGTAATGCGCGAAGCCTACAAGCGCAACTGGATTACTACTCGTGACGGAAACTGTGCTGTCAGAATAAAAGGTTCTAACACAATATATCTAACGCCGTCTGGTATTAGAAAAACACTTATTTGTCCAGAGATGATCGTTAGATTGACTCTTGGGGAAGAAATGCAGTTCAGCAGCAGTATGAATCTTCAGGTAACAGGTGAGTGGGATATGCATTACAGAATATTAAAAGACGCCAAGCTTAGTACAAGCTCTGTGCATCTTCATCCACCGAATATAGTTGCTGCAATGTACGCAGGGTGGGACTTAGAAGAAATGGTTAAGCCATTTCCAGAAGTTTTTCGTTATACTCGTGTGGGACATAATGTTGCGGCTTGGCAGGCTCTATCAAAAGAGCTTGCGCAACACACCGCTCAAAATCTTGGTATTGAGGACGGAATAAGAAAATTTGATATCGTTGGGCAAAAGAACCATGGCGTCACAGCCGTGGGCAAAAATCCTTGGGAAGCGTTTGAGCACATAGAAAGAGTTGAACACATTTGTCAGATTGTGTTAGCATCAGGTGTGAACCCCCCAGGGAAGAAAAATGGAAAATTTGAAAAACTGTTTGGTGCTTTTTGATGTTGATGGGACATTAACTGAAGCAAGACAACGTATTAATAAAAATATGCTCGCAAGTTTGCGAGAGTTGTCTTTTAACACAGAGATAGGTTTGTTAACCGGCTCGGGTCTTGATTACATTAAAGAACAATTGTGGCCATTGTTGGCAGACCCAGAACTAAGCCTTAATTGTCACATACTTCCCTGCAATGGCATTGAATATTATATTCCAAATCCAGAATCACCCGGCAATTTTATTGAAATACACCGAAACAATATGGAAGCCAAGTTGGGTTTTGAAACTTTCCAATTTATCATGAAAACAATCATGAAGATTCAGTCGCAGATAGCTGAATCAGATTACGATATTTCTTTTACAGGGCACCACATTCAAAACCGTGGCTCCACTCTAAACTGGTCGCCGATTGGTCGCAACGCTCAGCATGGTGACCGACAGCAATTCAAAGCAATGGACAAAATTTATGGTATTAGAAGTCTTGCTATTCATAAATTTAGAGAAACTATGTTGCACCATGGTATACACGATGTTACAATAAAGTTGGGCGGCGATACATCATTTGATATTTACCCCCGAGGCTGGGATAAAAGATACGCACTAAAGCATTTTCCAGAGACTGATTGGGACGTATTTTTTGTTGGTGATAGGTGCCATCCTGACGGAAATGATTTTGAAATATATCAACATCTCTCGCCCCTTGGAAGATCCTTTGAAACAAGTGGTCCCGAAGAAACTATAGAGATTATTGATGTACATCTGTACAAACAGCTTGGAAACCCAAGTAACTATTAAAACTTGAATTATATAGTTCCTATTTATTAGGAGTCATGTCCAAAGAGTTCAATATGAAAACCCTAAAACTTGATTCCACCTATAGACCAATAGGTGTTATTGACTGTCTTGAAGCACTTGTGATGTGTATTGTTGGGAAGGCGACAGCAGTTGAGGAGTACGAAGAACAAATATCTTCTCCGTCCGTCACTTTTAATCTGCCATCGGTGATAGTGCTAAAAACAGTAGTTAAATTTATCAGTCGTGGTGTAAAACCCTCCAGAAAGAATATACTTTGGAGAGACAATGGGCAATGTCAGTATTGTGGTATAATTGAGGCACAAAAGGATATGACCATTGATCACATTGTTCCTCGTTGTCGTGGTGGCGAAAATACTTGGACAAACTTGGTAACTTGTTGCAAAAAGTGTAATCAAAAAAAGAGAGACCGAACACCACAAGAAGCAGATATGAAACTTCGCAAAAAACCAGTTAAACCAAAAACATCGCTACTTAGATATACAAACGAGATTGTTCCTATATGGAATATATACTTGTGGTAACCGCAGCATCGTCGGCAATAACGGTGGGAGGCTGCCTGATCCAAACGTCGGCAGAGGTTTTCGGTCATCCTACATTCTAGATACAAAACCGATCTTCCTTTGGCTATACTATTTACAGCAGTCATAGGAGACTAAATGGCTAAGAAAAACTATGTCCTTGATACTAGTGTGTACCTAACAGACGCTGATGCACTATTCAAGTTTGACAATCACGACATCTTCATCCCTCTCAAGGTTCTTGAAGAAATCGATAAGCACAAGAAGCGTCAAGATTCTGTTGGAATCAACGCTCGAAAGATCATTAGAACGCTTGACGAACTGCGTGCAAAAGGTAATCTACAAAAGGGCGCAAGACTCGGTAAGGGTAAGGGCGTTCTTAAGGCTGTCTCTTATGAAGTTTTAAAAGATGTTGTCTTTCCTTCTGATCTCGACCTAAGCATACCCGATCACATGATCATTGCAACCGCGACGGCGGTGCGCCAAGAGTCCACCCGCAAGACTTGCGTTGTGTCTCGTGACATTAACATGCGCGTCATCTGTGATTCAATTGGTATGCCATCCGAAGACTACACAACAGAGCGCGTTGTACATTCTTCAGACGAACTCTACTCTGGTTTGGCTGTACATCTTGTAGATGATCAGGTAATCGATCGCTTCTATGACGACGAAGATATTTTGATCGGAGAGGACGAAGTAGAAGGAGAATGGCACCCAAACCAGTATGTGCTTATGGTATCCAATGCCAATGAGAAAAAAACATGTTTAGGGCGCTTCTATACCCATTTTCAGCCCATAAAAAAAATAGTCCACTCCAAGATACCTGATTGGAAAATATCATCAAGAAACAAGGAGCAGGCGTTCGCAATTGACCTTCTTATGGATCCGTCTGTAAAGGTTGTGTCACTTGTTGGGCGTGCTGGTTCTGGTAAGACTCTGTGTGCGATTGCTGCCGGACTGCAACAGACGATTGGTCTGAGGGAAAATCCATATGATCGGATGATTGTCTCGCGCCCCGTTCAGCCACTTGGCAAGGACATTGGTTTCTTGCCTGGAACGATGGAAGAAAAGATGCTTCCTTGGCTGATGCCCATCCAAGATAACCTTCAGTTTTTGGTTGGAGGCAACAGAAACACGCTCCAGATGTACATGGACCAAGGCAAGATTGAAATCGAAGCACTAACCTACATACGCGGACGCTCCATCGCAAACGCTTTTATTATAATAGATGAAGCACAAAACTTAACAGCACACGAAATTAAGACTATAATGACTCGTGTGGGTGAAGGAACCAAAATTGTGCTTACAGGTGACATAGAACAAATTGATAACGTGTATGTGAACGAGACCTCTAACGGTCTTGCACATGCGGTTGAGAAGTTTAAGGAATATCCTATCGCTGGGCATGTCACCTTCACAAAGGGCGAGCGGTCCGAAGTTGCCACACTTGCGTCAAAGGTATTGTAATGTTTATCCAAATCATTCTAGGAATCTTTGCAGCTTCGTTTATTGAGTGGATAGTTCACAAACACATCTTACATGAGCTAGGAAAAAAGAAAGTATCAATTTTTTCTTTTCACTGGGGTGTCCACCACGCCCATGCTAGAAGAAATAATTTTCTTGATAGCAACATATCTGCTAGGGAAGCATTCGGGGTTTTTAGCCTTTGTGTTCTTGCATTACCAATTTTATTCTTGCTTCCTTTCATGTATTATGTTATGTTATTACATGCTGCTGCCTATTATGTTTTACATACGGTAGCACATCGATATCCAAGCTTTGCTAAAAAGTGGATGCCTTGGCACTATGATCATCACATGGGCAAGAACCAAAACATGAACTGGTGTGTCGTTCACCCGCTAGCAGACTGGATTATGAAAACAAGGATAAAATATGACTACGAGTAATAATGAAGTCTCCGTTGGAGACAATGTAAATGTCGGAGCAAACGTTGTAGTTGCTGCCGAAAACCCTCTAAAGCAAATGTTGCTGGAATACGTTGGCAATAAGTATGCGACAGAAGAGGACGAAGGTGAGTTTGAAGTCACAGTCCAAATGATTGTAGACACGCTTGCACATGAATTCCCAGAGTTCGTCATGATTATGGCAGAAGAGAACTGGGTGAGAGGATATCAACAAGGAATAGACGATGCCACTAAGTTACCTCCAACAACGCCAACAGATGCTTGAGCAATCAAATAATTTTTATACACCCTCGGGCATTCATGTCTATACCAAAGACGAAATGATGAATGACCTTGTTGATTTGGAGGGGGTTGTTTCAAAATTAGAAGCGACCCTCCCAGATCATCTAAGGGATGGTGTGGAAATGATCATTGTTGGTCAGTTTGATGAGTTTGCTGAAAGAGACATAAACGCATTCTACAAGGATGGCGCCCTATATGTCTCTAATTTTCAAACCGATAACGACGACTTACTTGATGATTTAATTCATGAGACAGCACACTCTGTTGAAGAACAATATGGAATGGAAATATACGCAGATCAAAAAATAAAAAATGAGTTTTTGAGAAAGCGAGAACACTTATACAATATCTTGTCAAAAATGAATATGGCGACAGACAAACAGAGATTCATGGATACTGAATACGAACAGGAATTTGATGAATACCTCTTTAATGATGTAGGCTATGATAAATTGTCTGAGATATTAAAGGGTGTTGTTGTAACTCCCTACGCTATGACTTCGTTGCGAGAGTATTTCGCAACAGCATTTACAGAGTTTTACTTCCAGCCTGACTCTCATAATTACATAAAGAAGGTATCTCCAGAGCTTTACAGAAAGCTCGCCATGTTACACCAAGAAGGAGACACTTGACATTTGCACCAGAGGGTGTTATATTAGGGGTATAGGAGATTACTATGCCCCATATTTCGTTCTCGGCATTAAAAGATTGGAACACCTGCGCTTGGTATCACAAGCTAACGCGCATTGACAAGGTAAAAGGCTTCACTGGCAACGCCTTCACAGCATTTGGAAATGCCATCCATGATGTCTGTGAGAAGAAGCTGCTCAAAGAAGAGATTGAAGAGGAAGACTATTTCCTCAAAAGGTTTGAACATTTTCTTGGGACTCTTGATGAAGAGCCAGATCAGAAGCTCGTATCGGACATGCGCTCACAAGGCAAAGCCATTCTGCCTGAGATTGAAGATGCGCTTGAAGATTACTTCGGAGAGTATGAAGTACTTGGCTCCGAGATTCCACTTGATGAACCAATTGAAGGTGAAGACAAATTTATTTTCAAGGGCTACATCGACGGCGTTATTGCCACTCCCGATGGTAAGATTCATATCTTCGACTGGAAGACTTGTTCTTGGGGCTGGGATGCCAAGCGCCGTAGTGCCCCAATGACTACTTACCAGCTTACCCTTTACAAGTATTTCTTTGCTCGTAAGATGGAAATTGATCCAAAGAATATTGAGACGCACTTCGCCCTGCTCAAGAGAACATCGAAGAAAGATAAAGTTGAATTTTTCAGAGTAACGTCTGGTCCGAGAAAGACTGAGAACGCTACAAAACTTTTGAAAAAAGCACTATACAATATCAAGAACAAGAGATACATTAAGAACAGACTTTCTTGTAAGTTTTGTGAATTTAACAAAACAGAGCATTGTATGTAGAGGAATTGATGACAAAGAAAAAGATTTTGGTCCTGTCGGACCACCCGCTATCACCATCTGGTGTTGGCTCACAAACAAAGTATGTAATTGAAGCCCTCCTAAAGACCGGACGCTATCAATTCATTTGCCTTGGCGGGGCGATGAAGCACAAAGATTATACACCGCAAAAGGTTGATCCCTGGGGTGATGATTTTCGTATTTTCCCTGTCGATGGATACGGTAATCATGAAATTATTCGTTCTGTTTTGCAAAAAGAGCGCCCCGACGCACTCTGGTTTATGACCGACCCTCGCTTTTATGGTTGGCTTTGGGAAATTGAAAATGAGATTCGTGCAAATATCCCAATGATTTATTATCATGTTTGGGACAACTTTCCTCCTCCTTACTTCAACGCGGACTTTTATAATTCCAATGATGTGGTTGCCTGCATATCCAAGGTCACACACGAAATTGTTAAATCTGTAGCACCAGAAGTTGACTCCGTTTATTTGCCACATGCAGTAAACGAGTTGTTCTTTTGTCCTGCAAAGTCAGAGGAAGATAAAGCCGTTGTTAATAACCTGAGAGCAGATCTAACAAGGCAAAATAAAAATAAAAAAATATTCTTTTGGAACAATCGAAATGCTAGAAGAAAACAAAGTGGTACTCTAATATGGTGGTTCAAAGAATGGCTTGATAAGGTTGGTCATGATAAAGCCATGTTGCTTATGCATACTGACGCAAAGGACCCACACGGGCAAGACCTTCCTCATATAATAAATCATCTAGGTTTACATCAAGGACAAGTATTGTTATCAACCACCAAGGTGGCTCCACAACAATTAGCAAATTTGTATAGAGCAGCGGACTATACGATTAATATATCTGATGCCGAAGGATTCGGTTTGGCAACTCTTGAGTCTTTATCATGTGGCACACCAATAATTGTCAATATGACAGGCGGTTTGCAAGAACAAGTTACTGATGGTAAAAACTTTTTTGGTTTTGCAATAAATCCTTCATCAAAAACTGTCATTGGCTCATTGCAAGTTCCTTACATTTATGAAGATAGAATTTCACAAACAGATTTTGAAAAATCTTTAACTAAAGCGCTAAGATTGCCATCAAAAAAATATCGTCAAATGTCTGCGGCTGGACGAAGGCACGTCCTAAAATCATACAATTTTGAAAAGTTTGAAAAGTCTTGGGTTGATTTGATGGATAAGGTTATAGAAGAAAATGGCTCTTGGGAAAATAGAAAACAATATAAAAATTGGCATCTTATGGAGGTAGCATGAGAAAAAAGATACTGTTAAAAGGACCGTTACTGACCCGCTCCGGCTATGGCGAACAGGCAAGATTTGCACTACGCTCTCTAAGGTCCAGAGAAGATTTATTTGATATTTTTATCCAACCACTACAGTGGGGGCAAACTTCTTGGACAAACGAAGTAAACGAAGAAAGACTTTGGATTGACCAAACAATTGAAAAAACAATAGCCTATATTCAGCAAGGGGGCACCTTCGATATGTCTCTACAGGTTACAATTCCAAATGAGTTTCAAAAAATTGCACACTACAACATTGGTTATACAGCGGGCATTGAAACAACAAAGGCAGCCCCACAGTGGCTTGTAAAATGCAATGAAATGGATAAAATTATAACGATATCAAGTTTTTCAAAAAGTGTTCTGGACTCAACTGAATACCAAGCACAAGTCAAGGAGACTGGAGAAAATGTCATTGTTAGAACTGAAACTGATGTAGAATTTGTTAATTATCCAGTTAAGGTTTATGATGAATTACCAGAACTAGATCTGGACATTACAACTTCTTTCAACTTTCTCACTGTAGCCCAGTTTGGTCCAAGAAAAAACCTACAAAATACCATAAAATGGTTTGTAGAAGAATTTAGAAATGATGATGTTGGATTAGTTGTTAAATCAAATATTGCAAAAAACTCGTTAATAGATCGAAATACACTCAAAGGCAATATTTCTTCCTTACTACAGTCATTGGGCGATAGACAGTGTAAAGTCTACTTGTTACATGGAGATATGACTGATGAAGAAATGCACTCTCTGTATAAAAACGAAAAGATTAATGCATTTGTTTCTCTCCCACATGGTGAGGGGTTTGGGCTTCCTCTATTTGAGGCAGCATACTCTGAACTTCCTGTAGTTACGGTAGGCTGGTCTGGACAAATGGACTTTCTTGTAGATGAGCAGGGTCAAGAACAATTTTATAATGTTGCCTTTGATCTACAACAAGTTCAAAAAGAGGTTGTTTGGGACGGCGTCATAGTGGCGGACAGTATGTGGGCATATGCTCGCGAAGGCTCTGCAAAGCAACAGATGAGGCTTTGTTACGAGCATGGAATTGCGGGAACAACAAAGTGGGATAATTCTCGAATTACAGAGCGCTTTTCTAGCGAAAAGATGTATAGTAAATTTGTCAGCGCCACGGGCATACATAATTTTGTGAGCGATGATAATGTTGATGAGTGGCTGGATAGTTTAGGAATCGAAGAGTATGAATGAAATTGTTTATATAGCTGACTCGATGTATCCAGAATTCATTGGCGGCGGCGAATTAAACGATTATGAACTTTGTGAAATTTTAAAAAACAATGTTAATGTTCAAAAAATAAAATCTTCAAATGTTACAACTGATTTTTTATCAAAAAATGAAGACTGCTTTTTTATATTATCAAATTTTTTATTATTGAATAAAAATTGTTATAATTTCATACTAAACAATTTAAAATATGTTATTTATGAACATGACCATAAATATTTGAGGTCTAGAAATCCAGCAGAATATATTAATTATCAAGCTCCGCAATCAGAGATAGTAAACAAACAGCTTTACATAAATGCAATAGCGGTATTGTGCCAAAGCTCTTTTCATAAAAATATAATAGAAAAGAACACCGGCTTAAAAAACGTTGTAAATTTGTCTGGAAATTTATGGAGTATGGCAACCCTTGACGTTCTAGAGAAAAATAGCTTGAAACCAAAGCATGATTTAGTTTCTATAATGAAAAGCAATAACTGGCATAAAAATACTTCAGATGCTATCTCATACTGCGCAGCCAAAAAACTAAATTACGAATTAATCCATGCCGCTCCATATGAAAAGTTTTTAAACAATTTGTCAAACAACAACAAGCTAGTATTCTTCCCAAAGACTCCAGAAACTTTATCAAGAATTTGTGTAGAAGCGAGAATGATGGGAATGTCAGTAGTAACAAACAAGAATGTTGGTGCTTCATATGAAGATTGGTTTTCTCTGAAAGGTAAAAAAATGATAGATTTTATGAAAAATAAAAGAATTGAAATTAGTCAAGTTATTAAGGATCTGATAAGTGAAAAATAAATTTTTAATTGTAATGCCTTTTTACAACGCCCAGAAGTGGGTATCAAAAAGCATTAAAAGCGTAAAGTTGCAAAATTATGACAACTTTCATTGCATTGTCGCGGATGATTGTTCAACAGACCAATCTTACGAGATTTGTAAACAATCAATTGGTAATGACAATAGGTTTACACTTATCAGGAGCGAGACTAATTTAGGTCCACTTGGAAACGCCTATGAAGCAGCCATGAATCACGGAAAGAACAAAGACGATATTATTGTAATATTAGATGGTGATGATTTTTTTTATAGCCCCAATACTTTGCAAATTTTAAATGATGCGTACAATGCTAATGATTGCTGGATGACATATGGTAGTTATATTAACCTATCAAATAAAAATGTTGGTAAATTTTCAAGACAACTACCACAGAAAGTAATTAAAGAGAATTTATTCAGGAATTATGAGTGGTGTACATCACACTTGAGAAGTTATAAACTTGGTTTACTACAAAGTGTCAGAAGACAAGATCTTTTAGATGAAGAGGGGAGATACATTCGCGCCGCTGGTGACTTGGCATTAATGTTCCCATTGCTGGAGATGAGTTCTGAGCGTTCACAATTTATAAAAGATATTCTTTATATCTGGAACGACTTAAACGAAATGAACGAACATAAAACCAAAAGGGAACTACAAATAAAAAGCGAGCTATACATTAGAAACATGACAAAGTATAATAGAATTGAGGAATTAGTATGACAATTGAAAAAAACAAACTCTACTTGGTTACTGGTGCAACAGGTTTTCTTGGGCAGACATTGGTTGAGAAAATCATAGCCCTCGGAGGGCGCGTTAGGGCTTTTAGTAGAAACGAAGGGAAGCTAATAACTTTAAAGCAAGCATTCCCAAGTGTTGAAATATACACAGGTGATATATCAGATAAGTTTGAAACTAGACAAGCGATGGCTGGCGTGGATGGAGTTTTTCATCTTGCCGCATCTAAGCACGTTGGTCTCGCCGAGACATACAGCAGAGAATGCACAAAAACTAATGTTATTGGTAGCCTTAACATTCTGGAAGAATCATTAGATAGCAAGCTTGATTTTGTAATCGGAATTAGTACAGACAAAGCAGCCCAAGTTAGTGGCGTTTACGGAGCCTCTAAGTTGCTTATGGAAAGACTATTTCTTCAGTTTGAAAGAGTCAATCCAGGCACAAGTTATAGAATTGTTAGATATGGAAATGTCCTTTATTCCACAGGCTCTGTTCTCTGCAAGTGGAAAGATTTATTATTGCAAGGAAAGCAGGTTATTGTGACTGACCCCGCCGCAACAAGGTTTTTTTGGACCCGCGACCAAGCAGTTGAATTAATTTTTTCTTGTCTTGAGAAGGCGCCTAGTGCCCATCCTTGGGTACCACAAATGAGATCAATGACAATAGGTGATTTATTGACAGCCATGTCCACAAAATATTTACCAGAAGGCTGCGCTCTTGATATAAAACAAATAGGTTTACAGCCCGGCGAGAACTTACATGAAAAGATAATGGAAGAAGGACCCGCTTCAAATGAAGTTGAACGATTTTCCATAGATGAAATAATGGAGATTATCTAATGAAAATAGCCGGTCTTTGTTCTGGGCATGACTGCTCATTTGCAGTTTTGGAAGATGGGGTGCCTGTTATTCATGCAGAGCTTGAGAGGTACTTGAGAGTAAAAGAGCCACTCGGTGACTCACTTGAATTTCTTTTTGACACATATCCAGAGTTTAACGATATAAAACACTTCACTCATTGTGTGGATACTTGGAATGGTGGTATAAGAAATAGATACCCTTCTACATTCAAAAATATGCAAAATATCTTAAACAAAAACTCTGGTAAATTTTATGAACCGGGTCACCATGAGTCGCACGCTGCTAACGCGTTTTTTTCTAGCAATTTTGATGACGCCTTGATCGTGACGATTGACGGCGGCGGTAGGGATTATGATAAAAACGGAAATGTAATCATAACAACTTTTACAATTTGGAAAGGCGAAGGAAACAAGATTAAGCCAATTATCATAATCCCAATAGAAAAACTCAATCTTGGTGTAATGTGGCAATTATGCACGACAAATATTTTTGGTTTATCAGGAGGGTACCCAAAGGGAAATCAAGCTGGTTCCGTAATGGCAATGGCTGTAATGGGAGACCCGTCAGAGCATTATAGTTACTTTAAAATGTATGGCGGTAATATACAACACACGAATTTTGACTTTGAAAGATTTAGGAAGCTAGCAAATGAATCAGAAGAACAAAGGTTTAATATTGCAGCATCATTACAAAAAGTAACGGAAGATATAGTCAGATCTATCATACTCAAGTATGCAAAAAAGTATCCTTCAAAAAATCTTTGCCTATCTGGTGGGGTTGTATTAAATTCTGTGATGTCTGGCAAAATGTTTGACTGGTTTAAGGATATGTATGATGATATATATATGTGCCCAGTGCCATATGATGCAGGTCTTGCAATTGGTGCAGCACAGTGGCTATGGCATCAAGAACTAGACAACCCTCGAATATCTTGGGACAAAAATGCCACCCCATATCTTGGAGAGCTTTATAATAAAAATGATGTAATCTCGGCAATTGAAAAATTCGATGATAGAGTAATATCACATCAAGCTGATGATCAATCAGTGTTAGAGAAGCTCGCCGATCAAAAAATTGTTTCTGTATTCACGGGTGGTTCAGAATCTGGTCGCCGCGCTCTTGGCAACAGAAGTATTTTGGCAGACCCAAGATCTCCAAATATGAAGGATATTATAAATGAAAAAGTCAAGCATAGGCAATGGTATAGACCGTTTGCGCCTGCCATATTAAGAGAGCGAGTCACAGACTGGTTTGTAAGAGATATTGAAAGCCCTTATATGGGTTTTGTAATAAAATTTAAAAACGATGTAATTGACAAAGTTCCAGCAGTAGTACACCACGACGGCTCAGGTAGGCTTCAGACTGTAAGAGAAACTGATAATAAATGGTTCTACAACTTTTTAAAGAAATGGGAGGACCTTACAGAAGTGCCAATACTATTAAACACTAGTTTTAATGATAGAGAACCGATTGTCGAAACGCCAGAAGATGCAATAAAATGTTTCTTAAAGACCGACATAGATTATTTGTATTTTTGTGATTACAATATTGTTTTAGAAAAGAAGGTGTAATGTGACAATTCCTACAATCTTTATTCCTATATGTGATCAAAATTTGTGGATATTAAAAATATATTCACATTTGTTTAAAAAGTTTTGGGGTGACGAGCAACCGGTGGTTGTTCTTGGATTTGGAAAGCCTGATTTTGAATTACCAAAAAACTTCACATTTGTTTCACTAGCAGAGAAACAAGAGGGCGGTGCGTCTAAGTGGACAAGATACCTCTATAATTATTTTTCTTCGATTGAAGATGAACATGTGATTTTTACATTAGAAGACTTCTTCCCAATCCAGAAACCGAATATAGAGGTTTTAAATTCTCTGTATAGCTTTGCTAAAAAACATGACATAGGGAGATGTGATATAACTTGGGATTCTTATGTTAATATTTTCGATAAAAATAATATCGCTACCAGAAGCAAGAGTTATAAAGTATTAGCAAAGAATGATGATTTTGTTATTTTAGATATTCCAAAAAATGCCCCATATAGGATCTCAACCCAGCCATCCATTTGGCAAAGACAGTATTTGCTAAATTTTTTGAACAACGACTGGTCGCCCTGGGATTTTGAAATACGTGGGACACATGAATCTTCCAAGTCAGATAAAAAAATAATCGCTATTGCGGATTCAACATTTGTAAACTATCCCACCAAATGGATTCACAAAGGTGCTGTCTCAAGATACCACGAAGGAAAAATTAATGTTCTTGGCTTAGATATCAAGACAATCAAAGAATTAATTGACTTAGACCTAGTTCAGCAAGAGAATCTTCAATGGGGTCAATGGAATGGAAGCGTGCCGACCTTTGATGAATTAGGTGGCTTTGATTTTCACCCAGTTAAGATGCCCGCACACGAAGCTTCCGCAACGAATTGGAAAGAATATCAAAACATCTACAATCCTGATAAAGAAATCGTAAACCTGTTTGATAACACCTTTTCTCATACTAAAGACTTATGGGGATATATAACTGCAACCGGCGTCAAGATGTGGGGTAAGCCCCAGAAGATAGAATTTATTAAAAATAAAATGAACTATGATGGTATAACTTTTTTTGTGGACGATTACATATCAAATATCAATCTTGTTAAAGCGGTAAATAGTAAATATAAAGTTGCTTGGTTGCTAGAGCCAAAAGAGTTAAAGCCAAATCCATACATGGCTGTTGAACATCACTCAGACGAATTTGATCTTGTCATAACCCACGACAGCCAGCTAATACAGCGATTTAAAAATTGTAAGCATATTCAACAAGCTGAATGTAGAGTCGCTCATGAAGATTGGGGCATTCACAAAAAAGACAAAATGGTCTCTTTAATAGCAGCTAACAAAAAAATGATGGAAGGTCATCGATTTAGGTTTACTGTCGCGGAAAAACTACACGCAAAGCACAACTTTGATCTTTACGGCGCTGCTTTCAATAATAGATTTGAAAACAAAACTGATGCCTTAAAAGATTACTATTTTTCAATTACAATCCACAATACAATACAAGATAATTTTTTTACTGATGGTATTGTTGATTGCTTTGCACTTGGAACTATCCCTATATTTAGAGGTTGCCCCAACATAGGCAAGTTTTTTAACAAAGATGGCATAATATGCTTTAATACAATAGATGAATTGGATGTCATATTAACTAACTTGACAGAAAAAGATTACTATGATAGGATAGAGGCAGTTAAAGAAAACTATGAAATATCTAAAAGATTTAAAAGAACCAACGAAGACCAAATAATAGATGATGTATTGACATACTTAACAAACTTGGAGAAAGAACAATGAGTAAGATAAGAATCAGTGTGTTGTGTCCAACTAGAAAGAGAATGGCACTCATGAGAAGAGTTGCTGAAAAATGCTTTGAAACATGCCATAATCCAGAGCAAATTGAGCTTATTTTTGGTATAGATGACGACGACACTGAATCAATAGAAATGGCTCAGGCATTACAAAAAGAGCTAGCTCCGAATAACATAGAATACATTGTATGGCCAAGAAACAAGTTTATATTTTCTGATTTAATTAATCAATGCTCCAAGCCAGGGAAAGGAGAAATTTTTAATATTATGTCTGATGATGCTATACACAACTCTAAAGATTGGGATAAAATAGCATTAGAGATATTCGATAACCACCCAGACAAAATAATTTTATTACAGACAAGCGGCGGCGCTAACCAAAGCACAGGATTTCCATTTATGCATAGAAACTGGAGAGATGCAGCAGGCTACTTGCTGTCTCCAATTTTTGAGGGCGACTGGGGAGATTATTGGCTGACGGATGTTATAAGGGGTCTGCCAGGAAATAGATTTGTTTTTTCAACAGATATCGAAATCAGACATCTCCATGCCGAGTGGGGTCACATGGAAAAAGACGAAACGTATTATGAACATCTGAAAGAAAGGCAAGCGCAAGAAGCGTTGCCAAGAGAGCAACACCCATATCATGGCATCGAGGGGACAAGACTTAAGAACTTGGAAATTCAAAAGTTAAACAATTTTATTAAAAACTATAACAAATAGGAATATGTAATAATGCATGAAAAGAGAAAATATTTGCCCACTCTATCTGAATTGATTGATAGGCTTTCGATTGTACAACTAAAAGAGGTCTTTATAACTGACCACAAGGAAGAATATGCAAAAGAAATTTCTGATATTTTGCATGATATTGAGTTGACAATTAAAGAAAACAATGTTACTTTAGATAGTGAGACAATAAGAGCAATAGTAGTATTATCTCAAATGAATCTGCATATCTGGCATAATGAATCTAACTACCGAAAAGGAATTAGAGACGGCAACAATCTTGAACTTACTCATGGACTGAATGGCATTAGAAATACTGCAAAGAATATAATTCAAGAAATTGTCGGCGGCAGAAAAGACTACAAGATAGATTGTCTCGCAGCAGAATTTAAAGACTGGGAAATAAGTTGGAGTCAAGATGAATAATAAAAAACTTTTAGTTTGTGGTGGCACCGGCTTTATGGGCAGAAATATAGCGAATTATTTCAATTCGCTTGCTGGCTATGAAGTTCATATTACAGGCTACAAGAGACAAATTGCAGATTGGCCAGAGAGTCAATATCACCAGATCGATCTAACATCACGACAAGATGTCAATCAACTATTTGAAAAAAACAACTTTGATGTTGTAATACAAGCAGCCGCAAATACCTCCGGCTCAAAGGATATCCTAGAGCGTCCATACCTGCATGTAACAGATAATGCGATAATGAATTCAATAATTTTGCAAGCTTGTTATGATCATTTTGTTGGTCATTTTTTGTTCTTAAGTTGTGGAGTTATGTATAATCCTGACAGGAGCCCAGTAACTGAACAAGATTTTTTTCTAGACGAGGGCATATATTCTAAATATTTTGGCGTCGGATGGACAAAGGTTTACGTTGAAAAGATGTGTGAGTTCTTTGCCGGGCTTGGCAGGACTAAGCACACCGCAATCAGACATAGTAACACTTACGGACCTCATGATAAGTATGATCTTGAGAAGTCTCACATGTTTGGTGCCACAATCACAAAAGTAATGAAGGCACAAGACGGTGAAGAGATAGTTGTATGGGGTGATGGTTCCACCGAGAGAGATTTACTTTACGTTGATGACGTTGTTGATTTCATTCACAAAGCAATCGACAATCAAAAAAATCACTATGAACTTTATAATGTTGGATATGGAAAATCTTTTTCAGTAAAACAAATAGTTGAAAAAATAGTATCGATTTCTGGCAAAAATCTTTCAATAACTCATGATTTGACAAAGCCGAGTATTAACACGAAGTTGGCTTTGCTATCAGATAAGGCGTTTAAAGAATTGGGCTGGGAGCCGAAGGTTTCAATTGATGATGGCATAGCCAAAACCATCGCGTGGTATAAAAACAATATAGGATAACAAATGAATTTATATGTTCCAGAAACTTTCAAAGATCAAGAGGTAAGGCAAGTTCACCTAACGGAACAAGATCTTATAGATTTTGAATTAAGAGTTAAAGATGAATATGAGAAGGCTACAATCACTGGTCCGGTGCATATGTCAAAAGGCAACGAAAAACAGTTGATAGAAATTTTCAAGTACATTCATCCCGACGATTGGGTTTTTTCGTCTTGGCGTAACCATTATCACTCTCTCCTACATGGCGTACCGGAAGAGCACCTATGGGAACTGATAACCGCCGGCAAAAGTATGAGTGTGTATTGTGGTGAGCCAAAATTGTACACGTCTTCTATAGTTGGTGGTATCATACCAATAGCACTTGGCGCCGCAAAGGCACTTAAGATGAAAAAAACAGGCAGAAAGGTTTGGGCTTTTGTTGGTGATATGACTGCTGAAACCGGCGGCTTTCATGAAGCCTATAAATATTCTCGTCGCCACAACCTTCCACTAGAATTTGTAATTGAAGATAACGATATGAGCACAAATACACCAACTAGTGAAACTTGGAATGGAGTTAAGAGCCACTTTCCTAAAGATGTTTTTTATTATTCTTACGAGAGAGGCTATCCACACCACGGCACCGGTCAGTGGGTTTTATTTTAGGAGCAAAGATGAAGTATGTAGAACATTTGGTTAAGTCCATGGAATTCTTGGCAGAAGACCCAAGAACAATCTTTATTGGTCAATCTGTTGCTTATAGTGGCAACTCTATTTACAACACTCTAAAGACTATTCCAAATGACAGAAAGATCGAAACGCCTGTCTTTGAAGAAACTCAAATGGGATTGTCAATTGGTCTTGCCATGGAGGGTTATGTACCAGTGACATGCTACCCCCGTTTTGACTTTTTGCTATTGGCAGTTAATCAGCTTGTTAATCATTTAGATAAAATGGAAGAAATGACACGAGGAACTTTTAAGCCCCGTGTTATAGTTAGAACATCAATCGGCGCCAAGGTTCCCCTTAATGGTGGCGTGCAGCACACAAAAGATCACACAGAGGCATTTAGGCATTTGCTAGAAAATGTTGAAGTTGTTTTGCTAGAAAATAAAGAAGACATTTTTCCTGCTTACAAAAAAGCCCTAGAAAGAGAAGATAGTAAGCCAACACTCTTAGTAGAATATGGCGAATATTACAATCAATGATGCTAACCACTCCCGAAATACAAGAAAAAGCCGACGAACATCGCAAAAAGATACTCAAAGTAATCAACCGTGTAGGCAAGGGGCATGTTGGGGGAGCTTTCTCCTGTATTGATATATTGAGTGTTCTTTATTACAGTGGGATACTAAACATCACCCCAGAGAATATAAATGACCCCAACCGCAATAGGTTTCTATTAAGCAAGGGTCACGCCTGTATAGCTCAATATGTTATTTTAAATGACTTAGGCTTTTTTGATGATCAAGAGTTATTTAAAATGAATCAAGGTGGTATTTTGGGGGAACATCCAGATACAAATATACCCGGCATAGAATTCATATCAGGCTCTCTTGGACATGGCTTAAGTGTTGCGCTGGGCTTCGCCCTTGCCGCCAAAATGAACAAACAAGATTATTTAACATACGTTGTATTAGGTGATGGAGAGTGTGGCGAAGGTTCGGTATGGGAGGCTATTAGCATAGCACCCCACCTTAAATTATCTAATTTGGTAGCAATCATAGATCGAAACAGACTGTGCATTCATGGGGATACTGAACAAATTCACCCACTTGACCCCCTAGATAAGAGACTTGAATCTTTCGGTTGGAATGTCATGGAAATAGACGGACACAACTTTGGGGACCTTTACGTCTCATTGAATAACCTACACCCTTCTAAGCCCACGGCTATTATTGCAAACACAATAAAGGGCAAAGGCGTTAGTTTTATGGAAAACAAAAACACTTGGCACCATGGCGGCATAAGTGATGAAATACTTGATAAGGCATTGAGAGAAATACAATGAAAGACGATGTTATAGTTGATATGAGAGATGCGTTTTTTGATCAGCTATATCGGTATATCTCTATTGATAAAAATGTTGTAATCTTGACGGCAGACCACGGCGCCTTTGGCTTAAAAAAGATTGAGAATGATTACCCTGAACAATATCTCAATATTGGCATTGCAGAACAGGCACTTGTAAGCATCGCTGCTGGATTAGCCAAGTGCGGAAAAAAAGTATATATATATGCCATAAATAATTTTGTTTCATTAAGAGTTTTGGAGCAAATAAATATTGATTTGTGTGCGATGAATTTAGATGTCAATATCATCGGTGTCGGCGCTGGCTTTACTTATAGCACAGATGGTCCTACTCACCAAGGTGTTCAAGATTTATCTGCTATGATAAACTTGCCAAACTTACAGGTCTACAATGTTACTGATGACATTAATACCAAAAAGCTTGTAGAGCTTTCATACAATAACTCTGGTCCCAAATATTTTAGAATTGAAAAAGGAAAGCTCCCTAGGATATATTCACCGGCAGACGACGTATCTGGTGGTCAAAAAGTTATAACCCCACAGGATAGTGATTATGTGATAATATCTTCTGGTTATATGACACAAAAGGTTAATAATGTTGTAAAATCTTTAAGCGAACAAAATATTCTTTTGAGACACATGGATCTGTTTAGGATAAGTCCACTACCAATAAGTGATATTGTGTCTTTCACAAAAAATAAAAATGTTATTATTGTGGAGGACAATATTAAAAACGGAGGCATTGCAGAAAAAGTCTTTTGCTTATTAAAAGAGCACCAACATACTGGAAGAGTTTTGAGCATTTCATTAAAAAACAAATTTTATTTTGATTTTGGTGATAGGGATATGCTTCATAAGATCGCTAAGATAGATGAAGATTCGATAACTGAAAAAATAAAAAGTTTTATACATTGAGGTAAATTATGTATTTAGGAAAAAAAGTTTTAGTAGCTGGCGGCACTGGAACAATTGGCATCCCATTGGTTGAGATGCTAGTTGAGAGAGGCGCCGTAGTGACCGTAGTTTCTATGGACTCAGAAGAATACGCCACAATGGTATTGCCACCAGAGGTAAGTTTTAAAAAAATGGACCTGACCTCCACTGACAATTGTTTGCGAGCGACCCATGGGCAAGATTACGTGTTCAATCTTGTCGGAATAAAAGGCTCAGTTGGCATTGGGGAAACAAAAGTTGCAAGCTATTTTGTGCCGATGCTTAGGTTTCAAACAAATTTGATGGATGCGGCATTCCATTCAGAAGTATCAAGATATATGTTTGTCAGTAGTGTGTGCATCTACCCACAAGCATCCGAACATTTTGAAGATAATGCCTGGAATGGTATGCCAAAACAGAACGACCGGATCCCAGGATTGGCAAAGAGAATCGGAGAAATACAAGGAGAGACTTATTTGAAAGAGCACGGCTGGGACGCTGTACGAGTTGTTAGACCCAGCAATGTTTATGGTCCTTTTGATGACTTTAACCCCGCCACTGCTCAAGTTATTCCATCTTTGATCTCCAGAACACTTTCTGGAGAAAGTCCCTTAAACGTCTGGGGGGATGGTTCTGCGATTAGAGATTTTGTATATTCGAGAGAAGTTGCGCATTGGTTGCTGGAGGCTTTAGAGCACGCGCCACCATGTGTCCCAATCAATCTAGGCTCGGGCAATCCATGCTCAATTAAGCAGGTTGCTGAAGTTATTTGTAATGTACAGCAGCCCCCTACACAAATTATATGGGACACCTCCAAGCCAGCAGGCGACCCAATTAGACTAATGAATATGGAAAGAGCACAAAAATATTTAAACTTTAAACAAATCTATCCTTTAGAGAAAGGGATAGAGGAGACAATTAAATGGATTGTGGATAATCCATATTTAGCTAAATTAAAAGGATTCAAAATATGAGTTACAATAGAAAGTTTGTTTTACCGGCTGCTGAGTTAGTTGATAGAATATCAGTAGACCAAATTAAAGAAATGTTGTTTGACGATAACAGCAGTATTACTCGTGAAATACAAGATATTTCAGATGATTTAGATCACATTATAAAAGAAAAAAATGTTGTTTTTAATGCTAGACTATTGAGGGTAATAGTGGCTCTGTCTCAAATTAATGTGCATATTTGGTATTTGAAAGATATGATGCAGGACAAGCCAGAGAAGTATGATGAATTGCTTAAACTAGCTCACCAAATAAACGGTGTTAGAAATAGATTGAAAAATCTATTACTTGAAGAATTTGGAGATAAAGAAAAGAGTCTCCTCCGTAGCAATTTTGACACCGATGGTCTAAAGGGCTGGGAAGTTAGCCTGTGACATGAGATACATTGAGCTACCGGCTTTTGATAATCGTATTTCAAGAATAGCTCTCGGAGTCAACAAAACCGGAAATAAAAAATCAGCAACCCCGGAAAAAGAATCGCGCCGTGTTTCTTTTTATCATGAAGCGATAGATTTGGGGATCAATTTTTTTGATACTGCTGAACTTTATGGCGGCGGCTATTCGGAAGAGGTTTTAGGTAAAGCCCTTCAAGGTAGCTACAGGCACGATAATATAATATGCACCAAGTTTAATGCAAAAAACTCGTCAAAAGAAAAAATTCAAACATCTCTGGAGGGCAGCTTAAGAAGGTTAAATACCGAATACGTTGACTTGTATTTAGCTCATTGGCCAAACCCAAATGTACCATTTGATGATTTATTAGAATCTTTGCAAAAATTCAAAAAGCAAGGAAAAGTAAGATCATTTGGACTTAGTAACGCAACACTTTCAGAAATAGAGAGGTTTTATCTGTTAAATGATAGCCAGCCCTGCGTTATAGAAAACGAATATAACATAATCGACAGAAGTGTAGAGGACGGTATTTTACCCTTTGTGCAGCGTAGTGGGTGCTTATTCTTGTCTTATAGCCCATTGGCTCAAGGCATACCAATAACAAAAAATAAGCAAATTGATATGTTGTGTAACAAATACAGATGTACGATACAACAATTATTTTTAGCTTGGATACATGATAGAAATGTTGTATCAATTGTTAGAACAATGAACAGCAGCCATTTACAAGACAATGTTTCGTCTTTAATGATTAAATTGGAAACTCATGAAAAGCAACTTCTACAAGATACATTTTCATTAAAAAAAATCAAAGTTAATATTGAATCGATCAATTTAGACAAAAGCCCATATGTATCAGTTCAAGATGCAATTCAAAATTTTGAAGATTTGATTCCAAGCCCCTCGATGCTGGCGAATAGAATAGATAGAGGTTATAATTTTTCTCCTCTGCGCCTTATAAAAAATGGCAATCGATACGATATTTTGAATGGATTTGGCATGTCTGAAATTAAAAAGATTTGGGCTTGGAAAATTTCAAGACCATATGATAACAAAATGGAGGCTTATATATACAATGATTTATAAAACAATAGGAACAGACAGGGTATCAGCGATTGGATTTGGAACCGGGTTCACTGCCCCTGAAAATAGAAATTGTGACACCCTGCAACAAACAATACACAACTCTATTGATTTGGGTGTGAATTTCATAGATACAGCACCAGTATACGGTAATGGAGTTTCGGAAACGATGCTTGGTCAAGTTTTAAAAAACATAGGCAGAGAAAAGGTGTTTCTTGCCTCCAAGGTGTCACCAGAAGATACGAGCTACAAAGGTGTGATAAGCTCAGCCGAACAAAGTTTGAAAAGATTACAAACAGAAACCATTGACCTTTTTCAAATACACTGGCCAAGCGTAAATATACCACTGTCAGAAACAGCAGAAGCAATGGAAAAACTGGTTTCAGATGGAAAGATTAGATACATTGGCGTTAGTAATTTTCAAATGCACGAGATAGTTGAGACAAAGAATAGTCTAAAGCAGAACTCTCTTGCCTCTATACAATCAGAATATAATTTTTTTGAGAGATCCATGGAAGACAAAGTTTTACCTTTTTGTAAAAAAAATGATATGATGCTAATAGCCTATAGCCCACTAGCACAAGGTAATTTGGCAAACGGTAAACAACAAAAGACAATATTAACCCAAATGGCACAAAAATATGGTGCAACAACCGGGCAACTTGTGTTAAGATGGCTTATAGAAAATGATAATGTTTTGGTTATACCAAATACCTCTAAACCCCATCGTGCGATAGAGAATGCAAAAGCCGCAAACTTTACAATTTCTAAGGAAGATTTCATGATACTATCTGAAAATCTTAAAACTTTACAGCAATTAATTGATGTGAAAGATGTTAGAGTCTCCAATGACTACAGCAGAAAAGTATATCAAACAATTGAAGAGGCAAAAGAAAATAAAATGAATCTTTCTCCGTCTCCAATTGAATTATCTGAGGAAATGAAGAAGGGGAACTTTTTAAAACCGATAAGACTAAAAGAATTGGAGAAGCCTATAGATGGCAAGCGATATGATTTAGTTGAAGGAAGATTGCGTTACTGGGCTTGGACTATAGCCCATGGATATGATAAGCCAATCCCGGCTTTAGTTTGGAAAACAAGGAGTTAAAATGACAGACAAGAAAGCAATCATCACTTACGATGATCAAAAAGAAAGAGATGCTCGAAATGAATTATATGAATTATTGAAGGAGTGTCCAATACCAGAGGACCAAGTTTTATCAAATTTGGGTCTTTTTTTGAATTCTAAAAACTTATCTAGAATTCTTTTTATGAATTACATATATCAAAAAATTGTTGATGTCCAAGGGGTCGTTTTTGAATTTGGAACGCGCTGGGGACAAAATGTGGCGCTCTTTGCAGCGTTGCGCGGTATCTATGAGCCCTTTAACAGACACAGAAAGATAGTGGCTTTTGATACTTTTGAAGGGTTTCCTTCAATTCATGAGAAGGATGGAGACTCATCTATGATGGTGGAGGGTATGCTTAGCTTGACTGAAAATTATGATCAATATTTGTCTAGCGTTGTTTCAACAATTGAAAAAGACAACCCATTGTCTCATATACAAAAATTCGAACTTAGAAAGGGAGACGGAATAGTCGAGATTGATTCATATCTTGAACAGAATCCCGAAACAATTATCTCATTAGCTTACTTCGATTTTGATCTATATGCGCCCACCAAGAAGTGCCTAGAAGCCATAAAGCCTCGCTTGACTAAGGGCAGCGTCGTATGCTTTGATGAACTTAATGATCCTGATTCTCCCGGAGAGACCTTGGCACTGATGGAAGTTTTCGGTCTCGAAAATGTTACGCTCAAGAGATTTCCATATGTCTCTAGAATATCATATTTTATAGTGGAGTAGAAATGATTAATGATTTGAATAACGCAAAGGTGCTTGTTACCGGAGGCACCGGTATGATTGGTAGGTATTTGGTAGACAAACTTCTTGCAAGAGGCTGCGAAGTAACTGTTGTATCCCTCGATGACCCCGAGGGCTTGCCAGAGCCTGTAAAGTTTATGAAACTGGACTTAACAATTCTGGATAACTGCCTTAAGGCGTGCGAGGGACAAGACTACGTTTTTAATTTAATTGGCATCAAGGGATCTCCAAAAATGTCTAGAGAGCGACCTGCCAGTTTTATGGTCCCCATGCTAATGTTTAACACAGCCATGATGGAAGCTGCCATGCGCAGTAACGTGAAATGGTATCTATACACTAGCTCTGTTGGAGTCTATCATCCTGCTGAAGTGTTCAAAGAGGATGATGTGTGGAAGACTTTTCCGTCTGACAACGACAAGCACCCCGGCTGGGCAAAGAGAATTGGAGAACTTCAGGCTGATGCATATCGTATACAATACGGTAGAAACAATATATCAATTGTTAGACCAGCTAACGTATATGGCAAGTGGGACAACTTTGATCCAGAGAATGCCATGGTTATACCATCACTTATAAACAGAATAGTGTCAGGAGAATCTCCTCTTGTATGTTGGGGCGATGGAAAGCCAATTAGAGATTTCATTTATGCTGGTGATTGCGCCGATGGTATGATTCACATGGTTGAAAATGGAGTGACAGATCCTGTAAATTTGGGTAGTGGTGACGGAGTATCAATTAAAGAAGTTGCAGAAGCTATCAGAGATTGTTATAATAAAGATATAGAGATTGAATGGGATATTACCAAGCCCAAAGGGGACGCCCGCCGCCTAATGGATACTACAAGAGCAGAGTCAAATGGTTTTGTCTGTAGTACACACCTAGTTGACGGCATTAGAGAAACGCTCCAATGGTTCTTGGAAAATAGAGATCTCTACAAGAAAAGAAACAATTACTTTGTAAAGGACTGACATGATAATAAAAGACACTAAGTTGCAGGGAGTAAAACTTATAATCCCTGATAGATTTGAAGACCATCGAGGATCTTACATGGAGCTTTATGATTCAAAAAATTTTGAATCAATTACGAGTGAGTGTTTTATTCAAGATGATATTTCAATTTCAAACAAGGGTGTCTTGAGGGGGCTTCATGGCGATTGGAGAACTACAAAAATAGTCACAGTTATAAACGGCTCGGGCTATGCGCTGATAGCAGATAACCGCCCATCCTCGCCCACCTATAAACAATGGCAGTCCTTTACCCTCAGTAAGCAAAATAAGCAAATGCTTCTGCTTCCTGCCGGCATTGGCAATTCAATATTAGCTCTTGAAGATAATATGATTTATTATTACAAGCAAAATACACATTTTGTAGATGGGCAACAATTTACAATAAAGTGGGACAGCCCCGAGTGGGACTTTTGGTGGCCAATCAAAGAGCCAATTTTGTCCATGAGAGACCAGAGAGGCGATTATGTCAAATAAAAATTGTATTATTACGGGCATAACAGGCATGGTTGGCTCTCATTTGGCTGACTACTTGCTTGAAAATACAGATTGGGAAGTTCATGGCTTGACCCGATGGAATGACAGGATGGACAATATTGAGCACCTGATGCAGCGGATAAACAAGAAGGATAGAATCCATCTACAGTATGGTGATATAAATGATTTAAGCTCAATGTTGGCTGTGTTTGATAGAGTCAAACCAGATTATGTTTTTCACTTAGCAGCACAGAGCTATCCAAAGACAAGCTTTGAGTCGCCTCTAGAAACTCTTGAGACAAATATACTTGGAACTGCTAAAGTTTTAGATGCCATAAAGACTCTTAGTTTGGAACCGGTAATTCATGTCTGTGCTTCATCTGAAGTATTTGGCAGAGTGCCAAAAGAGTTTCTACCAATACACGAAGATGTACAATTTCATCCAGCCTCACCCTATGCTATTTCAAAAGTTGGAACAGATCTTATTGGCAGGTTTTACGCCGAGGCGTATGGATTAAAAGTTATGACAACTCGCATGTTCACACACACTGGTCCACGCAGGGGCGACGTCTTTGCGGAGTCTACATTTGCTAAACAAATAGCTATGATAGAAGCAGGACTACAGGAGCCAACCATAAAGGTTGGTAACCTTGACTCTTTGAGAACGTGGTCAGATGTTAGAGATGCCGTTCGCGCTTACCACATGTTGGTGACAAACAATCCAATCGCCGGAGAATATTATAACATTGGAGGCACGTTTAGTTGTACAGTTAGGGAAATGTTAGAATATTTGATTTCTCTTTCTACTGTTAAAAATATATCAATTGAAACTGACCCCGATAGGTTACGACCAATTGATGCCGACTTGCAGGTACCAGATACTTCAAAGTTCAAAAATCATACAGGGTGGGAGCCGGAAATCTCATTTGAAAAAACAATGCAAGATTTACTTAACTACTGGCGTGATAATGTCAACAACGGCAGAAGGTTCTTAAGTAGATGAGTATTTTAGTAATAGGGGAAAGTTGTAACGATATTTTTCATTATGGTGTTTGTAATAGGCTTTGTCCAGAAGCCCCCGTACCAGTTTTCAATTCCTCCAAGGTAGTAAATAACGGTGGCATGGCAATGAATGTTTATAGTAATTTGTTATCTTTAGGATCTAATGTACAAATCCACACTAACTCAAATTGGAAAAACATAACAAAAACACGATTTGTTGATAGAAGAACAAATCACATGTTTATGAGACTAGACGAACGCGATGATGAATATGGAAAAATAAATTTAAAAGATCTTGAATTAAAAAATTATGATGCAGTGATAGTATCTGATTACAATAAAGGATTTATGTCCGAGAGTGATATAAGTTATATTTCTAAAAATTCAAAGTTAAGTTTTCTAGATACTAAAAAGAAGCTTGGCTCTTGGTGTGATGATTTTTCATTTATAAAAATAAATCATCTAGAATATGAAAGAACAAAAAACACAATTACTGATAAGGTGTTAAAAAAGTTGATAGTAACGCGAGGACCTCGCGGCTGTGTCTACAAAGGCAAGACTTACGGTGTCGAGTTGGTAGAGGTTAAAGACACTTCTGGCGCTGGCGATACTTTTATAGCAGCACTTTGCTTTAAATATTGCCTTACAGGCGACATAGACAAATCAATACAGTTTGCCAATCAATGCTCAACCACAGTTGTGCAAAAGATGGGAGTTGTTACAATATGAAAATAGTTTGGACAAACGGTTGTTTTGATGTCCTTCATCGCGGACACATAGAATTATTCAAATATGCCAAATCTCTTGGAGATTATTTGGTTGTTGGTATTGACACCGATGAAAGAGTTAAGGCTGCCAAAGGCGACACGCGCCCGTTTAACACTATAGAAGACAGGGTTGCGATGCTTGAGTCAATTAAATACATTGATGAAATAAGAGTGTTTGACCACGATGATGAACTGGATACACAGGTTCTTTTAAGTCGCGCCGAAACAATGGTAGTGGGCTCTGACTATAAAGATAGGCAAGTAATTGGTTCCAGACATGTGCGAGAGGTAAAATTTTTTGATAGGATAGACGGGTACTCAACAACTAAAATTTTAGTGGGATTGCAATGACTTATGTTTTTGATATAGACGGAACCATATGTTCCAAAACAGACGGAGACTATACACAAGCAAAACCTTTTCATGATAGAATCAAGAAAGTGAATCGCCTTTATGATGAAGGGCACATGATTATCTTCTTAACCGCAAGAGGAATGGGAAGACATAATAATAATTTTCTTAATGCACAGAGGGACTTTTATGACTTCACTCTAGCGCAGTTAAAGCATTGGGGTGCGAAACACCACCAACTGTTTCTAGGTAAGCCATCCGGCGACTATTACATTGATGATAAGGGAATAAATGATGAAGACTTCTTCAACACAGGAAATTAAATTTGTACCCAAAGGCTGGGGCTTTGAAAAGTGGATTGTCAATAATGAAGAATATTGTGGCAAGCTGCTTTACTTTGTGAAAGGAAAAAGGTGTTCATGGCATTATCACAAATTAAAAGATGAAGTATTTTATGTCCAATCAGGAAAAATACAAGTTTTTTATGGCGAAGGCGACAATATACTAGATAGTAATGTCGTGGTATTAGAAAAAGGCGATAACTTTCATGTATATCGCGGATTAAGACACCAAATGTTAGCGCTTGAAGACACAGAACTATTTGAGTTTTCAACTCAACATTTTGACAGTGACAGTTACAGAATTCAAAAAGGAGATTGACATGAGTAACGGAACGTTTAAATTATCAAATCAGGCACTTGGGGCTGTAATGATGGCTCTACAGGAGTCACTACTAAATGAATTGGACATTGTTCCAATCTTAAAGGGCTTTGAGCTTGCACAGGGCGAAGATGGTTTGGTTGTGACAAACCCACCAACCGTCCGCGTCAGCAACAACAAGCCAATCACAGAACAAGACTTAAAGACGATGGCGGGCGAGTAGTTGCCCCGCTATCGCTATATGTGTGAAGACTGCGAGCAAGAGTTCGTAGCCTTTCATTCGCTTTCAGATACACAGGACTCTTGCACCCTGTGTGGTCACGAGAGCATCACAAAAATGGTAGGCAAGCCCATAGTCCTTAACAAAAAATTGACAAATTCTGGGGACACTGGGAGCCTTACAAACGAATATATTGAAGCCAACCGCGAGCTTCTAAAAGATATGAAGGAGGAAGCTAGCAATGGATTTTATGAGTAGGCTTGAGATGGTGCTATCACTTATACTGTTGGTATCACTTGGTATCAATGTTTTGCTGTTTGTGTATTCTCGCAACGTAGCGCAAAAGCTTGTAATGATCTCTGCGGAGATTGATGATATGCGTGCTGCTGTAGCTAGCTTCGCCTCACACGTAAAGACCGTCTATGAAATGGAAATGTTCTATGGCGACCAAACATTGCAAGCACTAATGGATCATGCTCGTTCATTTCGAGAATACATGGAAGAGTTTGATTTCATATACATACCAGAGGATGAAGAGGAAGATGCCGAGACGCAGCAGATCGAAGAAGTCTAATCATTATTTTACGAAAGATCACGAGAACGCAATAATAGAATATTGTTCAACTGACTGTAATAAGAAAAAGACAGAAATATATGTAAAGATGTTACAGCCAGCTTTCAGTGAGATGGTAGACAAAATAGTATTCACATACAAGTTTACAACACTACCAAATATAGACATATTGAGGGACGAGTGCAAGATATGGCTCATGACCATACTCGATAAGTTCCAGCCCGATAAGGGGCACAAAGCGTTTTCGTATTTTTCAGTGATTACAAAAAACTGGTTTATTCACAAGGTCAAGAAACAAAAACGCAAGAATTTGAGAGAGGTAGACTATGATGCCGCCCCAAAGAGATATGAACAAGAATACCTTGCGACAGAGCAGACCTGGGTTACTGACCAATTAGAGCGAGAGTTTTGGAAGTCTTTCTACGAGGACATGAAGACTTGGGAGTCAAATGATATGCGCGATAATGACGAGCGCGTATACAAGGCAATCATCGTTCTATTTGAGAGCAAAGACGATATAGAAATTTTTAACAAAAAAGCTATTTACCTATACCTGCGCGAGATCACTGGTCTTAATACAAAGCAGGTTGTAAATTCCCTAAACAAGTTTAGGGAGCACTACAGGGACTTTAGGTCCGATTGGGAAAACGGCAAGATATGAACAACGAATTTGACGATTTGATGGATGAGGCAATAGAAAACATACGGAACGATCGCGATACTGCGAAAGAGTTCCTTAATGAATTAGCCAACCAGATCGCTCAAAATGCAGAGAACAACCGAGCCCTGTCTCCTGTGGCTGCGAAGCACATTGAAACTATGCAGCGCTCCAATGAGCAGTTAGTAAAAGTGCTGACTCTGAAACAAAAAGAGAGAACAAAAGAAATTGGTCTAACAGATGAAGACAAGGCTAGTCTTTTTGATATGATTCAGGGAGATGCCTAATGGCACGTCGCAAGAATTATTACGCCTTTACTGACTTCAATTATACGGACGGTGCAGCAGAGCTTTTCAACAATACGATTAGGAATGCTTTTGAATATGATGCGTTTAATAGTGACATATTCACGGCGAAAGTATTACACAAGGCACCGACATCAGATCCTGAGAAATTTCTATACAGAATTAGGATTATGGGCAACTTGTCGCCACACAGATTTATAGAAGATCCGTGCAGTTTATCATCAGCTATTGTTGAAGACCAGAAACAAATAATAAATAATTTGTTAAGTCTCCACACAAAACTTATTAGCACAGAAGTGCTAGATAAATCTGACATACTTAAAGTAAGACTGAATAGAAGCGGTCAGTCTTTTGACTTAGTTGAAGCAGCACAATTGGTTAGTGTTGAGAGGCGAGCAGGCACCGACGCGCACCTCTTGGACGGCTCTGAACTCGCAGAATTTAAAAGTTGCAGTGAGTTGTTTGACAAGGCAGCAACTTTTGACGAAAGCGTTGCAGGCGAGGTACCACCCGCACCTATAGGCGAGCCTATGGACCAAGCCACACTAGACATAATGATGCAAGATTTTTATGATACTTTCAGAGGCTTTTTAATACGACAGGGCTATAAAGCAGCAGATATTGGAAACGGCTCTAGATCTAGAACAACGCTTGAGGGAAGACAAATGATTATGAGGTTTGCTGAAGATTACGGCTTGCCCGAAGCAGCCGAGATTAAAAAAACCCATCCAGCCGCTACCAGCGGCAAAAGATTTTCTAATCTTGACGAAACTGTATTGACTAAAGAGTTAACAGAGACCATAAGAAAAAAATTAAAAGCCCAAGGTTTAAAGATCGCACAGCCAGAATTGAGCAGCCATAATCCAAACAATGGATACGTTGCGATGGACTTTCAATTGTTAAATCAACCTAAGCCATCATTTGCTTTATTGGCAGATTTAGCGGAACAATTCAAGTCTGATGATACTTATTCCACGATGCACTTGGAGATTTACCGCACTGTTTTGGAACCTACTAACGGTAACGCTAAGTGTGGCACTGGTAAATGCGGCGTCGTGCATTTTGATATGCTGCCGACTGATGCGGTACGTGCAGAGTATATGAGAAATTATTCCACAGTCAACCCATATGTAGAGGTCGCCGAAGATGAATATGCAGATCCAGATCTTCAATCTGAGATTGATAAGTTATACAAGGATGAGGACCCGCCAACATCGGCAACAGATCCATCATCAACGGATCCTTTCGACCCAGCAAACACCCAAGAAAGCGCCCCCGCCGACCCCTATGCAACATCTCCATCATGATTTAAGGAACAACAATGGCTAGATCAAAAAAAGTAAGTATTATTGACCCATCAAAATTTTCTGGTTTAAAAAAAGAACAAGCTAAGGAAATTCAACGCCAAGTAGATATGATGTCTGAAAAAGACGTTGTAAACCAAATACCACCAAACCTAAGTGGATTATACAATACCAAAAAATTAGATATTGAAATAAATTATAATTCAAGTCCTAATGAAAAGGTAATTAAACACAACGGCGCCTTCATTACATTTGGGGCAGATAAGCCAACTGGCACAGCTAGTGGCTATGGCGGCAAGGGCGCCATGGGTGCAAACAGAATTGACTTGGTTGTTGGAAGACAATCAATGGGTAATCCAAAAGATGGTACAACGTCAGATAACAGCTTCCAAGCAGATGCTGCAAGAATATATATTTCTCAGCTAACTGACATTGATGCCAACTTTGGTATTGATCCTGGCAAATCTGGTTTCTTAGAGGCTCGCTCTGGTATAGGGATAAAGGCTGATGGTGTTAGAATTATAGGCAGAGAGGGCGTCAAGATCGTCACGGGTCGTATGCAGGGTAGCAATGAAAAGAACTCGCTTGGAGGTAAGCTACTACCTGCCCCCACTATCGAACTGATAGCTGGCAATAACACAGAACCCCGCCCGGCTGCTGGCAGCATTGGGGCATTCTTTGGAGAAGATGAAGTATTTGATCCGCTCCAGGGAGTTGCGATGGGCGAGAATGTTGTTAAAGCATTCCAAGATTTAATGTTCTTATTGCAAGATGTGATAGGCGTTGTAAGAAAGACAAAATTGAACCAAAAAGTATTAAATTTTGCATTTTCAGCGGCTGCGTCTTTGCCCCCTCCCCTCGCGGGTCCATTTTTGGCTGCTGCTATTGCATTCTATAGCACCAAAGAGGCTACCACAACAATGGAACTGTGGAGGGCAAATATTGATGCCACACTGTTTGACATTAACTATTGTCAGCCATTTGGCTTCCGCTACATTGAAAGTAGAAATGTCAAATCAACCTAATTACTTGAGAGTTTAAAATGGCAAATCCTTCCCCTTTCCTGCAATATCAGGACAAAAATGGCGATTTTCTTCTTGATGATTGCGAGATAAAACTACCGGGACCAATTGAGAAAGTATGTCTTGATTGTGTGCCAAACCCAAAGGCACTTGTCCAGAACTGGAAAACGAGCTTAAATACTCCCTTTCTTAATGAAAAGTTGTGTCTATACCAAGTTGGTGTCAAGACATCCCACACAGATACGGGCGGCAACGATGGCATTATAGAAAGATTTGAAATCTATAAAGAAGAAGCCATAGAATTATTTTTGGATGAATATGAAAAAGAGGTTGGTGTAAAAAATATAGAGGCTCTTCGGGCAGCCATAATATATGATCCAGAAAAAGACTTTCAACTTGAAGCTAGGTCAAATTCAGTCCTTTCTCTCTTATACTCCGTCCCATTTGAAGTAATTGAGAATCTTGAAGATGCGTCAGATGACAACGACGACGACGAGAGAGAGCCAATTGAGGTCACCTACCTAGCTTCTGAACTACCTGTTTTGTTTACAAGAGTCAGGAAGGGTCTTGGGCTTTACTCCCGATACACCACCGCAGAAAATGTGCTTAATGGCTCTAGTCTTGTGTTTGACAAAAGCCGCTCCGTTTTCAATATCAATGACTATGGAGACCGTGGATTTGGCAGAAGCAGCCAAATGGCTAAAGTATTTGTTGAGCTTGATAGGTTTTTAAACCGCAGAGGATTCAACATTGTGGGCGCCGGGTCATTTGGTTTTGGAAGAGATAGGGTTGTAAAATTAAAGATTGGGTTTGATAAAAATTTCAAAGTTAAAAAATTAGCAGTTTTTTCTCTTGGTTGTAGAGAAAAGCCAAAGGTGTTCAAGGGCAGAAAAATCTCTGCTTTGAATAGAATAGATGTATTTAAAGACCGTACCGCCATGGCTTATTTTGCTCAATTGGCAGATATGGAGAGAGATCTAACCGCTAGAAGTCCAAAAAAATTCACTGAGTTTATCATGGACTACACATTCCCAACTGTTGTATTCTTAAATGCGGAAGAGATTCTGGAGGGAGAGACAAATTGTGTTGCTGACAAAATCAGAGACACTGTCCAGGGTCTTGGTCAAGACTTGCTTGACGATGTGCTTGGCATTGGAGATATTCTTGCATACCAATTTCATAAACACATATGCAGAACAGAAGAAGAAGAAAATAGCCTGAGAGAACAATTTGGAGAAGTCTATCGACCTGTTGAAGAAATGTCGATATTTGGTAACAAGAACAAGGAAAAGGAATCAGTCTTCAGCAAAGGAAGCCTGGGTGCGATTGGCGGAATGGCTAAACAACAAGCATATGAAAAACTACAAGCCAATCCCAATGTTTTTGTTCAGCTATGTGCTGATGTTCTTATCGCCGGAACTCCTGTCGGCGGCGCCGTCAGTGTTCGCGGAATTTGGGATGCATCTTTTAATAAATTAAAGCTTTGTGGTCTGCTTGATTTCCTTCTTGACGCTCTTGGGTGTTTGTGGGGAGGCTTGGAGCTTGAAGAAGCATTAAGAATAGCTCTAACCAGTGCCTTACAGGCGATGGGTATTAAGAATTTTGGTGTACTATTTGTCGGATTGCCACCAGAAGAGCAAGCAGAGCTTGACGCGCTTGTGAAAAGAAAGCTTGCTGAGTCAAGACAGTCTGCCGATACAAGACAGACGGCAGCCCAAGACCAACAAAGAGATTCTGTTGATACCCCGGATCCGCGCCGAGATGAAAGTGGATTTTTTGGAGGTACATTTGGTGAAATAGATTTTGTCAAGCCATTCGAAGACCCTGCACTAATGGAACAAGAGGACGCCGCAAGAACAGCCGGACCTTATGAGGGTACCACTGTTTCTAGCGGTGTGTATGAAGCGCAAAGCAGCAACTTTGGAAGAAGACCAAGAATAGGAACAACCTACAACAATCCAGAAGAAATATCTGGACGACAAACTGCTGCCGCCGATGCCATAAAGAGTTTAGACAAGAGGGCGGAACAAACCTTTTCACCTGATGTCATAATGGAAGCCTATATACTTGCCCTTGTTGAATACTATTCAGGTAGGCTATTAGATCTCGTTGACAAACTAAATGAATTTCCAGGCGCTGAGATTATTAGTAAAATTCTTGCAGTTGTGGATTGTCCACGCCCACCATTGTTCACACCAAGTGTGATGGATTTCTTAAAAGACATTGAGCTTCCATTTTGTAGAAACATCGGCGACGTCGCGCTACCAAAATTTTTTCTGCCTCCGATAAGCTTGAAAGATATTTTAAAAAGACTTGCAATTGCCATTGCGGAAGCGATTATTCAATATGTGCTGGATATTCTATTAAAACTGATGATCAAGATATGTGAAATTCTTGGGGAGGCAATCTGTAAAGCTCTTGAAACTGCCGGAAATATTATTGGCGGTCTCCCTGGGTTGATAACTGGCAATACCACTATTCGTGATATTGTCAGAGATTCAATATGTGGTCCTGGCGCTTCTGATGAAGATGTGGATGACTCTATCGCAGCCATGTTTGAGACCCTCGGAGGCGCTGGCGCTAATTTGGCGAATAAGGACAAGGTTCTTGAATTCAACGAGGCGATTGCATCTTCATCGACCCGTCAAGAAATAATTGATGCTTCACTAGGCAATCCATCCCAAGAATTCTTGTCAATTGTAGACACCATAATCGATGTTCAATTCCCAGAATTCAGGGACGCCATGCCAAATACACAGGCTATTGGCTCGTTCTTCAGTAACTTTGGTAATCTATTGCCCGCAGAAGTTAAAGCCCAGTTGGACGACATAGCAAATCAAAATTACGAAAACCTAGATTTGCCAGCAAACCCGACACTGTGTGCCACGCCGGATCAGATTGCTGAATTCTGTGCAGTCCGAGCGAGTATTTTAGAGGGAAGAGCATCAGATGAACAAATAGCAACCCTGTGTACACGACCAACACAAGATTTTGCCGATTTGAATAATGTTCTTCAAGATGGTATTCCTGGCACAATTATGAATAACATGCCCCCAATACTGTCAGACCCAGGCTGTAGCAACGGCTTATTCCCATATGAGCCTGAAGAATTGCAATCAGCAGCTTCTGCTGGGTTAACAGCCGATCTAGAGAACTTAAAGGTTGCCTATTCTTTTGATATGCTTGGCAATGGTATTGGCAAGAAGAACTGGGGATATATGAACATGGTTCTCAGTGACACTATGGGCAGACCTTTCACAAACCATATGAGAAATGTGAATAGATTCGCGCTATTTGGTAGTAAAAAATATGTTGATTTCTATGTTGATCAGGAGGCAAACGATGAAGATGATGGAGGCGATGACGTTGGGCTTTTTGGATATGGTCCCGAGCGCAAGCAAAGAGGTGCATTCCCGGTATATGTTGGTGAATGGGCAGCAACCTATTGGAATGGAAGCTCTGACAAAATAAAAGTCAATACACCAAATAATTCTTTAACCGATCCAAAAACATTTACAATTGAAACAAACGATGACATAACTGCTTTGTACAATTATGGCTACAACATGAAGTATAAGCCGACCGAAGATGGATATAAAATTACAAGAAGACGAAGAAAATCACAAGCAGATATAGTCTTAAAATTTAGAGATAACAGAGACGGCAATGGTGACGGCTTGTTTAATGACGAAAATATGTCCCTTGGTTATAATCTTAAGTTTTTCTTCTCTGCCATACGCGATGGTGGAAACACCAGAGACAACAATGTTAGAGTGCTTATCAACCGAACAGAGAATAATGACAACTATAAAATTGATCAAGAAGAAGCCTACGGCGCTGAATATGATACTACAATTCCAGAAGAGAGCGAAGAGAGAAAAAAGAGCAAAAAAGTGATCTCAAATAGGAGATATGAATTTGTTGGTTCTGATGGCAGCGTTGACGATTTATTGGATGAAATCGGTAGCCAATTTATTAGCGAATATCCCAAATTTGAAACAAGTTTGGATGAGGGCGGAAAGGAATCGCCACTAATAGTTCTAATGTCCGAGATGCTTGGAATATCAATTTCGCAAGCTAAATCTTACTGGACTACATCAACAGAGAAGATAATCGAATCCTTTGGGAATAAAATATTTAATTTGGATACTAACAAATCTTTTATGTATGGGGCAAAGCCAAACACCCTCACAAGTGAAGATGCACAATACGGCGTAGTGCGTAACGGCAATTTTGTCCCTTACGCAGATGTTGAGGTTGATGGCGAAACCTTATCAAACGACGATTCCGTATTAGGCATCAGTAGGGACCAGCACAAAAACGGTGATAAAGCAAGAGTTTATTATTTAGACCCAAATAAGTTTGGTGGTTCTTACATCAACCCCAAGGTATACATCAAGCCAGTCGATACCGAAGGTCTGTTGGGTCTTGTAAATGTGATGTTCCCGGAGCTTAGCCCCTGCAAGCCACAGAATACTGATTTAGTTGACTTTGGGGATATTGCCTCAACAATCTCTAACAGCTATGCGAACTATCCCGACGATCCGCGTTTGGCTAGCGATCCAGATTGTGTGGTTGAAAAGCCATTTGATAGAATTTTAAGTAGAGCAGCAAAGTCAGGCATAGAAGGAACTATTGCTGCCGCTTGTCGAATTTATGCATCGATTCACTTTTTAAAAACAATAAATACTTTTGCTGTGTTAAAGCCTGATTTTAAAAATAATATGAGCACCATGTACGCATCGTTTATCTTGGAACACATGGAAAGAGAAATGAGAGATTCACAAGGTGCTTTTGGCGAATTGTTCAATCCTTTTAAAGATGACGAATTCTACTATGCTTTCTTGGAACAAGCAGTGCAAACTTATTTCCAAATGGTTCAGTCTGGAAAAATCACAGAGGTGCCTACAGACATTGAATCTGCTTTGGAGAGGATAGGCGATGCGCAAAACAAATATAAGTATCCCGATAGAGATAGAATGCAAAAGGCGAAAGCAAATGGAAACGCCCCTGTGTTTCAAACACTGCCGCAGTTTAGAGAGGATAGAAACCTCGCAGCAGTAAAATCTGTAGAAGAGGATTGTAAACTTATTCTTAAGGAATTTATGGTCAAAGAAGTCAACTACCTATCTAATGTATTTTACGAAAATATGATATCTGAAGGCTTTATTGACAAAGACACATACATCTACAATGTTATGTATTATATTCTATCTGCTGAATCTGGTCTTACCGCCGGCTCAGAACTTGATATGGCAGGAGAAATAAAAGAAGAAGTAGTTGATATACCCACTGGCGATAACCAATACACGGATGGCAATATGCTGGCCTTAGAGGATGGTACCCCTTATGTTGGATATTACCATAATCATGTGGATGAAGCAGGCGATACGATCTTTATGGTAGGAGGGGAACATAGTATAGAGGCTCACGCTGTTCTCCGCCCCTTTGCTAATAAAGTACAAGTAAACATAGGCAACATCAAGGGCGCCACCAGCGCAGGGGATAAGCCTTTTTACATTAGAAAGTATATTAAGGTAGAAGGTAGCAAAACTTATGATGACGCAATATCTGGTGTTGTAGACACTCTAAGGGGCGGCGGCGACACACTGGTATCAGAGGCTTATCCCGGCTCGCTTGAGCATGTCTACGACGCTGGAACGCCAGAAGCTATACAAAATAGAGTTGCGAGAGTGCGCGAGAAGGCTGAGTCTGAAGGTAGGGACCCTACACCTGACGAACTAAGCGCGGCAAGAGAAGGCGACGGGCGCCCCGTCGTTGGTCTCAAGGGTGAGCTTGGTGTAAGATATGGGCTAGAGTTCAGAGCCTCCACGGGAGATCTTATCGCCAGTTCCGAAATTGATGTGCTCGATCTGCCCCTAAGTATGCTACAGCCACTTGAGGGCGGAAGCAAAGAATTGCTGTGCCTCATTAATAAATTAATAGATGATCCAAAATTTAAATTATTTATGGATTATGCGTTGCCTGTGAGAAAAATGGTATCTGCATTAGCCATCTATAATGACTTAACTTATCTCCAATCAATTGGGCAGATATCCAGTGGAGGTAAAAAGGTAAATAAATCTAATATAGGTGAAAAACCCGGCATTAAAGTTGACTCTAACGGGAACTTTATAAGGCAAGTGCCCGGCTGGATCCCTAGAAAAGAGCGCCCTGGGGGGCTGTTTGTACTCACTTGGGACGAGTGGAACCGGCAGACTCTTGGTAAATCAACCGCAGTGTTGAAAAAGATGTTTAAATCTTATTATTATTCTCGTGATTTTGGCAAGCAAGATAGACCTACGCCCACCGGCGCGCAAATTGCTATTCAAAATCTGAAAGAGAAATTTAAGTTTGCACCCGGCGATCGATCGGTGCCTCGTTGGAACCGTAGAGCAAGTAATCCGTTCGATGCCCGAGGTCGTATGTGCGAGAGATCAGATGACAACTAATTATAAACGTGAGGTAAAATGAATGGCTTCTTTGGCACCCAAACTACCGCTTACTTTAGATTCTGGCGATGGCTATACATCAATTAAAAGACTAAAAGATTTAATAAAACAAAATTTCAAAATGTTAATCTTAACAAATCCGGGAGAAAGGGTTATGAACCCTGATTTTGGCGTTGGAATTAGGCAATTTTTATTTGAGAACTTTGAAAGCGATGTTTATGCAAGAATAGATACCAAAATCAGAGAACAGGCTGCTTTTTACTTGCCAGTTATTACAATACAAAGTATACAATTTGGAACTGGCACAATAGAGGATAACTCCCTTGGTCTTCGCATAGAATACAGGATACCAGATATAGCCGCTAGAGATTTGCTTGAGTTTACTATTTAAGGTGAGGTACGCTTAGATGGGAAATAAAAAAATAAATACGCCTGCAATCAATTACACCAATAGAGAATATGAAGGCATAAGGGAAGACCTTACGCAAATAGCAGAGCGCTTCTATCCTGATACATTTCAAGACTTTAGTGAAGCTTCGTTTGGTGCCATGATGCTAGACGCAGTGGCATACGTTGGCGACCAGCTTTCTTTTTATCTTGATTACAATGTAAACGAGGCGTTTTTAGATACATCATACCAGCTAAATAATATTATTAGGCACGGGCGCGTGCTTGGCTACAAAATTCCTGGCCGCCCTTCAACTTTTGGAACAGTTGCTTTGTATGTGCTGGTCCCCGCTAGTTTGACTGCCCTTGGACCCGACAGAAGATACATACCAATAATAAAAAGAGGAACGAGATTTAATAGCACAAATGGATCTAATTTTGTTCTAACCGAAGATGTCAACATGGCAGAATCATCCAACCCGGTAGTGGTGGCCAGAACTGATGCCACGACCGGAGCCCCAACATTTTTTGCTGTCAAGTCATACGGCAAAGTTGTTTCGGGTTTCTTTAACACAGAAACAATTGATGTCGGTGCATTTGAAAGATTTAGAAGAGTTCAACTTACTGAGCCTAATGTTTCAGAAATTATTAGTGTTTTTGACTCCGAAGGCAATGAATATTTTGAAGTTGAGAATCTTTCGCAAGACACTGTATTCAAAACTTTAACAAACAAAAATTATAAAAACGATAATGTTCCTTCAGTTATGAAACCCCTTTTGGTAAATAGAAAATTCATGACCGTGTTTGATAGAGACGGCGTTGCACTACAATTTGGAAGCGGTGACGAACTGAAAGGCGATGTAGTTGCAGAACCACAAAGTTTAGCTATTGATGTTTTTGGAAAATCTTATGTGACTGATACATCATTTGATCCAAGCAGATTGGTTTCAAACAAATACTACGGAATTGTTCCACAAAATACAGCGTTGACAATATTATATCGACAAACAAATCCAACGAATTCGAATGTAGCAGCAGGTTCTATCAGCAATGTCGCAAGTTCAATTTTAGAATTTGAAGATTCATCTGTACTAGCTGCTGGGAGCATTAGGGCTGTTAGGGCTTCTCTTGAGGTTTCAAATGAAACCCCGATTGTCGGAAACGTATCAAACCCAACATCTGCTGAAGTTAAACAAAGAATCTACGACACCTTTCCAACACAAAATAGGGCGGTAACACAAAGGGATTATGAAAATCTGGTTTATAGAATGCCCGCCAGCTTTGGGTCAATTAAGAGATGTTCAGTACAAAAAGACCCAGATTCACAAAAACGAAATCTCAATGTCTATGTTGTTTCAGAAGATCCCCAGGGAAAATTAATTAACTCAAACACTACCATAAAGGAAAATATCAAGACTTGGCTAAATCATTATCGTATGATTAACGATACAATTGATATTCTTGATCCATTTATAATAAATATTGGAATTAATTTTGTTGTCAAACCAGAAGTTAATTCTGATAAATTTAAAGTTTTAAACGATTGCGTAAACGCCATAGCTGCGGAGTATAACAATCCACTTTTCATTGGAGAATCCCTATCTCTCTCTAGAATTTTCAATATTTTGAATAATGTAAATGGTGTTAATGATGCAGTGAAGGTGCAGATTGTTAATAAAAATTCATCAAACTACTCAAATGTATTTTTCCAAATTGGTGAAAATATGTCCCCCGACGGAGATATGCTAATATGCCCAAAGAACGCCATATTTGAACTAAAATTTCCAGAAGTAGATGTAAAAGGTAAGCTAAGGTAATGGCAATTAGAAGATATAAGGCAACAGCCGACAACACAATAGCGAATGGCTATCAAGAAAATTTAGCTACTCGTGCCACAGGCTCCAATATGGGACTGGCAGATGTTAGTGAGGTTTATTCTATTTATGGCAGACAATCAGCAGCTTCATCAGAATTATCAAGAATAATTACACAATTTGATGTAGCTTCGATTACTGCTGATAGGAATGCGGGCGATATACCTGCATCTGGGCAAGTAAAATTTTATTTGAAACTTTATAACGCTGAAACTTCTAAAACTGTTCCAAAAGATTTTAAACTAGTTGTAGAGGCGATTTCTCGTGCTTGGACTGAAGGTGACGGCTTGGATCTTGAAAACTACAAAGATCTTGGTGTTTCAAATTGGATTAGCGCCTCCAGTGGTGTAGCCTGGACAACTGCGGGTGGCGACTATCACGCAACTCCAACATATGAGCAGACATTCGAGACTGGTCTTGAAGATTTAGAAATTGATATTTCGACACTCGTAGAACAATGGATAGCAGAATCTAAAGCAAATTATGGTGTTGGTGTGAGATTAACATCTTCATTGGAGTCGGCTACAGACTCTTACTATACTAAAAGATTTTTTGCAAGAGGCACACAATACTTTTTTAAAAAACCTGTAATTGAAGCTAGATGGGATTCGTCAATCCAAGACGACAGAGGAGACTTTTATATGTCTTCTTCGTTAGCCCCGGCATCTGATAATTTAAATACTCTATATCTTTACAACTACATTCGCGGACAATTGACAAATATTCCTGCGGTTGGCACCGGAGAAATATATGTTGACCTTTACGAAACACTAGGCGAAACAGCATTGACCCAGGTAATTGCGACTCCCGCAACAGGCGGATATGTCTCAACTGGAATATATTCTTGCTCTGTTTGCTTAACAGGGACTTACTCAACCTTGCGCGACGTTTGGCACACAGGCGGCGTTGAATACTTTACAGGAAGTATTTCTCCTGAATCGTTTGCGGCGACTTCATTTTCGAACGGCAACTACCGATATGTGACAAAAATAAAGAATTTAAGAAATAAATATTTCTCGGAGGAAGAGGCTCGCTTCAATGTCTACGTCAGAAACAAAAACTGGTCCCCAACTATTTATACAGTAGCGTCAGCGGAAATAGAAAATACCATTATTGCAAGCGCATCATACAGAGTTTATAGAGTTTTGGATGGACTGAATGTTATACCACACGGCACCGGATCAGACTTACATACAATTCTTTCCTACGATGTTTCAGGAAACTATTTCAATCTCGATATGTCGCTTCTTGAACCGGGATACGAATATGGCATCAAACTCGCATTCTATGATTCACAGAGGCAATCTTGGATCGAGCAAGACCAAAAATTCTTATTCCGAGTAGAAGATCATGAGTACTAGAGATTTATTTGAACGTTCAAAAAATTATATTTCAGATACCGACCAGAGGGACGCGTTTTCTGATGCAGAATCATCAAGAAACGTAGATGCAATTTCTGAAAAGCATAAGTCTTTTGAACCACAGGTAGATTATAGCGAGCCGCTATCTTTTGCCCGCTTTGGTTCTGCTGAGCTATACTATCAGGGCGCGTTTGATAGGATCAAAGATTTCTATCCGTATGATGGCTCAGATGCTGAATACAACGAGTTTTATAACAAATCGCTAGATATTGAAAAATACATTTTCAATAACTTATATCCTCGGACCAATGGTTATGTTAACTTTTCAAGTTCGTCAATCTCGCTGAAAGGCGGACCGCACACAATCAGTTCTAATAAAACAAAGGGTCTTTTTAAGGATCCAGAATCTTCTCAGAGAGAGACAGCAAATGTTTATGATGAAGATATCTACACCACCGCCGGACTCCCAACAGATTACGGAGAGGGAACAAGGGAATCAAACTTAAAGTGTGATTTTCAGACTGGTGTAACGATTGAGTTTTGGCTCAAAAATGATACACTAGATACAAACACAAAACAAGCACTTTTTCACTTAACAAATTCCTCTGGCGGCGATGAGTTTACGTTATATTTATCAGGCACTTCGGGCTCTCCATTTTTTACGACGCTTAGCTCTTCGCACGTAGCAAGGTTTGGAGATGCTAGAATTGGCTCTACCCCCGACACAAGTTCTATTCAGCAATGGAACCATTATGCAATCTCTTTTAAAAACACAGGCAGCGGCACATCAACCAAATTTTATATTAATGGCGTCTTGGATCAGACCATTGTTCTTGGCAGCAGTGGCTTTAACCCGCTAACCCAAAAAGAGACTGTTGCCCACATCGCATCTGGTTCTCATGATGAAGGTCATCTCTTTTTCTCCGGCTCTATGGATGAGTTTCGTTTTTGGAAGACCGAGAGAACAGCACAAGATATTGGTAGAAATTGGTTTGGGCAAGTGCGGGGCGGCTCAAATACAGACATTTCTAATACCACCCTTGGTGTCTATTATAAATTTAACGAGGGTATAACAGGTGTCACAGCAACAGATAGCGTTGTTCTTGACTATTCTGGTCGTATTTCTAACGGAACTTTTAACGGATACACAGCTACATCTAGAAATACTGGGTCGGCTATTGTATCTGCTAGTGCTGCCACCACAGAGTACCTTGATCCAATTATCTATGGCACTCACCCATCGGTATCTAGTTTAAGAACTACTCTGATCAACAGAGGTATCGATCACGACTCTCGAAACAATGCTGCTTTTGTTACCATGATGCCAAGTTGGATTCTTGAAGAACATGAGGAAATAGGCAATACTAACTTTAAATATTTAAGCCACATAATAGGCTCTTATTTTGATAAGCTGTATCTTCAGATTGAAGCTGTATCGACCCTGAAGTCGCCAATCTATACCAGTTCGTCGTACAAGCCACTCCCATTTGCTAGTCATATGCCTGCTTCACTTGGGCTTGAAACGCCTGAAATCTTTGTTGATGCAAATGTTCTTGAAAAATTTATAAACAAAAGTGAAACACAAGCATATGAAAATGATTTAAATGACGTAAAGAACTTGATCTATTTAAATCTTTACAACAACTTGACTTATCTTTTTAAGTCTAAGGGAACAGAAAAAGCAATAAGAAATGTTTTACGTGCTTTTAATATAGATGACAAACTTGTTAGATTTAACACTTATGCAAACAACTACACTTTTGAGCTTGAGAATAATCTAAAAAATACAATTGTAAGAAAATCATCTGCAAATTTCAACAAAGCTTCGCACCTTGGTGCCGTTGTTTACTCCTCCGGCTCGGCTACTAGCAGGCAGCTTGGGTACATCTCAGGCTCAGACGTTGACTCACACGAGTTAAGATATGGTTTAACTCACGAAGTTGATGTTATATTCCCCAAATTTATTAAAATTATAGATACTTTTAGCAGAGATTTTACAAGAGTATCGCTGTTCGGTTTACATTCTGCTAGCGCAAACAGTCCGTCTACCACTGTATATGATCCAAGCTTTTATGTATACGCGCAGCGCGATGAAGCATACTCTAAAAATGTCAAGTTTGTATTAAGTTCCTCTTTGCTTTCCAGTGAAATATCAAGTAGCCTATATCACGGCGTCTACGATGATGAAAACTGGAATCTCTCAGTCAGGATTAAGCCGGATGCCCTAGATCTTACTGGATCTGTTGACGGGGTGGCGGCTTCAAATTATACAATTGAGTTTGCTGGATATAATCAAAGGCTGGGTGAGATTAGAAACTTCTTTAAGGTTTCTGCTTCGGCAAATCAAGCTAACACGCAAAACTTATTAAAATCTCCAAAAAGGTCTTTCGTTGGCGCACACAGAACCAATGTCACCGGCGCTCTGGAATACAAGTCAGACACTTTAATAACAGCGACGAGATTTTGGACACAGTATCTTGACGACACTTCGCTACAGCAACACGCCTTTGATTTTGATAATTATGGTGTTGCTGACGCAAATCAACACTTGTCGCCTTTGGATCCTGATAATAGCAAGACTCTGAACAGACACACGTTAGCATTGAACTATGAATTTAGAAACGTAACAGCTTCGGACGGCACTGGTGCCTTTACAGTAACTGACATTAGTTCTGGCTCTCTGGACGGTCTTGCAGGGCATTACGGCAAACTGGGCGAGATATCATCCTATCTATATCCCGGCGTAGGTTTTGGCTTCTCAGCAAATTCCTCAGATGTTGTGTTAAAGCAAGAAGTAAATTCGCACCAGTTCATAAATCCCGAACTAGCTATCGGCAGCAACCTCGTTCAAATAAGAACTGATGATGATAAGTTATTTGATTCTGTTGATACAATTCCAAATTATCACTATATTCTTGAAAAGAGCATGTATAACGCAATTTCCGAAGAGATGCTTAATTTCTTTGCCGGCGTAAACGACTTTCATAATCTTATAGGACATCCAGTCCATCAATATAGAATGGAATATAAGGGCTTAAACAAGCTCAGAGAATCTTTTTTCCGCCGTGTAACGAGTGTTACAGAAGTCGAGAGATTCGTAGATTACTATAAGTGGTTTGACGACACCATGTCCCAAATAATAGGACAGCTTATACCTGCGTCGGCTGATTACACGCCAGATATCTTAAACACTATCGAGTCCCATGCTCTGGAGCGCAACAAATACCAACATAAAATTCCCATGATGGCTTTCACCTCCTCCACGGAGGGGGTGGCTTTTGGTGCGGAAGAGCTTCGTTATGATTGGCAAAGAAACCATGCTCCTGTCGGCGGACTAGAAAAGCAAAATTCAAATTGGTGGAAAGAGCGCGCTGAACGACAAGGGACCATTAGTTCAGGTGATGCTAACGTAGACACCGCAAGAAGTCAAATTAGAAGAGTAGCAACAAATCAAACTAACGGTAGTGTTGGAAGAAGTTTCACAGATGACGGCACAAGATATACTCGTTCTAATTTCAAATATCGTACTCTATCGAAGGGCTTTGTTTTCGAGAAGAAAATATCAAGAGAAATCAAAGGTGGAACGAATTTTGAACATAACAAAGATATACACTTTGCTTATACCGCACTACATCCCGCTGGTCCAGTAACAACTGAAGATAATGTCTTTGTTCCACAAAACGTGCTGCTAGGATTTGTAGACGACTTGGTCGCCCTTCAAGATACAAGCGACCCACCAAAAATACCAAATGAAAAGATTAAAAGAAATATTTTGGTTTTGCATGGTCGTGATTACGAAGCTGGTGTCGGCTACAAGAATAGAAAATCTTCCTTCTCCTTCCCATTCAATATAATATCCTCTTCTGTTACTACTGGGTACAACAAGTCAGTAGTAGAGCTTGTTACCGCTAGCATCGAAGTTACTAACCTACATAACGATGTATATGGTCCAGACATGGAGCGCCCCATGCAAGGCATCTTTACAGAGCACGCTGTGGGCGGTCACCAATCGAGACACGTAAAGCTAAACACAGGTGGCGACAATTACCTCAACAGACCTGAAGCATGGAAGATTCTGCTCGGCGCCAACTGCAATAGTTTAACTGGAGCGATTGGTATGGTCGGCGCCGATTATCCATGGCCAGAGGCTAATGATGTTGGCGAAACCCCCTATCCGCTCACAGGCGCACAAAGAGCCACCTTCTTCCGTGATGAGCTAGCGAAGCGACCAGTCAACGTTCGCAACATTAGACATACAACTGGCTCTACAATTCTTGGCAACTATAATGAAAATTACGATATAGTTCATTCTGTTGGTGGCTTTTCAAACCCAAGGGCGTTTATCGATGAACAGCCAACAATTCCTACAAAAGCAGTTGGTGCTGACGTGGTTCGAACCATGCTCGATTTTAATAGCAGAGAGCCGACCCGCTTCAAGTTTATTGACGACTATAGTGTAGGGTATCTAACAGGCTCTGGCGGATATAGAAACAAAACAATTATTAAAAGCAGGTTCTCCGCTCCTGGCTCACGAGAGTCGCTCTCACTAGCATTCAGAGATATACGTTCTGCTGATTTTTCAGTCTACAATGAAACAAATAATAGAAACCTTTCAGTTCGCCGCCCGTTTCAGGGAGTCACTTCCTCGATTGTTTCTGAGACGACCGGAATAAGGAATTTTGATCATACTGGTAGAGATTTCGGATTTACAAACTTGGCTGCCCGGCACGCAGGAAAGTTCTTCAGGGACAGCGTGTTTCAAAGTAATCCTGGCGCAGATGATGACGCATTTGATGAATTGCCCTCATTCCACAAGACACATAGAAATAATAAAATTACACCCATTGATAGAGATACTCCCTCAACTATACAGAAATTTGATAACCTAAACGTCCAGCACCAAATACCAAGGTCAGATAGACAATATTCTTGGTTCTCCTCTTCGATTGTCCACACTGATAATACAGACCCAAGATACGCTGGTTTTATGCAAACAGATTCTGCAATCGCTCCGTACTATGAAGCTACTGGAACTCTGGTTCCTTTTTTCGACTATGTCTCGGGCTCTGCGACTGGGTTTAAAGGTTTTGGAATGAGTAAGAGGCAGGTTAATGTGTTCCAAAACACTACTAGATTGAATCTTTTGACTTTAGATAGAACTGGTTCAGAAATAAATACCCTTGGCGATGGAGATATCAGCGCCGACCTCTTCTTGCCGGGCTACCTTGATGAAGAGGCAGCCAGATTTAACGCGCTGCTGATTCGCCGTGGCGATTTGTACGGGTGGAACTGGCGCGCATTTAGACAGCAAGACCACCCAATCTTACGCCGAGAGCACCAAGAAAATCTATTAACAGCAGTCAAGAGTAGTGAAATAAAAGAATTCAGACTACCTCCTGTTTCTATGAGAGGGCGACCTGTTGTTGCTAATATGAATGTTAACGGCGAAAACATGTCCCTTAGAACAACTCATAATAATGAGAAAATTTATTTTAATCAACGAGAATTGAATGATCTTACGTTCCCAAGTGACGATATAACTGTAACACCACTTGACGAACTATTTGATGTTTCCCTCCAACGCGGAGCAACATTAAACTGGGTTCATTATTCTGAAGCTCTCTTCCCATCATCAAGAAACGAATTCTCAAGCGGATCACGGGCGAAGCTTGGTTACGATAACCAATTCTGGAGAGATTCAAATTCTGATAGAATTGTCACTGGGTTGAATTCATTTGGGGTTCAAAACGTAGTGCAAAGCAAATGGGTCATAGATGCTCAGGAAGATTTTCTTACCAGAACAGGCATCGTTACAGCAGATGCGTCTAGTCCTTTTGACAACCTAATTGTTGGAGGCAAGGCAGGCGAGCTACAAAATAATTATGTGTCAGTGGCGTCCGGCTCTTCCCATTTGTCAACTTTGAAAAAAAGCTTAAGAGCCGGTGCCCTTATGTCTCGCAAGCAAGAACTTACCTCACCTAACTCCGTGGTTGCAAGATCCGGCTTTGCTAAGACTGGCAGCCTCGACAACACATTTGCAGATCAAGTACCCATCTTTGGTGGCGAGGCGCTTTGGGAAGCAGGCACCCACGCATCCATTAATGTTAGATCTGAAGATACATTTGTAACATCTAATCATCCTTCAGAACCTTGGTTTGACAAGTATGACGACTTTATCGAAGAGTTACAGCTTGTGGCGAGAGATCACGCAATTGTTCCAGAATTTAGAATATCTGAGCACATTGATAGTTATGTTAAAGGGGGTCTATTTAACAAAACTGCATTTGACACATTTGAAATACACCACACGGATATAAGCAGTTCACAACAAAATTTCTACAAAGATTACTCTAACTCTGATTTCTTACGAGAGTTTGCAAGCATTAAAGACAAGTCTGGACTAAACGCAAAAGAAATAATGCTTACCTGTAAAGCAGCCGTCCGTTTTAATCCGTATAAAGGCTTTTATCCAGCACAAAGAACAATCGATTTGGTTTCTCAATTTAATTCTTCATTTTCCGAGGGATTTGCGTCCCTGATTAACGGGGAGCCAGTAACCGATGGTAATCTTATAGCATCAAACGACAAATCAAGAACGTTGCGACCTATGATACAGCCATTGTTCGCCCCCGGTATTTTGTATAATTCGATTAAATCAGGCATTGCCGTTGATTATCCAGTAATAACCACGCCGTTCAAAGTAAATTCTATAAATTATACTGGCTCTGCTTTTGGTGGACTCAAAGCAGAAAATTACATGCTATCTCCAATAATTAGCACCAACGCGTTTGATCCACTAACGACTAGCCCCACTGCTTCAACAATTTGGGATTATAGAGTCCCATTTGAGACGATGATAGAGCCCGGCAAGTATATTGACAAAGTTCAATTTTTAGATTTTGAGCCACACGTATCTGCGTCACTAAACGCTACGGCTTCCATGGATGCGTCAGTGTCAGATGGCATCTACGAACTTATGGCAAAAAACTTTTTTGGACAAACAGGCGATTTCTTCTTAAAAGATTCGTCCTACACAAAGCTTGAGTCTGATTTGATACAAGATGGGCTCAAATTTAAAAATGGTGATGTTTTTGCTGCAAGATTAAAAATTAGAAAATCTCACAATGGAAATAGATATTACAATCTTGAATCAGGATCAACGGGAGACAATGAGAATTTTTCATTCCTTGGTGCCCAAGCCTTTTCTGGCTCCGGCGGTGACGCTGCATTTGAAAAAATAGATGGCTCTTTTCCAATTCCACAAGACCCCGCCCATAATCCAGATTTTAAAGAAACATTTACAATGTATTCTCGACCAACCGCTTTCGGGCCTTCAATCAGCGGGAGACAAACTGTTGCAAAAACAATAAAAGCAAACGAATTAGAAGCATTCAATAGTGGTACATTGGATTCTCTTGAAGGCTTCAACTGGGCTTATACGCCGCCATATTATCATGGTGAATCTTGGGTAGATTTTATTTTCCGCCCAGATTCTACGAAAACTTACACACTTGAAGACGTTCTTTCTGAAACAGAAGCTGTTTATTGGCGCGTAGATCCGGGACAAAAATCGGGCTCGGTGGGACTGGCTCGCAATTTGAATCCAAAACTTATCCATTCTCAAATTGAGCTTGGTACCTCAATTAGTGTTGGACAAATAGCGCCGATTTATGGTGGCAATGCCATAAATAATAATGCGATGCAACTTAACTCTTGTTTAAACCTGTTTGGTGTTGAAAGAGTTCCCAAAAAGAGAAAAGACAAGTTTAACAACACGATACTAAACGAAAACGACATAGCAGGTAAGCGTTGGGTTATACAACCCAAGTGGGAAACCCCAATGCTTAACTTTGCTAATGTCTCGGCAGACAACAACAACATAACTTACCCCACCACATTCTCTGAATCAGTTCCAAGAGGAATTTGGCACCAGTTTGGAGAAATCCCAACCGACGCCAGCACGGGGGTGTTCTTAGAAATAGGAGACATTCCAAACGATTGGCTAAAATTTCACTATGATGTGATTAGTGAAGACTCCGTATACAACAATCATAATGCTTACGACAGCGGCTCTTCAGCCTACCTTGATTATCAGTCTCTAACAGACCTATTTGGTTTCCAGCGCTCGCAGAAAAAGGACAGTGCCAAAGTTCGTCTTGGTGAAATTGCCGATAAGAGAGAAGTATATGAAGCGGTTGTTGCAATACCTTATATTCTTGAGGCAAACGAAGATTTTGCAAATGTAAAATCTGATGATGATAAAATTCGTAAGAAGTTTATTAATATTCCTCGTCCACGATTTACTTCTGCATTAAAAAAACGTGAAGGCTCCCAAGACGGTGATTCTTTGATGGTTGCAGGCGAGAGTATTAGAAAGATGGTTCAAAAGATGAAGCGTTATGTCTTGCCCCCACAATTTGACTTTATTAACTTTGAAGAAATCGATCCGATTGTTATGTATTTCTTTGAATTCAAGTATGAGTTTGATAAAGACGACCTGTCTTATATCTGGCAGAATCTCGCCCCGAGAGACTACAAAAAAATTACACTTCAAGAAGCCAAAGTATCACACAATCTAATGAATAATGAATTGCTCGATCAGCAGAATTTAATAGATAATCCTAATTTGCGATGGATGGTGTTCAAAGTTAAACAAAAGGCAAATAAAGATTATTACGATCTTGTCTTACCACAGATCAAATCTGCTAGACCAATTACGACTCTTGACAAACTTGAAACTGATAAGGACGATGAGTACCTACGGTTCAATTGGCCGTATGATTACCTTTCCTTTGTTGAACTAGTTAAGCTTGAAGCTGATGTTTTGTACAAGGCTGAAGATGAAGAATCGCAATGAAGTTTTTAAATAAAAAAGAGCAGGTTTTTGATATACAACTAACCCCTTACGGGAAGCACAAATTATCTGCTGGCGATTTGAACCCAACATATTATGCATTTTTTGATGATAATATCATATATGATATTGAATATGCAGAGGGTTCTGAGATTCAAAACGATACCCATAAGCGTATCAAGCAGGAGACTCAGTACCTTGAAAGCCAAACTCTCTTTCGTCAAGTTTTAAGTGGTGCCGTGGCTAAAGGCGGGCTGTTGCAAGAAACAATTTACGAGCAAGAACAAAACCTCCTTACGTCAGATGGATTTATAGGTGATGCTAGGCTTCTTGCCGAATCCTCCAATGTTGCCCCAGCCTGGAAGTTCATTACAATGCAGAATACAATTGGCTCTACAACACTTGAAGATGCAAAAAATAATTCAAAAGTGCCACAAATAAATTTGACAGCCTCGTATATCTTACGCTCTATAGAGCCTCAAGATTTAAATTTGAGAGAAGAAAATGTCAGACAAATCAATTCACGTACTTCGACATTCTCGGACGGCAGATTAATCGAACTACAAATGGACGACCCGCTTTTTTACATTGAAGAACTTAACACTGAATTGTTGATTGAAAATTTTGACATTGAAGTGTTCCAAATGATAAGAGGAGATGTTGAAGACGATTTTAGGCAATTGTTTTTTCAATCAAAATTTCCACAAGTTGTAAATGGCATGTTAGTGTCAGAACAACCAATTGTGAGCAACGAAACTCTTACCACGGGGTCAGTTGAGTACTATTTCTCAATAGCAACAGATGCGGAGGTAGATCCAAAAGTGGCGTGCAAATATGTTGATCAGTTTAATTCAGAAAACTATTTAATAGACCTAGATTTTGAATGTTCAGATGCAGACGGAGAGGATGTGTATTTCGATATTTATGGTAGAGTCACGGAGTCCGAGATATGTCCCGATTAATTTTTGAAGGTGATACCACGGAAAGGTTTGGTGACATATTTCCAAAACCATTTATTGAAGAGATAAGGGTATTTGATAATTTAATAGAAACAGATGTCGGCTTATACTTTGAGACAGAAGAAGGCAAGGACGCCGTAACATTCTTAGAAGAAACAGGTCTTTCAAGCCTAAAAATCAATTTACAGTTTGAGCCCGAAGAGCGATTTAATCAATATCTTGATGGTAATCGTCCATTGAGTACGCTATTGGGCGAAGCCATATCCTCTAGGACTGGGACGCCCGCGCCAAGTTTTTTTGAACAACCGCCCACGCTAGGTGATGATGGTTTTGCTGACCATGCCTTTTTCTATAACAGCGAAGGTAAAAAATTTATTAAATTTTACATGACAATCCAGAGTGACTCAGCTACAGAAGGTCAATTAGCTGCTGGACCTTTGTATTTAACTTGCATGACATTTTTTGGTTCTGTATCACAAATTATAAATAATCCAGAACAGTATAAAGAACAATATTCGGACATAGCTTACGAAAAAGTATACAACGCCGATGGGACACTAAACGTAGAACGGCAAGAAGTATATCTTGAAGCCGATGGTAATTATTATAGCAAAATTCCGCTTATGTCCCTTGACAGAAATTATAGAAAAACAAATATTATTAATAGCCAGCAGGTCGCTTCTAGAATACAATCTGTTATCCAGCCGTTTGTTGGCAGTATAGAGGACGCTGATTTAATATCCTCAACAATACAAGAGCACCAAAATAAACCCAAGTTCTTAGTTGCCCTACAGAGAAGAGTCAATAGGTTTGAAAACAAGACAGCAACAACAGTTGGGGGCAGCCTGTATGGGCAGCTTGTAGACGAGATATCGGCCATAAATAATATACTTCTTGGTTCAGATATTTTACAAAAAAGATTACAATTTAATAAAATCAAAGACAGAAGAACCGAAAGAGCCCTTGTTGCAAATGAGTCGGATATAACAGCAGCTAACACTGAAGGATTGGCAATACTCTCCAGTATTGATCATCTTTTTTTCCCACTTATTCCTTTAATGTATCGAAATTTAGAAACAAATGTGCCAGCTAAAGATTTTGCTTTTCCCGAGGAAGCATATATAGCAAACAAGGCTTATCTGTTTTTTGATTATGAAAAAGCCCTAAATTATAAATCAAACATATCTGAAATTTTTAACCCGTACAATATTTTAGAACTTTACGGAAAAAATAGTTTAAATAAACTTTTTCCAGTCCACACAGCAAGATGTCTTTTGTCCAGCACAAGCGGTCAAACAGAGCTAAGATTTTACGACAATTATTATTACCGAACCAATCAGGAAGAATTTGGAAGTTATGAATTTGATCATAGAAGTCTAGATGGCAACGCCGTATACTTGCCCTCCTATTCTTATCTTTTTAACGGAGCAGATAGGTATACGTTTCTTGAAAAATTTGTTGAGAGAGCTTTTGACACTGGAGATACATTAGGTGACTATCGTTTAAGATGCTATGAATTGGACTACCTCAAGCAGTATAGCTATGTAAATGATTTTGAAACGTTAGCTTTAAATATCGATATTAGTGACAAAACGATGTCTTTTTATGAAACAGAGATAAGAGCGCCGTTTCAAATATTAAATGAACAACTGAGCAGATATCTTAGCTTCGCTGAAGAGTTTTGTAGTTATAACAATCTTGATGGAAGATTTAATGATTTTTTCTTAAGTGCTCTTGAAAATGAATTTTCTGAACCATATCCCTGGGATCGATCGCCGCTTGTGTATTATTCTGTCTTTGCTTTAATTTATGCTTCTTGGAATTTTGACGGCGACACACCGACTACAAGAAGAACTGATGGCACCCCTGTGGATCTAGAAGGTATAAAAGATGCCACTTTGGTAAAGATGAAAGAAATATCGCCCGATGCGGGAGACCTAGAGTCACTTAGAGGCTTTGTTAATAATTTTAACAACTTGTATGAAAACTTTTTAGGTTACAATGGCTTTCTCAACAACACTCTATCATTGTACGACCTGACGGGCGACCCGGCAGTTGTTCCAGAAATTGTAAAATCGAATGATTCAATAACAATAAGTTCTGCTCCGTTCGTTGTTAACACTGTATTAATCGATACAGATTTAAGTGTTGTTAATCCGTCAACTGATGATCAAGACTTTTATGAATTGACGGCGTTTCGAGGTCCAAGATTGAACAGGAGCAGTGCGAAAGATTACGGCGAGATTGAACAAATGATCAAAAATTTTCCTCTTTTATCTGACTATAAAGTTACATTTAAAGTAAATGAAATCTATAGAGGTGTGACTACAAACATCAGGGATGAACGTGAAAAAAGCTTTGTAGATTTTTATGTAGAAAACATCACAGGAGACCATGTAGGAGACATCGCCCCCGGTCCCGACCAAGTGCAATCAATGGCTGACCAACTAGAAGAATTAATCTTTCCGCTGTTTATCGATTTTTATCAAACATTATATGATTTAATTCCTGCTGAACTTAGAGAGTATGATGACGGACGCACGCAATCTAACGATAACACCGATACTGATGGAATTACGCCCGAAGAACAATGGGCTGCAATGTGGTCAACTATTGAAAATACGGGTGACACAATAGAGAGGGAAATGTGCAACAGAAGACAGTACGATAAAATGGGGCGTCGAACCGATCAAGATGCAGAAAACAACATGAGACCCGTAACAAATCGAATCTTCTTCAATGTTTTGCCCAAAACACTAAAAGAATATTTTGGCGCATTGCTTTATAATTATTATATTTATTCGTATTACATAGATAGAAGAGGCATAAGCCTTAAAGATTTTATGAATCTTATTCTACCAAACGAGAACAAGGTTTCGTAAGGAGTACTATGTCTGGCAAAAAAATAAAAAAAGAAAATTTTAAGGGAATATCACAAACAAAGATTCGAATGGAACTTGATTTTTTGGAAAAACAAAATACACAAATATTGGGTGATCTTTCAATCGTAGAAATAGATGTAAGTCGGTCATTTTCTTTTCGACAAACAGCTTTTGATCCTGACTCAATAGAAAATCCAAACATTGTCGAAACAGAATTTTCAGAATTGAAAAATAATTTGACAAAAGTATCAGACAAATTTGATGAAATAGAAGATCCATTTTTTGACTTGGACGATGCCCGAGAATCTATTTCAAAAAGAAAAATTATGAAACAGAATAATTTAAAAAACCTTGCCCGGAGAATCAGCAGCACTGGCAATAAAGCAGGCAAGAGGGGTAACTACAAATGAGTTTTAAATTTAGTATTGAAGCAGGTATCGCGCTTTTATCAACCTATAATAAAATTGATGGTCGCTTTGTTAAATTTTTGCGTTCAATACCAAAAAATGAAAATGAAAGATTTTTTGATACCTACCCCCTGTCTAATTTTTCTATTATATCTGACGAAGATATAGATAGATTGCTTTTTTCAATTACGAAGGTAGACAGTAGAAATCTTGATGGACAATTGATATCGGAATACTATACTTTTGAGGATGCCGACGTGGAAGGAAATACGATTCAAAATTATAGTCCCAACGAAATTGAATTTTTCAGATCTCGATACGCCCCAGCACAGCCTGAAATTCAGGTTGACTTAACCCCTCCAGCCGGCAATTTTAATTCATCACAAGCTGTGATTGAAAATAACGGAATGCAATATAATTCTTTATCATCTCTTGGCGAGTTTGCCCAAGAAGATTTTATAGTTACTGCAACTACAGGTTCGGCGACAGAACTAATTACAACTGCTACAGAGCAAATTTCTGATGTGGGTGGAACAATTTCTAGAGATAGAACAATAGAAAGCCAGGACGTGCGCGTCGGCGGCAGCACTACCCAAACTGTAACAACTAGCGGATATTAAAATGTCATTAAAAGATACAAGAATAATAGACTTAAATCTTTTCTCAGGTTCGTCAGAACTAATGAGACAGGCTCTGGGCGGTTATTACTATGATTCTGGCGCGGGAAAGATAGAATTTAAACCAGTAGGCTTTGATTCTGTGGCACAAATAGAGGAATTCATCCCCTCCGAGCAAAGCATTGCCACTGATTCAATTTTACCAAAAATATCATACGTTTCGAGAATTGTATTTAATGAGGCGGATACTGATATAGTTTCCGATGAAAATTGGAAAATATTTATAATAGGCGGCGAGTTCGGAGATAAAACATACCCTGGGATCTATAATGAAAATATTTACCCTGACCACTTTAATTCATCTTCGTTGCCCTTGCTACCTAGAGAATTGGTCAATACTAATCAACAACCTTCTCTTACATTAACAACAGAATATTTTAATTATTACCCAAGGTATCAAGCCGAAGTAGCTAACCAACAATCGGCACTAATGGCGCCAAACTATTACATGTTGCCCCATGATTTTCTTAGCAAATCAACCGATACTAATTCGTGTATAGCAGAAACAACATTCCCTCAAATCAGTAATTTTTTGACAAATTCTTATGTTAATTCAACAAAGACTTACGATTCGGCGTTAGAAAATATTTTTATTCCTGAACCAACTGGTCTTAGTGACGAGCACAATCTTGACAAAGGGGATGATTTAAAGCCTGAACACATGGATTCTGATTTGCAAAAGAAATATTCTTTAATGCCATTCGGCAACAAATTAATAATAGATCCAGATCTCGCTACCACTCAAACAAGCTATAGAGATATAATAGAGTCAAATAACTATGAAATCAAACTACTAAAGCTTTTAAAAGAAACTTTTCAAGGGGAGTCCTCTTTGCAGACAGCAAACGTCAACTTTGCTGTCAACACAAAGGCAGAGATCAGCACGGGCACAGCGACCGGCTTGGTTGAATCCACAGCTACAGTGCCAGTAAAAATAGTCGATGCCCCAACAATGCTCCTATATGCAGCAAGAAATCCAATTTCTGAAACAAACAACATAACAGTTTATGATTCTAGCTCATATTCATCTACCATGGATTATGTTTTTGATACTACTGGTATCTACAGATTTGAAAATACTGAAGCAAGCTATGCAGTGTTGAACGATTTTATAAAAGAAATAAAAACAAAATTCCCAGGAGAGCCTGCCACTTATCCAATGGGAAACTTTTTAAATCAAGCAAGGCTAGAAAAGTATCACGAAACCCTGGCGTTCAGAATTGAAAAAATAGGTGGTGGACCCACTGGAGATTCTAACACCGAGAACACCATACAAAATATTTGGTTTTATAACGTCAACGGACTTATAACATACCTCGATACCCAAGTAAAATATGATACTGAATATACGTACAAAATTTACAAATACGACATTGTTCAGGGCTACAAGTATCAACTTTCAGATATTGTAACAACTAGACAAATAGCGACAACAACTTCTGGAGAGACCAATGTATATTGTTTAGAGTTTTACGATCCGTTCACAGGTCAGGCAAGCGAACAGTTGCTTGAAGATAATAGAACCACTGCCGAATTGATAGCGCTATCAAGCTCTTTGGAAAGTGAGCGGCTGACTATAGATGGGCAACTTGTTTCTATTTTAAACAATCTTCAGTCCGCTAAAAACTCAGCAATACAACTTTACTATGAGCCTACAACAGTCTCCCCATACGGCATTGGAACTGATTATCTAAAGCCTGACGGATCTCCGGCAGAACCGCGTTTTTATACTAAATTCATAAATTTTTACGAGGGCATCTTTGGACCAAAAAGTGGCTTTCCCAAGCCGTTATTAGAGCCTGAATTGTCTTCATATTTTGAAAAAATTAAAAATTATGTTGATGATAGGCTAGCCGGCGAGGAGGGCACCAAACAGGATATCGAAACAGAAGCTCAATCTTTTGAAGACGTTCTTATTGAAGCCAATAATCAGGGAATTCTGACACAAGTTTTAGATACGATACAGCTTACTGTGTCTGCTCTCATTGAAACAGTGCTAAGAGATTTTGAAAATTATAACATAAAATTACGAACAGAACTGGTGCCAATTCAAGAACAATTATCCGAAGTCCAAATTCAATTAGATGTTGGCGTTGGCTCTTTGCGAACCAATGCACAAATAAACTCATCTTACTCACGACTGGCTGATTTCAAAATCTCTATTGAGCCATCACTTAAAATAATAGAAATTCCCCTTGAAGAGAAGCGTATGCGGATTGTTGATCACCCTCCAAATGATTTTGTTATAACACCACACCACCTTCTTGATCAATCAAACAGGCTGGCTTTTTATTGTAAATATGATACGTTTTCAATGTATAGCGCCACATACCCACCCGTAATTACGCCCCGTGACCAACAAAACAAATCTGCATACTTGGTTGGTAATGATTTTATTCAAACATCAGAACAAACGCAGGAGTCCGTGTCCCGCCCCAGGTTTATTGAAGTGTATAGGACAATGACTAAGCCGACTAGCTATAGAAACTTCGCTGGCGCCCTTCGCAAAACAATTGATCTCAGGCAATCAAACGGGGATATACCTACCGATCATCTGTTTGTTGAGCGAGTCCGTGAGAACACAAAATATTACTATACTTTCCGCGCCCTTAATGAAAACGGGGTTGCTGGTCAATTAAGCCCGGTATTTGAGGCAGAACTCATTAACGACGGTGGGTATGTATATGGGGCGTTTGAGCAATTCTCGGAAGAAGATTTAGCTGTGCCACCACCTAAAGAGCCCCTGTTGGGTTTGAAAAAGTTGTTAAACATTATACCAAATATTCAACACTTGCAACTAGATACTAGCACAGCTACTTTTGCTAGCTCCTCAATAAGCCAAATACCACAAATATCTCTTGGCTCCAATGCCGAAGATACACTTTGGGATGATGATAAGTATTATAAAATAAGATTAACATCAAAGAAGACAGGCAAGAAGATAGATTTGAACATCAGCTTCAAAAAGGAATAGCGGAAATAAATTTAACTCACTATTTATGTGAGAGAGGAAAATAAATGGGATTTTTAGATAACTCTGGCGACATCATACTTGACGCCGTATTGACAGATTTGGGAAGAAAAAGAATGGCAGACGGTAATTTTCGGATTACCAAGTTCGCGTTAGGAGACGATGAGATTGATTACTCTCTATATAACGCCAATCATCCTTCTGGTTCTGCATATTACGACCTTGAAATTTTGCAATCACCCATTATGGAAGCGCCTACTAGAATTCCGTCCGCAATAAAATATGGTCTCTTAAGTATTACAAGAACTGACTTGGTTTACATGCCAGTTCTCAAAGTCAATGAGAAGACCGACTCGTCTCTTGTCAAGACTAATGGTGTATATTATCTAGCCGTTAATGCAGCTACTCACGAAAACCTCCTTGCCAACAACGCCAATAGTTCTCAAAAATTCTTGGAACCCAACACGCTAAGCCCCTCCAAGGTATTGTTAATAGAAACTGGTCTTGATACAGATGAAAGAACTGCAACACTAGAAAACAGAAACGCCGCTATCGTACAAACAGGCTTGCTTGATCTAAACTTCGAAGTTAAATTCGACAATAGGTTTGTTGCTGGGATTATGTCTCTAGCCGGTGGTAAGTTCGCAAACACCTCTGACAATACCAGCGATTTAAAGTTGGATAATTTTGCTGCTCGTACCGCTGTATCATCTATAGATTTTATTGAGAATTACTCTACTGCAATGGCTGTCGGGATTGCAAACGAAGTTGCAAAACGTGGCGATCGAGCCGATGGTAACAATATATCTGCTTTTACCGGTCCTCGTGGCTCTGTTACAGCCATGACATTCATGCCAAGCCTTGAGATTAATGCAGAGGGGGCGACCTCGCCGACTTATTATACATTATATGGCACAACTGGCGCTTCTGCTTCTTCGTTAAGCCTTGCCGGTTCAGACAATTATGATTTTATTGACACAACAGTTTATGTCAAGGGCACGGCAAGCGGAACTCAATTACAAATCCCACTAAGACTAATTAGACTACAAGGTTAACGGAGAAATTAATGCCTATCTATTACGAACCAATTAATGGACAAACAGACGTAGCGACCACAAGAACGTTATTGCACGAGGTTATTCCGCTAACAGGAACAATAGTCAGCGGAACCTATGGCACGTTCCCCAATGAAGAAAACATTAAGAACTATTCACATGGACAATTTCAGACAGTCTACGATTATCCATTTTTAAGTTCATCTGCCAATCACATCTTTGATTTGTCTGTGGGGTATGACGAAAGCTCGGGCTACTCTGGTTCTGCGAGTCGAGTACAACAAAGAAAAAAAATTAATATGTACAACCAAATGTCTCAAGTTCTCTTGGGATATACTGGGTCCGCTAACACCGTTAGAAAGTTCGAATCTGATTTAACTCTCGACGGCTCAAATGCAATGAACGAAGTCTTCTTCGTGAACTTTTCGCGACTAATATCCAAGGATCAAGTTAAAAAGGGCTCGGTATCAGTCACGCTTTTGACGGGCGCCTATTCCGCAGGCACAGCCTCTGGCGGGACAATAACTTATTCTGATTCCAATGCTTCTGACACTGGCGGCACACTCAATACTGTCGGCGGTGATTATGGTGTTTTGCTAGACAAATCTGTTACACCCGCCTTAACTGGTGGCATCGTGTTTTACCAAGCAGGCATTATGGTCCTTACGGCATCTGCATTTAGTAGCTCGGTCGGTCTTGCTTCAAACTTTTTTGAGAATGAAAGCGTACCGGCGGTAATCACAGGCTCTGCTATTTCTGGCGCTTGTGATGCGCTAAGACAAAGAATACAAAATATCCAGTTCAATAACACAACTGAAATTAACTCAACAGTATATTTCTGTCGCGCACCGCATAACAAGTTTAACTATTCTAGTAACCCAACTTATCTAAGCTCAAGCTCAATTAGAGTTAAGAATAATGTTCGTGCAAATCCGCCAATATCTTATATCACAACCATCGGGCTTTACAATTCACAAAATGAGCTTCTTGCGGTAGCTAAGCTTTCAGAGCCCCTACGCAAAGATCCAACAAACGAGCTAACTCTCCGCGTCCGGCTGGACTACTAAGGAGGGCAAGATGTCCCTCAAGAAGTTTGGACAAAGTGATATAATAAGAAATGGGTTGAGGGCTTATCCTCACAACTCATTTTTTATATATTCCTCTTCAGTCTACTATGGTCACAGACCAATAGAAGCAGGGAAGTTCAATAATGACATATTGTCTGCCTCCGGTGGCATTAGCTTGTTTGAGTATAATGTTGATAGGGCTGGCAACACAACGATAGATAATGATAGCAATATTGGCACCGATGGAGCTAACACTCCCATAATCCCATATACCGCCGGTCGAGGCAATAGTTCTTTAAGTTACCTAAAAGCTACTCCACGAAGTAGAACATTGACCGAAGGTCCGCATCTTTCTTTTGAAATAACAGCATCGGGTCCAATGCAAGAGGTCGCAGATGTAATAGTTGTGTCAGAAAACGTCGTATTTACCGGCTCGTCTTATCCTATGTCTGCCTCTATTATCAGAGAATTTATGACAACGGCAGGCTCTACTGGTTCATTAACTGATGTCGCAAGACCGGCTAATAGGCACTACTATGGTCTTCGCAATTCTTTAAACTTTTATGGCACGCGGTCGCCTCATTATTTTGTAGAATTCTCAGCATCTAACATAGGTGCCTGGAACAAAGATGAACAAGATATCAATCTTATATCAATACCAAAAATATTTTATGGTTCTCGCATAAAGCCGGGCTCTATGTCTCTAAAGTTTTACATCACTGGTACTTTAGTCGGCGAACTTAAAGACGAAAAATACAATGGCGAATTGATACAAGTAGGACCGGTCGGCTCTACTGGATCCGGTTCTGTGGCTGGTGTTGCGATGTATGAAGAGGGCTTCGCTTTGCTAACAGCAAGCTGGAATCTAACATCAGAAGCATTTGATTTTGGCGAGTCTGTGAATAAAACTGGGTCGTGGACTTATTTTGCTGCTGGCGCCAAAGATGGCAGAGAGGTCTCAACATCTGCATCCTTTGATTTATCTTTCAAGGGTCACACCGAGACTCAAATCTTAACCATGTATGCCCACGCCCACAGAGGCGAAGTAAATTATTCTAACAATCCCACGTTTTTAGAATACGGACAAGATAAAATATTTTTAACATCGTCTAACATTTACATCGAAAATGACAAGCAAACAATTAAAAATACAGTATCTTCAAGTTACGAAGGGCACAATTCTGCGTTCGAAAGGCAGGTCTATGTCTCGCGTGTTGCAATCTACGATGACAATAAAAAACTTATCGGTGTCGCCACACTCTCAAGCCCAGTGCTCAAGAAAGAAGCACAAGACTTATCATTCAAACTAAAGTTGGATATATAGTGAAACCAATCCTGATTGTATCTCCTTGGTTTACCAAGCTTGTATCTGTTGTGATAGACGTGTACGCCATCACTTTGTTTCCGTTTATTATTTCGAAAGAACCCATGGGTCCAGAGACCCTCAACCACGAAACCATACACATCAAGCAGCAGGCAGAATTGTTTGTAATTTTCTTCTATCTGTTGTATGTAGCGTATTACTTTATCGGCTTGGTCAAATATAAAGATAAACAAAAGGCATACTACATGATACCATTTGAGCAAGAAGCTTACGAGTACGACAATCAACTCGATTATCTACAAACACGTAAGCCTTACTCATGGACAAAGTATAAGGTATGATTTTAGGAATTGACGTATCAACTAGCATAACAGGTTTGGCAATAACTGACAAGGAGGGAAAAATAGTACTTTCTGAAGCCTGTGACCTTCGTAGAGACAAGAACTTTTTTTCTAAGTGTCTCACAATAAGGGCAAAAATTCTGGACATTCTGGAGGCGTATAGCGGCAAAATAGAGCATATTTATATCGAGCAGCCATTCACCTTCTTCAACTCTGGCGGGTCATCTGGCAAGACTATGGCAGCCCTACAGCGCTTTAACGGCGTGGTGTCGTGGATGGTGTATGAATGCTTTGAGATCCAGCCCGAGTATCTGGGTGCAACACAAGCACGAAAGCTTGTGGGCATCAAGGTCCCGCGAGGACAGAAAGCCAAGAAGGTTGTGATGGAGCACCTACTCGCGACTGAACCAGACTTTACGATTGAATATACCCACCGGGGCAACCCGAAGCCGCAAGAGTATGACAGAGCCGACGCCCTCGTCATCGCGAGAGCAGGACTCCAAGATATCTGGAATAAAAAGCTTGCAGAAGAGTGATCAGTATGTTACTTTACAAGCATGAACAAGACGATCGCCAAGAGCATTCTCCATGAAACGCTTGGAGGATACTGGGACAAAGGGTCCGAACTTCTTTTCTCGTGCCCTTCGTGTAATCACCACAAACGCAAGTTCTCTGTTAACTTGGACAAAAATGTGTTTAAGTGTTGGATTTGTGATTATCATGGCCGTAATATTAGGCGCGTTATTAGACGTTATGGTTCGTTTACACAACTACAGAAATGGGACCAAATTACAGACCGATCAGATATATCGAAATTTGATGATCTTTTTAGTGACGAGATCGGTCGAGAGGTCGAAGAGAAACTTGAACTCCCGCAGGAATTTGTAAGCCTCGCAAACAAGGCACTACCGCTGTCAGCGAACCGTCCTCTGAGATATCTTGCTGAGAGAGGTATAACAAGAGAAGATATCCAGCGATGGAAGATTGGCTTCTGCTACGACGGCGATTACGGTGGCAGAATTATTATACCATCTTTTGGCAAGAGCGGCTACCCCAACTACTTTATTGCGCGCTCTTACGTCGGGCACGGAATGAAATATAAGAATCCACGTTCATCAAAGAATGTAGTGTTCAATGATCTATTTACAAACTGGAACGACGACCTTGTAATTGTCGAAGGAGTATTTGATGCAATTAACGCAGGAAACGCTGTGCCTATCTTGGGGTCTACACTACGAACGGACTCCGACTTACTACGAAAGATTGTTCGAAATGACACCCCCTGCTACATCGCCCTCGATCCTGACGCGGCTGAAAAAGAGCGCAAGATCATTCAAACGCTTTTGCGTTACGATGTGGAACTCTATAAGATCGATGTAAGCGGATACGAAGATGTAGGCGAGATGCCAAAAGACACATTCCAGCAACGAAAACAATCTGCAAAATTGATTGACAGGGACAACTATATTCTGTTAGACTTACTGTCGGCAGTATAGGAGGTAGCATGAGCGATGAAGCAAAAGATTATATTAACAATGTTCTTGACGAAAGGCGATCAGAATTTGGCAACAAGGCTGTCTGCCCCTTCGCAGCACCAGAACTTAAAGCCAACAGGCTGATGATTGCGACCGTAGGTGAACAGGGGCTTACAGATCTTATAGACGAGTTTAAAAAGTCTGATTACGAAAGTGCCTTGTTCATAATCGAAGAAGACATACCCGCAAAGCAAACAAAAAAGTTTCAATACTTTGTAAACCTGTTGCTTAGTGAACGAGGTATGACCGATTACAAAAACATTTGCTTCAACCCAAACGACGATGTAGACATCGAAGGGTACAATCCAAGGTCCCTTGCTCCACACTTTATGGTCAATATAGCAAACAAGAAGGTGCTATCAAAAGCCCACCGCGCCCTTAAGAAAACAAATTATTACGATAAGTTGCCAGATAAGTATCGAAAGTTTCTCAATCTTAAAGATAAGTAAACTATTTATTGCGAGATTGTAAGGATATAATACATATGAAGCACACCTTTACCCGAGAACAAGTAAAAAGAATAATTCTTGAGGAATTAGAAAAGTCAAAAGTTGACGATGCGGCAGAACAAATTGTCGATGAACTTGAAAGTATGCTTTCTGAAGCTGAAGGAGATTCAGCACTAAAAAGAATCTACGACAAGATCTTTAAAAAAGCTGAAGAAGAGAATATTGATGCCGATGAATTAGCAATCAGAGTATACAAACGGGGCAAGCAAAAGAGATTTTTTAGAAAAATTGTTGCAGGTATAACTTTGGCATCCTTTTTAGGTGGCGTTCAAGCACGAATAGATATGTATTCCCAAATGGGCGCCCAAGCAGATGTAGCCGCACAAACCACCCAACAAGCACTTCAAAGCATAGAGTCCCAAAAATCTACTGATGCGATAGAGGAGTTGGGAGGTAAGTTAGAGAGAAGTGTATTATACGCTTGGACACTAGACCCCGGAAAGGGCGACGAAGCCTCTGGCAAGTTTATCACAGGAATGCAATCAAACTTTCCCCTATTCCTAGATTATGATGCCGGAAGGGTTGAGATATTTTCCCCTGAATATGGTGTAGTTATGAAACTGAAAAATGACATACAAAAGCAAATAGATCAAGGTGTTACAAACAAAAAAGATCTAAAACCTATGATCTCTGACGTAAGGGCGCCTGATATATCACAACAAGAATACGCTCAGATGTATAAGCAACTTTACGATATTCCCGATTTTGAACCTACTAAGGTTGATAAAGAAGACATCGGTGGCAATATTGACAAGGTGAGAAAGAAAAGTCAAGGCGGCATTAAATTCCTAAAAGCCCGCAAAGGACAAGCCTACGCATACGAAACTTATCAGTTGTCCGATTTCGTAAATGCGGAACTCCCAAACAACCCAGGGCTGTCACCGTCACAATTTTATATGAAACTGTTTAATGAGGTCACAGGTCAAAATATCTAGCCATAACGCTTGCACTACCATCAGAACTGTGTTATATTATAGTTGGAGGTAACATGAACAAGCTCATCAAGAAGGCAGCGTGGATTGCAGGATTCGTAGTGGTTTACCACATCTCCTACGCAGCATTCACCATTATGTTTGAAATGACCGGGGCAGCGCATTGAAGATCGCCCATATTGCTGATACTCACATCAAAAACCTAAAGTATCACGAAGACTACCGTGTCTGCTTTGAACAAATGTATCAGACCTTGCGAGAGCAAGAAGTAGACTACATTGTTCATTGTGGCGACATCGCACATACAAAGACGCAAATCTCTCCAGAGTTTGTAGAGATGGCATCTAACTTTTTTTCTACGCTCTCGGACATTGCCCCGACATTTGTAATTCTTGGTAACCACGACGGCAACTTAAAGAACAGCAGCCGACAGGATGCTATCACACCAATCGTGCAAGCACTCGATTGTGATGATTTGGTGCTGTTGAAGGACGCGGGCGAGACAGAGATACGCTCTGGCGTAACACTAAATGTTCTGTCTGTTTTCGACCGAGACAACTGGACAGATCCTAGTGACCCTGACAGTATCAACATCGCCCTCTATCACGGTGCTATCTCTAACTGCCAAACAGATGCAGGTTGGACGATGGAGCACGGCGAGGACAATCTTTCTATCTTTGAAGAGTTTGACTTTGCGATGCTTGGCGATATCCACAAGCGGCAGTTCCTTGACGATGAAGGTCGCGTGTACTATGCTGGCTCTACTATCCAGCAGAATCACGGAGAGGAAGACGATAAGGGTTTCTCTATCTGGACAATCAACTCCAAGGACGACTGGGATGTCGAGCACTTTACTCTACAGAACCCACGCCCGTTTGTCACCGTCGAACTTACACGCACGGGCAAGATCCCACGCAGGGCTTCTGTGCCAGCAAACGCGCGCCTACGCATTGTAAGCGACAACAACCTGTCTCTTGACGTGATGCGCAAGGCAGTAGATGTTGCGCGCCACAAGTTCAAGCCAGAGTCTATCTCGTTCCTAAACAGGTCTGCTGGTAAGCGCGGCAGCGTTGAGGAGATTGCTGATGGGCTTGGTATGCAGAACCTCCGAGACCCAGAAGTACAACAAGAGTTGATCTCAGAGTATCTTAAGGACTATCAGGTCAAGCCCGATGTAATGTCTATAATCTACGAGTTGAACTCTAAGTACAACCAGCAGGTCGAGTCAAAAGAAGACATCAGCCGCAACGTGAATTGGGAACTTGTGACCTTTGACTGGTCAAACCTGTTCAACTATGGCGAAGGCAACTCTGTTGACTTTCGCAACATTAATGGCATTACAGGTATCTTTGGCAAGAACTTCTCAGGCAAGTCATCTATCATCGATGCTATCTTGTTCACGATCTTTAACACAACCAGCAAGAACGAACGCAAGAACGTTAACGTCGTAAATCAGAATTGCGATTGGGGCGAAGGCAAGGTTGTGATTAACATTGGTAAGAAGGTATACACGATCCACCGTAAGGTCGAGAAGTACGAGAAGAAGTCAAAGGGCGAGACTACAATCGAAGCCAAGACACATCTTGACTTTTCTGTCTTCGACCCTGTGACCGACGAGACAACATCACTGAACGGTATCACCCGTAACCAAACCGATGCTAACATTCGTAAGCATTTTGGTACGATCGATGACTTTCTTATTTCCTCTATGTCCTCGCAGCATGGTGCCCTTGCTTTCATCAACGAGGGCTCAACCAAGCGCAAGGAGATCATAGCCAAGTTTCTCGACCTTCAGTTCTTCGACAAGAAGTTCAAGCTGGGCAAAGAGGGTGCTCTTGACTCCAAGGTTTTGATGAAAAAGTTAGAGGGGCGAGACTACGATAAAGAAATTCAAGACGCCCAAGAAGCTCTTGAGGGCTACAAAGCAGACGTATTGAAGGTTGAGACTGATAAGTTGAAGCTGGAATCAACCCTACAGTTTGCCAACAACAATGTGCTCGAACTATCTCAGAAGATTGCCAACATCCCGACAGAGGTTATTGACATCCATGAGGTTCAGTCCGAGATCAAAAAGACAAAAAATAAAATAATTTCTTTGTCTGATTCCATCGTTGACGACGGCAACGCACTACATAGAGAAAGAGAACGACTTACAAAGATCAACGATCTTCTACAAACGCTTGACTATCATAGTCTTGCGAGTTCTCTTGTAAGCATTGAAGAATCTGAAAACGAACTACAATCTTACACACAACGGCTAGAGGTTGCAACCGAGAAAAAGAAATTACTAGAAGACATACCTTGCGGCACTGCATATCCTGCTTGCAAGTTTATTCGCGATGCTCATGTGGCTACAGCAGTCATTCCAGAAACGGAAAGCAAAATCGAAGAACTAGAGAAGCTGCTCTCCGATCTTAATCCCAAGATTGTGAGAGACCATCTCGACAAGTATCGGAAGCTTGAAAAAAAGCAAATCGAAACTGAGAGTCTAATCAAGGACTTGCAGTTGGGAATAGAACGCAGGCGCTCGGCTCTTGATAGGCACAATGCCTTGATAGAAGAACTTGCACAAAAGCAGTCTTCTTATAATGACAACAAGGAAGCAATCGAAAACTTAGAAAAATTACTAAAGGAGAAAAAGTTATATGCCCGCGAATCGCAATCCATTGAGAAGCAAATTGAATCAAATAGCCAGAAGAAGATTGATCTTTATAAATCTCTCGGCTCAGAAGAACAACGAATCGAAGACCTCAAACAAAGACAACTAGAGTTCCAGTCAATCCAGTCGGAGTATTCATCGTATGATTTGTTCTTGCGATGTATGCACCCGAACGGAATTGCTTACGACATCATCAAGCAGAAGCTACCAGTAATCAACGAAGAGATTGCAAAGATTCTATCAAACGTCGTAGACTTTGAGATTTTCTTTGAGACATCTGGCAACAAGTTTGATATTTTTATCAAGCACCCCAAGCACGAGGCTCGACCTATTGAGATGGCGTCGGGTGCCGAGAAGACGATGGCTGCTATGGCTATTCGTCTTGCTCTGCTGTCTGTGTCTTCTCTGCCCAAGAGCGACCTGTTCATCTTGGACGAGCCCGGAACTGCTTTGGACGAAGAGAATATGGCAGGATTTATTCGGATCTTGGAACTAATTAAGGTGTATTTCAAGAACGTCTTGTTGATTTCTCACCTTGATTCTCTCAAAGATTGTGTGGATATGCAGATTGTAATTGAGAAAGAAGCAGGTTTCGCAAAGGTAAATCAGTAATGAAAATTACAAAGACCAGACTAAAACAAATCATCAAAGAAGAACTTGAGACAACTATGAGCGAGGGATTCTTTGACGAATTTATTAATAAGCTAAAGATTGACATAAATCCAGCCGAAGATCAAAAAGCAAAAAAGATGATGTTGAGGATGGCGATGCGTTCGAAGGAAAAGCAACTAGGATTAGAGTCTGGCTATCTTGTTGATACGCTCTATGATATGTCAAGCAAAGAACGAGATGTCTTGTCCTTGACAGAAGAGTTCAATAATCTACTAGAAGTTCTTTACACTGCTGCCCACCGCACCGCACCAGAGGACCAGAAGTCTGACAAAGAATTGGGACAGATGATAAAGAGATTTTTAGACAATGATCCAGAAACTGTGCAACTAATGTATCCACAGGTAAACAGATTAAGAAAAAAACTGAGACTTTAACAATAAGGATAACTAATGAGTAACGAGTTTGACTTTCTGCCACCAGCAGAAGCACCCCCATCATTCAACCAAGAAAAGGACCACTTTCACGAAGAAGTAGAAGCGGAAGACTTTGGTATGGTTGAGGACTTCGGATTACAGATGGAATACTCTGACGAAGATATGTTACCCGAGAACACAGCACCATCATCCATAAACGTGGGCTTTGTTGGTGTTGGCGGTGGCGGCAACAAGATGGCGAACGCTATGATTGAGTTGGGCTTCAACAAGACCCTGCTTGTCAATAGCACAGGCAAAGACATTCCAAAGAATGTAGAAGAGGAGCACGTCGTTCTTATTCCCGATTCTGACGGCATCGGTAAGAACATCGCCTACGGCAAGGAAGTCCTAACACAGAACGGCGCTATTGTAGAAGACGCCCTACGCATCAAGTTTGGCAAGGTTGATTGGCTGTTCGTGATGGCAGGCGGCGGCGGTGGCACTGGTTCGTCCGTGGTTGCCCTACAGCCTGTGTTTGAACGCTACCTACAATCTGTTCAGGCAAGCGGTAAAGTTGTCTATATCGTCTCTTGGCCAACAGCACAAGAGAATCTAAACCCCACAATCGCCCGCAACGCCTTGTCTTTGATAAATGATGTCACGCCATACCCACACATCGTTGTAGATAACGAGCGCTCTACGCGCCTCCTACGCGGTCGTATCGGTATGCTTGGAATGTATCCAGTAGCCAATACCCAGTTTTCAAAGATCTTCGCACAGATACTCAAACTATCCACCGAAGACTCACCTATACAATCTTTTGACTCCAGAGACTTGGAGACCTGCTTTGGTAAGGACGGTCGTGCCTTCATCGGCTCTACTATGATCAAAGATCCGAACACTGGCAAGCTCGGAACAACAATTATGCACAACTGTATGAACCGCTCTGCTTGCCCTCCACCCAAGGGTAAGGCGGCAGCAGGGTCACTTATTCTCGTAGCAAGTGAAGAGATGGTTGCAGACCCTCGCGTGTCCAAGCACCTTGAGTCTGCGATTGCTTATGTCGGTGGTCGCTGCGAGACACTTTTCTCTGGTGTTTATGTCAGAAAGAATGTCCCCGGACTGATTGCGATACTAAGTATGAATGGTATCGAGAAAGGAAAATAAAATGAATTTTTTAAAGACACTATGGAGTTGGTTATTAAAACTAATGCGATGCTCCCCAAGAATGCCTGTTAGCATTTCAGACTTAGAAAAAGAACCACTTGAAGCGGACTGCTGTGAAGAGGTATGCGAGATCGAAGAAGAGTGTTGCGATCACGAAGATTGTGAACCCGCACCAGATCCCATCATAGAAGTTCACGTAAAGGAAGAGCCCACTCCAGTCGTAGTAGAGGAAGTGGAAGAGCCAGAACCCGTTGAGATTATTGAAGAGGTATCCGCTGCACCCGCTCCTGTGGGCGAGTTGCTTAGACAAATCTTACTAGCAGAAGGCATCAGCGAAGGTGTTATCGGGAAGTATCAGATCATTGAAACATTTGAGGACTGGTACGACGGACCTATAGACGACGCCTCTGTCCGCGCAAGTATTCAAGATTTCAAGTCTGCCCAAGGTGGGGTGATTAAAGCTAAATTGAGTAGAGTACAATGAAGATTACAAAAGCTAAATTAAAGCAAATTATTAAAGAAGAACTCGAAGTAGTCCTCACAAACGAAGAGGTCGAAGAGATGTTTGGTGAAGAAGTCCGCGCCCAAGTAGAAGCGTTAGAAAGCGAAAAGATTACCAAAGAAGCAATAATGGAAGAGATTCAATCTGATCCTGCTCTTCTAGATGCGATTGTCAAATTAACCGATTCGATTGATGGACTTGATGTTAGCATAGACTTCCTATCCGCCGCCTTCACGGGTGAGTCGGGCGTGTCCATCGGTGCCGCCCAACGACAACTTGGTCGTGCTTACAGACCCAAGGTCCGAGCAGCCCCCGCACCTATGGACGAAGAGCTAGACGAAAGAAAATTGTCCAAAGGCGAAGAAAAGGAAAAAGAGAAGATAGTTAAGGGTATGAAGAAATCAAAGAGTGATTTCAAGAAGCGCTATGGCGGTGACGCCGAAAGCGTAATGTACGCAACGGCGACAAAGATCGCAAAGGATAAAAAATGAAAATCAAAAAGTCAGAGCTACTCGCTCTAATCAAAGAAGAAATTATGAAAGAAGCGCCCTTCGGTCGTGGTATGACAATGATGGACGACCCGTATGACGAAATTGAACCAGAGCCAGCCTCCATGCAGAGCGGTGGGGCAATGGATCAGGCTTTCCAGTATATCTTGACCGATGTTGAAAAAAGCCTAGACTTCCCAGCCGGTGCTCTTGTTAACTACCTTGTCACACAAAACCCGGAGGCAAGCCCCGAAGCTGTCGGACAAATGGCAGTACAAACCTTAGAAGTTCTCGGAATGAATTTTCCAACTGAGCGCGCTGTTGAAGAACACATCAACAGAGAGATGGACGACAGAGAAGCCGACATGATGCAAGAAGGCATGGAAGGTATCAACCCCGAGAACATGCAACTTGTAGCGGACGCCCTACAGAAGATGGCACCGCTAATTGGTGTTATGTCGTTGCCAGTTCTTATTGGACTTATCTATGAGCAACTTCGCGGCATGGGCGCCAAATGATGAGTAAAGAACAAAAGCAAGCACTACTCGACAGAGGCATACAAAAACTAACTTCCCGCAAACTACTTGTGTGGCTTACTGCCACAGGTCTTATGATGTGGGGCGGACTAGAATCAGCAGACTGGGTTATCATATCTGGTCTTTATCTCGGTGGTCAATCCGTAATTGATGCTATTGTAAAATTAAAAGGACTAGAATAAGTTGAAAGACCAAACAATGAAGATTACAAAGACTAGATTAAAAAAAATTATCAAAGAAGAACTTGATATAGTTTTAAAGGAATACCTAACTATGGAAGATGCCCCACGCTATTTTGCTGGGAAAGCCATAGGCGCCCTTAAAGCAGCACGAGAAATGTCCAATCGTTTCGCAACAGCAAAAGGTTATGCAGCAAAAGGTCAGTCAATCCGTAAATCAGAACTTGGAAAACTTGAAAAGGAAGTTGGCGGCACTGCCAGAGATTACTGCCGCGAGGTCGGCAAAGAATTCTATAGAATAGCAGACCAGATGTCTTCAGCAATGGCTTACAAGTCAGGTGCTGACTTTGCTGATTTTGAACCTAGACTAAAAGAAATAGGAAAAAAATTAATTTCAGCCTCAAATGCAATGATAACCGCCCCCGAAGGTGGCGCCAAAGAATTTAAAAAAGCAGTAGATCAATTATCTCCCGAATTTGATGACCTTATTAAGATTGGTTATGAAATTATTGAAGCCAACTCTTGAAGTATGAATCTGAAACAAAAAATACTATCTTTTTGTCTAAAACACTGGAAGGAGATCGGGCTTGTCCTGCTCCTTCTTGTTGTATTTGGCAAGTCGCAGTATGATGTACGCAACATTATCAAAGCACACGAGATTGCCGAGCAGTCCTTGAAGGATCAGATAAGCACCTTACAATCCCTCCACACCGAAGAGTTGCGCTTACGCGATGAAGCCCTTGAACAATATCGCATAGAGATAGAAGAGTTAGAGTTGGAATACGAAGCACGACAAGCCGAGATAAAGGACTTAACGAGAGCAGAAAAAGAAGTTATAATAAAAGAGTTCAAACAAGACAAGGCTCTGATTATACAGCGCTTTGAAGAGACCTACGGATTAAGATATGTTGAATAGCCTAATGTTGCTTGCTTTACTCTCGACCGCAAGCGCCGAGGACTTTACAGTCCTCGCAGAAGACCAGCCCGCCCCATTTGAGGGCGTTCTGCTTAGCGTGCCTGCTGCCGCAGAGATATTGACAAAGCACGAGGAAGCAAAGCTGAAGTGCGATCTTGAAGTAGAGTTTCAACTTGACAAGGCAGCCTCTCAATGCAAACTTGATAAGGAACTTCTTGAAGCACGCATAGTCACACTTGACCAACAACACGCCGAGATTGTGGCGTCAAAAGATCTTGTGATCGAAAAGCAGCAAGCGATTATTAAGAAGCAAGCACCACATCGTAAGTGGCTTTGGTTCGCAGGTGGCGTTGTGCTTGGCGGCGCTACTTACTACGGCATTCAGCAGGCGGCTAAATGAGCAAAGACCCAGATTACATTGTTAGAGTAGAGCAAGCCATCGCCAAGAAGTATGGTGAAGAAGCAATCCAGAATCCCAAAGCAGAATGGGACGAGAATAAAGAGAAAGTTTATCTGGAACAGATGCGAGAACTCTACAAGAAGCAAAAGAAAAACGACGAAGCCAACGATAAAGTAGAAGTAAATGGTATAAAGGTTTCAAGAAAACTACTTAATAGAGAATCCAAGACAGGGTGTCCTGTTTGTGGTGCCTTCTCACATTCCGCCCGTGATGACGTATCGCTCGTAAAGTTTGGCTGCTGCTACAAGTGTTATATCAAGTGGGTTGAAGGAAGGGAAGAAAGATGGCAAAAAGGATGGAGACCAAATGAAGGCTGACGAATTAAGAGAACTAATCAGAGAAGTTTTGAAAGAACAAGAAAAAGAAGAAACTCCGACTGACGATAAGAAGGCAACCAAACTTAAGACTGGTTCGATGTCTGGCTCTCAACGACTAAAAAAGTCAAGAGAAAGAATCACCGACACATCAAACGAATTCACTCCACAAGAACAAAAGATTGTAGATCAGCTTGAAAAGTTTATTTCCGATCTCGCAGCCAAAGAAGGAATAGATCTCCTACAACATAGAGCTTTCTTAGAGAAAGCTATGAAATTAATTCAACAAAGAATTGTAAAATAAAAACCAACTATTTATTTCAAAGGAATACCACAATGGCAACAGTTTACGAAATCGTCCAGGCGCTATCACAAGCCGCAGCAAACGCCTATGACGGAGCACATGATGCGGACGGCAAGCCAATCCAAGCAGGTCTACAGCGGGAAGAAGGCGAGCCACTCATTGACAAGCGCGTCATGGACGGCTTCAATGTTAGATTCCACGGTAACATCATGCGTCTATCCTACATGTCCGAAGTTCACCTAAAAGAAGTATATGCTAACGGCTTTGAGTCTGATATAGAACAGCGCATGGCTGACATTGTAAAGTTTCTGAAGAAAGAAGCCCGAAAGGCTGGCGGCGGATCTATCTCACTCGCTAAAGAGGGAGAGATTGATATCCGTGTTGAAAATTCTTCAAGAGTCCGTTCTTGGGTAACAGCCGTTATGGATTACAAGATTGGCGGCATGGAAGCGGCATCTGTCGTTGGCGAAGCAACTGAAGATAAGCTCGCCGCAGGTTGGGAAAAGTTCATGTCACAGGGCGGACTTGGTACCCGTCCTCCAAATGACAAGAGACCAGCAAACTCTGGCAAGAAAGAATAAAGAAAGATGAATGCCAAGATTAACGAAACAACAAATACTCAAAGAAGTTGTTAAGTGCGGTAAAGATCCTTCCTACTTCCTGAAAAACTATGCCCGCATCTCTCACCCGATGCACGGGCTTATGTTGTTTAAGACATACGATTATCAGGATAAGCTACTAGACGACTTTAACGACTATCGATTTAACATCATTAACAAGGGTCGCCAGCTAGGCATCTCAACAATTACGGCTGGCTACATTGTTTGGATGATGCTGTTTCATCGCGACAAGGCTATTCTTGTTATGGCAACCAAGTTTGATACCGCAGGTAACTTGGTTCGTAAAGTCAAGAATATCATGAAGAACCTTCCTGACTGGATCAGGATCGCAAACATTACAACTGACAACCGCACGTCCTTTGAGTTGTCCAACGGCTCCACCATCAAGGCTGCTTCTACCTCTGGCGATGCTGGTCGTTCAGAGGCTCTATCGCTTCTTGTTCTTGACGAGGCTGCCCACATTGAAGGCTTGGACGAACTTTGGACTGGTCTATACCCAACGCTATCAACTGGTGGTCGCTGTATTGCTATCTCAACTCCAAATGGTGTTGGTAACTGGTTTCACAAAACTTGTACAGGTGCCGAGAGTAATGAAAATAATTTTAACCTCACTACCCTTATGTGGGATGTACACCCAGATAGAGACGAAGAATGGTTCAAAAAAGAAACCAAGAATATGTCCAAACGCCAGATTGCACAGGAGTTGGAGTGTAACTTCAACACGTCTGGTGAAACTGTCATAGATCCGTCAGGTATTGACTGGATGATGTCGTTGGTGCGAGAACCAAAGCACAGAACTGGATTCGACAGAAACTTTTGGATTTGGGAAGAGTACGATCCAACTTGCAACTATCTTCTTGCAGCCGATGTGGCAAGAGGCGACGGTGCAGATAGCTCTACGTTTCACATTCTAAAACTTGAAACGATGGAGATTATTGGAGAATACCAGGGTAAACCAACACCCGACCTGTATGCCAATATGCTAAACCAAGTTGGTAGAGAGTTTGGCAATGCGATGATGGTTGTAGAAAACAATTCTATTGGTTATACAGTGATCGATAAACTTATAGAGTATGGCTATCCTAATCTTTATTATTCAATCAAATCTACACACGAGTATATAGACCAGCACTTGGGCGAACACAGAAGCGGAGCGATTGCCGGATTCTCCACTACAACCAAGACTAGACCCCTGATTGTAGCCAAGTTGGAAGAGTTTATAAGAAACAAACTAATTAAGACGTATTCCTCACGTTTGGCAAATGAATTTAGAACATTTATTTGGAACAACGGGAAACCACAAGCAATGCGAGGGTATAACGATGATTTGGTAATGGCTCTTGCGATTTGTTGTTGGGTCCGAGACACAGCAATACAATCAAACTCCCGAGACCTAAATTACCAAAAAGCTTTTGTTGATGCTATTATGACTTCTAGAACAACGTTGAACACCCAGATAAAGGGACAAATTGGCTACACAGGAGAAGACACAACTAGTAAAATGAACGAAGCAAAAAATCTATACTCCCAATATATGTGGATAATTAAGTGAGAAACTAAATGGCACCTAAAAACCCAAAGCAAGGCAAGAACCCTGCAAACAGAGATTCGCAATTATTCAGATCTCTTACTCGACTGTTCTCTGGACCTATTATCAGCTATCGCTCCGAGTCTGGTCGAAAGATACGCAGACAACATCTTGATAAATATTCTACAAGATTTAAATCTGCGTCAGGGCAGCAATTTAAAAAACAGTCCTATAACCCACTAGACACAATTGCGGCAAATGCAATCGCAAACCAACGCAGGTCCGAGCGTTATATTGACTTTGACCAGATGGAGTATATGCCCGAGCTAGCTTCTGCCCTTGACATCTACGCAGACGAGATGACAACATTCTCTTCTCTTTCTCCGATGCTCAACATCAGATGCCGCAACGATGAAATCAAGGCTGTTCTAGATATTCTCTACCATAACGTGATGAACATTGAACACAACCTCTTTGGTTGGTGCCGCACAATGTGCAAGTACGGAGACTTCATTCTATATCTTGATATTGATGACGAGATAGGTGTTCAGTCTACAATTGCCATACCACTGCAAGAGATTGAGAGATTAGAAGGTCTTGACGCCACAAATCCGAATTACATCCAGTATCAGTGGAATTCTGCTGGCATGACGTTTGAGAACTGGCAGATTGCTCACTTCCGCATTCTTGGTAACGACAAGTATTCTCCATACGGCACTTCTGTTCTTGAGCCTGCGCGTCGTATCTGGCGACAGCTTACCCTAATGGAAGACGCAATGATGGCTTATCGTATTGTTCGTTCATCCGAGCGTAAAGTATTCAAGATTGATGTTGGCGCCATTCCACCACAAGAAGTCGAACAATACATGCAGAAGATTGTTACCCAGTTGAAGCGTCACACAATTGTAGACAAGGACACTGGGCGCATCGACCTGCGCTACAACCCGCTCTCTATTGAAGAGGACTACTATATTCCTGTTCGTGCTGGCTCTGTGACTGATATTCAGAACCTCGGAGCAGGACAGAACACAACCGCGATTGACGACATCAAGTATCTTCGCGACAAGTTGTTCTCAGCTATCAAGATTCCACAAACCTACTTGACCATGGGCGAAGGCGCACAGGAAGATAAAACTACCCTTGCTACTAAGGACATACGATTCGCTCGCACAATTCAGCGCCTACAGCGTTCAGTCCTACACGAGCTAGAAAAGATTGGAATTATTCATCTTTATACTCTCGGCTACAGAGGCGAAGATCTACTAAACTTCAAGCTGTCTCTCAACAACCCAAGTAAGATTGCTGAGTTGCAAGAGCTTGAACACTGGAAGACCAAGTTCGATATTGCTGCATCTGCAACTGAAGGCTATTTCTCACGTCGCTGGGTTGCTGACAATATCTTTGGCATGTCCCACGAAGAGTTCCTACGCAACCAGCGTGAGATGTTCTACGACCGCAAGCACGACACCGCACTTGAGGGTGTTGCTGAAGCTGCTGCCGCAGGCGGCGGCGAAGCTGGTGGTGGTGGACTTGACCTCGGTGGCGACGAAGGTGGTGGCGGTCTTGATCTTGGTGGCGGTGACGAAGGTGGTGGAGAACTTGACCTCGGTGGAGACGAAGGCGGCGATGAAGGTGGTGGCGAAGACACCGCGCTTCTAGCAGCCCCTCCAGGCTCCCGTGACTCACCACGATTGGCACCATCACTCGGCAAGCGCGCGAGATCAGGTAAGAAATATGTGACTAAGGGCTCTAAAGGCAAAGTTTATCAAAAGGTCGCAACAGACAAGAGACCATCCGGGGCAAGAACTCGCAACTACGCAAGTATCCCAACCCCCGAAATGAACACCTATCGGTCAAACAACCACGGTGCGTCAGAACTAAGATCACTCGCTAGGGGCATTTATGAAGAGCAAGACCCTAATTACTTGCGAGACCAAGAGGAAGAGCAATCTCTCCTTGAAGTTAACAGTTCAGTAAAGATGCTTATTGAGAGCCTAGAAACAAAGACTACGGAGAATGATAATGAAAAATAGACACAACAAGAAGCGTAACACAGCTTTTGTTTTCGAGGCTCTATCTCGTGAAGCGACTGTTGCGATCATCAAGGGCGACCACGAGAGAAAAGAAAAAGTAGTCTCCATTGTTCGCAAGCATTTTACAGGAGACTCTTTACTTAAGAAAGACCTAGAATGCTACCGCTCTTTGTATGAAAATCAGAACCTAGACGAAACCACTAGCAAAAAAATTGTAGAGGCTGTGCTGGCTGCTAAGCGCCTTATTGACCCCGATGGATTGTTCAAGCAACAAACTGAAGTCATCAATGATATCAACAAGGAACTCAGCCCTGCAACATTCAACAACTTTGTGCCAAACTACAAGTCATTGGCTACTATTGCAAAGATGTTTAATACTAGCTCTCCAAAGCAAAAGGTAATGCTTGAAGGCAAAATTCTTGAAGCAATGGCAAGTGCCGTAGACGCAACTCCGCTTGAGCCAATGGACAGCATAACTTTCAGAACTTTTACTAAGAAGTTTAACGCCAAGTATGGCGACTCTCTTCTACAAGAGCAAAGAGAACTTCTGAACCACTACATTTCATCTTTCTCACACGACGATCTTGAAACCAAGATATATCTCAACAGAGAGCTTGGTAGATTAAAGCAATCACTATCTGAGGCAGTCGATACCGAAGACATCGCAAACGACCCCGAGATGGTTCGCAAGACAAACGCTGTGAGAGAAAGGCTTGAGAGTCTTTCAAAAGAAACCAGTTTGAACGAATCCACCCTGTTGACCATTATGAGAACACAGGAGTTAGTAAAGGAAATCTACAACGATGCCAGTAACAGTTAGAATTGTTCCGGTCCCAGAGCCAGTAAAAGTAACAATAAAGCCGAAAACCCCTCCTCCTACTGTAACCCTAGAGCTTGACATTCGTAAGTCACTAAGTGGCGATCTAATGATTTTTGACCACGGCGATATTGATATTGTTCTTTCCGGCAAGGACAAGAAGATTACTGCTTTTCCAAAGCAAACAATGACTGACTTTACATATGGCGCACAGAATAGATTATTTGCTCATCTTGCTCGTAAAGGTATTATTATGCCTGAGTCAATCCAGGGTGCCTCTTACTATGGCGCTATGGAAGCGCAGCTACAAGAAGCAGCGGACGGCAAGTTAAACGCTGCCAAGTTTGCGCTTGTAAGTATTGAAAAGTTCATCACAGAAGAAAGACCATACTTTGAAAAGGTCGAGGCTGATATTGCTGGATTTGAAGACGAATACACCAACCCCGACAAGACCGACTCTACAGAGCTTGGAGAAGTTCCACAGAGGGACGAACAAGGTTCTATCCGTAAGGGCTACATCAGAGATCCCTACACATTCTCTTACATGTACACAATCTAGGAGCCCACTATGACAAAGAAAATGAAAGTTATAATGGAAAACTGGGACAGGTTTATATTGCAAGAAGAGTTTGAAGCTTGTGATACTCCATTTAAAGTTGGAGATATGTTAATTGGAGTTGATCTTGTAAAATACTTAGACGATGAAGCCTTATATCAGGATAGACAAGAGATAATAAATCGATCAGAATATAGACAGTATCTTAAAAAAGGAATACAAATAGGCAAAGCTATAAAGCCTTTTGCTAGTTTAGTGCTCGCATTGGATGGAGGGGCGACGGCTGCTACACTAGGAGCAGCCGATGCAGCCGGCGGATTTCTTGGTCAAATGTTTGCCCTTGGCTCTAAAAATGAAGGCGACAACAGATACACTGAATTTTTATCAACCTTTTGTGTTGATAATGAGACACTAGACTTAATTGAAGATAAATTTCAACAACAATATGTAACACAGACAGATATTGTAGATAAACTACAAGATTACTTTAAAAATGCAAATCCCGAGTCTCCGCTTCCCGATATCACAGAACATCTAGTGGAATGGCTAAACACAAAATCTGCTTATGCAGGAAGTGAAGAAACAAAAATGGTGACAAAATGATGGAATTATTATTATTTATACTTATAGCCTACGGGCTCACACAGATTTTGGTATACAGCGATATGCCAATAATCAAAAGACTGCGACCAGACAAAGAATCTTATAGAGGATACGGCAAAGTTTTCCATTGCCCTATGTGTATGGGCTTCCACGTTGGTTGGTTTTTAGTCCTACTTTCTCCTTGGACTGAACTATTTACGTTTGACCCAACTTTTGTTAATGCCTTTATACTTGGTTGTCTTTCATCTGCGACTTCATATGTTCTCAATATGGTGTTCTCAGATGAAGGAATAATGATAAAGCATAATTACAAAAACGATAATTTTTTTATAGAGGAAGAATAAATGAAGATTACCAAAGCAAGACTAAAAGAAATCATTAAAGAAGAAATTGAAGCCGTTAAGGAAGGACCCCAACGCGCGTTCTGCATTGGCTACGAAAAAGATGGTGAAACAAAGCACCAGACTGTTCATGCTGACGCTCCCGGAATCGCCGAGAGAAAGATCAAGAGAGAGCACGATGTTCGTGATAGCGCAATCAAGAGCACAAAAGAAGGGAAGTGTAAAGGTCATGCATAATTATCTTATTGGAAAATGGGGACTACAACCAGTCCGCCGATGCTGCAAAGGCTCTTAGCTCGCGCGGGTAGCGCCCGCATAAGGAATACAAATGAAACTTACCAGAACAAAACTAAAACAGATTATCAAAGAAGAACTAGACAGGGCTTCTGAAATTAAAGCTGAAAGAGTTGTTAACTTTATCAAAGATCACGGTGACACACACGCAGAACTTGTGCATCAAGATGATGGTTCTATGAAGATCAAGGTTGTAACAAAGATATATGATACCAACACTCGCAAGATGAGTTCAGAAGTTAATTATATTGAACCCACTATGCAAGCAGCAAGAGGAATATTGGAATACTAAAATGAAACTACTAAGAGAATACTACGAACTATGTGAAGGTGGCGTATGCCAAGACCTTCTTACTGAAGACGAGAAACGTTTTGTCGCCGGCGGGGGCATGATACTTTCTGGCAAGCTACAAGAAGCAGATGTCCAGAATGGTAATGGTCGTGTCTATCCTCACAAGGTTTTAATGAGAGAAGTCGAGAACTACAAGAAGCTTGTAAAAGAAAACAGAGCACTTGGTGAACTAGATCACCCCGACGATTCAGTTATCAACTTAAAGAACGCGTCACATATGGTTACGGCTATCTGGATGGAAGACAAAGCCGTTATGGGTAAGGTTAAAGTCCTCAACACTCCATCTGGACAAGTTCTCAAGTCTCTCGTAGAGTCAGGCGTCAAGCTTGGCATCTCTTCCCGAGGTATGGGATCTGTGTCGGAGGGCGGTGGCAATGTCGTTGTTCAAGAAGACTTTCAACTCATCTGCTTTGACTTTGTATCTGAGCCTTCAACTCCAAACGCTTTTATGATGAAAGAGGCAAAACAGTATAACAACAAAGTATTTACAAAAGCTGACCGAATTAACAGGCTACTAAATGAGGTATTAAAAGATGAGTGAAGAACAGGAAAAATTAGATGAAGTTGGTGCTCCTGGGCTTTCTGTTGTATTGACAAATTTGGACAATTTGGTAAAAATATTAATAACTGTAAACAAGACTGCTAAATCAGAAAAGCTGGAAAAGTCTATTGAAGCAATCAATTTTGTATATAATGGTTTTGAAAAAATGAAAAAAAACTATCCCAAAACATATAAGATGGTTTTAGGAGGAGCAGCAATATTAGACCCTGTGGGAGCTATAAAGGCTGGCGCCGCAAGAAAAGTAATCACTGCTTTTGTTAATTCTTTTGGTCTTAATCCTCCCCCCGAGCCACCACAAATAGATACCACAAATGCGCCACCCCCACCAGAAAAATTAGAAGAATCTTTAGATAGAATGCAAATCCTTGCAGGAATTGACAAGAAGGAAAAATGAACAAATCACAACTTAAAAAGTTAATCAAGCCAGTCGTAAAAGAGTGCATCCAAGAAGTTTTGATAGAAGAAGGACTTCTTACAGAGGTCGTCGCTCAAGTTGCTTCTGGAATGTCTCGACAGCCAATTGTTGAAAACAAGCCAAATAAAAGAAATGATAAGCTATTTAATGAAGACTTGCAAATGCAGCGTAAGTCCCGAGAGGCGAACAAAAAGCTACAAGAGCATCGTAAGAAACTTCTAGATTCTATTGGTGGAGACGCTTACAACGGAGTTGATTTATTTGAAGGTACAACACCTTTAAACAATGCAGGCACCGCAGGCGAAAGCCACAAAACAAATGTACTAGGTGACGATCCAAATGATGCAGGTGTAGATATAAGTTCAATTATGGGCAACTCAAGCAAGATTTGGCAAGCGATTAAATAGGATTAATAATGAGTAGACGCAAGGGTGCGAATGTTGTGGTTACCGCAAGACAATGTAGAGGTAACCACGAGAAGATGATCCGCAAGTTCATCAAGAAATGTAAGAAAGAAAAAATTATTGAACAGATAAGAGAAAGAAGATATTACAAGAAGCCTTCCGATGTTAAACGTCATAAAAAGCAGGCTGCCATACGCCGACAGCGCCGAGACGTAGAAAAGCAAAAGAGACTGCAAGCCAAGCGTGAAAGAAATAGTTGATACTATTTATTTACGACTATGTAAATACGGAGGATTCTTATGTCAGTTTTGAAAGCAACAAGCTGGGGTCGCACTAGAAGACCAAAACATCTAGTCGAGCACCTTCCAACAACCAAGCAAACAGCAACTACAGTAGCAATAACTGCTGAAGCAGATCTCAACAGCGATCTAAACGACGGCACAGCAGGACAAAATGGATATTCAACAGAAAATCAGAGATTTTTGCATGTTTTTGTAAAAACCAATACTGGCAAATCTGTTGTAATTTATGGATACAATTATGCTTTTGGTGAGTGGGCGCCGTTGTATTTACCATTAGGAAATGGAACGCACGCCGAGGCTACTGCAACAACTGGTGGAAGTGGTACGGGAGCGAGACATTATATTTTTGATATAGCAGGTGTTGATAGAGTAGCGTTTGTTTCAGGCGACCCACCCGCTACCGTCAGGGCTGCTTGCAGCACATTCTAAAGGAGTTTTATAATGGCTCAATTTAGATGGGCATATGTTAATTGTACTGAAGAAGACAGCATTACTATTGCCGGACCTACTGGTTCACTTCAATTTTTATCCACTTCAAGTGGGTTAAGCGGCTCTAGCAATTTAATATTCAATACTTCTAGCAATACCTTATACATTACTGGAACATTACTAGTTTCTGGAACTATTAGTGCTAGTTCTTTTGTTGTCAATCAGACAGATACAGTTTCTGGATCTACCGTATTTGGCAATAGCAGTAACGACACTCATCAATTTACTGGCAGTTTATTTGTCGGAAAAGCCTCTGAGCTACCAACATTCCAAGTAGATCCAGCACAAAGCCAATCAATAACTCTAGGGATGAGACACACATATAGGACTGTCTCAACTTCAGGGCTTACATCTTCGACCGGAGACTACATTATCGGTTTTGGAGGCTCTGGAGATTTAGAATTTAGACTGCATTCAGCGTCTGCGTACAATTCTGGAGCCATATTAGTCCTAAAGGATGAATCATCAACTAGAGCCGCAGGTACTGGCAAAATAACAGTCTCTGCTTCATCTCCAAACACCATAGACAATAATGGCGCCTATGTTCTCACTGGCTCAAACCCAGCTATTTCACTATATTCTAACGGTGCCAACTGGTTTGTATTCTAACGAGGAGGTTACCTAATGGCTTATAACCTTCTCTCCGGTACAGTTCTTGCTAACGAATCAGTTGTTTTCGAGCCGTCTACAAATGGTGGTGAATTTAATAACGTAATTATTGGTGAGTTTCGAGGAGACGGACAACAATTACAAAACGTTGCTAGAGTTGTCGCCAATGGCACAACTGATTATATGCTCACGGTTGGAGCAAATGCAGATAGTTTAGTTGGGGAGCCCAACTTACAATTTAATGGGGCGCGCCTATTTGTAAATGGTAATATAACGGCGTCGTCTTTACATTTATCTTCCTTGGCGGCAGGACAGGCGGCTACATCTTCCTTCCTTGCTCTTGACTCTAACAATAATGTGGTCCTTACGTCTTCGGCAGGTGGTCCTGATTTTGCCACCGCACAGGGACCAATAAACTCTTTACAGTTTCATTCCAGCCCTGGCGATATAAGTGGTTCGGATAATTTTACTCTTGTTGGAAGTACTCTGTTTGTGACCGGAAACATAGTTGTGTCTGGAAATGTAGAAGCACACGCTTTTGATCTTATCCAGACAACCTTGTTTGAAATAAACCAATCGGGATCAAGTGCTCTGGGGAATTCAAACGATGATACCCACCACTTCACAGGATCCATTTCTGTATTCTCGTCCAGTACCGATCTGTTTGCGGTTGATGTCGAGAACAAAAACACAAAAATAAAAACTGGTCTTGTGTTTAACAGGACGGCTGTTGCCACAAACTATTCTGTCTTGGCGTCAGACTATTATGTAGGCATTGACACCGCAACCCAAAGCTCAGCAATTACTGCAAGCCTCCCAGCAGCCGAGTCTTTGCAGTCAGGACAAACCTTCGTTTTTAAAGACGAAGGCGGAAGTGCCCACCAGTACAGCATTGTCATAAAACCATCTGGTTCTCAAAAAATCGATAATCAAAATCAAGTAATTTTGGAATCACCCCATGCATCTTTGACCATTTATACGGACGGCGCGTCAAAGTTCTTTATTACTTGATTTGATTTATACTATTTAAGAGCGTAATGTCGCTGGTGCTTTTGCATCTGTGCATTATCCATTTTATCTTTAGGAGGATTTTTATAAATGGCTTACAAATTTCAATTAGGTTCCGCTATTCTTAGTGGTTCCACCAAGTTCGAGGAAGAGGTTGACGCCGCTGGCGGTCTTAAGCTCTCTGGTGTTGATGACACCGCACTCGACGTTTCTGCTGATAGCTTCTTGTTCCGCGATGCTGACGGAACCATGAAGCGCGACACCATGGCTGACTACGCTACCGCAATTGCTGGTGACGGTCTTGCCGCTTCATCCGGTGTTCTTGCTGTTGGTGTTGATGATTCTACTGTTGAACTCGACTCCGATGCTCTTCGCATCAAGGATAGTGGTGTTGGCACTGCAAAGATTGCTGACAACGCTGTCACTCTTGCTAAAATGGCTGGCATTACCCGTGGCTCACTAATCGTTGGTGATTCTTCTGGTGACCCATCATATCTTGCAAAGGGTACTGCTGCTCAGTTCCTTCAGTCTGACGGAACTGATCCATCATACGTCACAATCTCTGGTGATGCTACTATCGCTGCCGGTGGTGCTCTTACCATCGCTAACGATGCTGTTGAAAGCGGTATGCTCAACGACAACGTTATCTCCGGTCAGACCGAATTGGCTTCCGATGGTCTTGCTGCTGCTGACGAACTTATGATCAGCGACGGCGGCACTTTGAAGAAGATTGGCGTTGACAATCTTTTCAAGGATGGTCCCGGACTTCTCGGTGCTGCTTCCGTTGATGTTTCAGCAGACCACTTCATGTTCCTTGATGGCGGCGCTACTGGCGATGCTAAAACTGAATCAGTCGCCGACCTTATGACTGCAATTGCTGGCTCTGGTCTTAAGGCCGATGCTGGTGTTCTTGAAGTTCGCGTCTCTGGCTCAATTGTTCGCAACTCTGACAAGCTTGGTATCAGTGGCTCAATCGCTGGTGATGGTCTTAAGTTCCTCGGTGGTGCAAACGCAATTTCTACCCTTGAGGTTGATCTTAACGAGCTTCCCGCTGCTGCTGTTGCAGTCGCCAACGATAGCATCGCCATCATCGATTCTGATGACAACGGCACCAAGAAGGAAAGCATTGCTGACCTTATGACTGCTGTTGCTGGTAACGGTCTCGCTGCCGCTTCTGGTGTCCTTTCGCTTGATGCTTCTGAAGTCGCTTCTGCTGCTATAGCTTCCGGCGACCACTTCGTCTTCCACGATGTCACTGACGACAGCACCAAGAAGGAAACTGTTGACGATCTCGCTAGCTTCATGGCTGGTGTTGGTCTCGCTGCTGCTTCCGGTGTTCTTACGCTTGACATTGACGAGCTTGGTGCTCTTGGTGGCGCTTCCGTCGATCAGGGTGACAACTTCTTGCTCTCTGACGGTGGTACCGAGAAGAAAGTTACCTTCTCTAACCTTGAGGACAGCATTTTTGGCAACGTCTCTGGCGATGTTCTTATTGCCGCAGGTGGTGCTGCTACCATTCAGGCTAACGCTGTTGAAGACTCCATGGTCAACGACAACGTTGCAACTGGTCTTGCTGGCGTAGGTCTCTCCGCCGCTTCCGGTGTTCTTGCACTTGACGCTTCTGAGCTTTCTGACGCCGCTGTTGCTTCTGGCGACAAGTTTGTCTTCCAAGACGCGACTGATGATAGCACCAAGAAAGAAAGCATCGATGACATTGCTACCTTCATGGCTGGCAACGGTCTTGCTGCTTCATCCGGTGTTCTCGCTGTCGATGCCTCGGAGCTTTCTGACGCCGCTGTTGCTTCCGGTGACAAGTTTGTCTTCCAAGACGCAACCGACGATAGCACCAAGAAAGAAAGCATTGATGATATTGCCACCTTCATGGCTGGTAGTGGACTCTCTGCTGCTTCCGGTGTCCTCAGCGCTAGACATGATGTCGCTGCTAAGGCTGATGGTGATACTCTTGCAGTTGGCGTAAACTACTTCGCTGACCTTAGCTCTGATGCCACTGTCGCTCTTCCTGCTTCACCTTCAGTTGGTGATACTGTCGTCGCTAAGGCTAAAGGTCTTTCAAGCGCAACTATCATTATCAACAGGGCTGGCTCACAGACTATCGATGGCGAAACTTCTGTTACCATCGAATCACCTTTCGGTGCTGTTACCATGGTCTACGTTGCTAACGACGATTGGAGACTTATCTGATATAACCTTCTGGTTTTAATCAGATTTCTTCTGGGTGCCCTCCTTCGTGGGGGCATCCTTTTTTCTTGCGACTATTTATTGAGAACATCAAATAAAAAGGATTTTTTTATATGGCATATAATGTCCTAAAAGGTAACGTACAATTTATTAACTCTGATAGTGGCTCTATCGAGAGCATGGTTGATGATTATAGCAATCAGACTATCGCAGGAATAAAGACATTTTCACAAGCTGTCACTGCATCATCAGGCTTAAGCTCTTCAGCAGGGATACAAGCAGAATCTTTTATTGGTGCAGGCACGGGAATTACCGGCGTAACTGCCGCCGGTGCGACAATTTCTGATGACGGCAACAACCGTGTTTTAACAGCTAAGGGAGACACGACTTTACAAGCTGAACAAAACCTTAAATTTAACGGCTCAGAACTTCAGATCCTTGGCAATATTTCCGCTTCAGTAAATATTTCAGGTTCAGAGTTTTATGGAAAGGCGGATGGTCTAACTAATATTCCAACTAACCAATTTGTTGGTAGCATTTCTGCCGCAAGTCTTAATCTTGGAGACACGTTAGATAATGATGGCGGCGAGTTGATCGTTGACCTATCAAGTTCTGGAGGACTTGAAAGCACCGCAACAGGTTTAAAAGTAAATCCTTCTGTTGCTGTTCAAAAAACTTCTCCAGTAAATGCAGATAAGTTTGTTATAGCAGATTCAGCAGCGTCAAATACTACAAAATATATAACTTATGAACACCTATCAACTGGGATTGCTAGTGGAATCACAACATTCCCACCAAACGGAAGTGATGGCAACGTACAAATAAAAAATGGTTCCGCTTTTCAAGGACCAAGTGAATTAACTTTTAACACGACTTCGAACATTTTAACTGTTACAGGCAAAATTACTGCCTCTGTTCACGTTTCGTCTTCGCAGATTTTTGCAACTAGCTATTTTGGCGATGGGTCAGGTTTAACAGGATTGAGTACAAATGCTTACGGCTTTTTTACAGCCAACTTTACTGTTGCTTCTGATAGTGATTTAATTGGGATTGTGACTACCGGATCAGTAATTACTGCCTCCTTGCAGGCAGCGAATCAATACGAACCGGGACAGAGATTTACTTTTAAAGATGTAAGTGGAAGCTGCTCAGGATCAAATCACATTGTAATCAGTGCAAGTAACTATTCTTCTGGCGACCGAATTGATGGACAAGGTATTGTAAAAATACAAGCAGGATTTGGCGCCGTTACAATTGCATCCGACGGTGTTGGAAGTTTCTACATAGTGAGCACAAGCTAATGCCTGATTTAATTAATGAAAATGGAACGTGGGTCCTTCAAGAAGACGCCAATTTTTCTGATTTAAAAATAAACACCATTGATTTAACAGATGGTACTTGGACTAATGTGGATATTAATTCAAATATTAATACCTTATCCTTTGCTAATGATGCAAATAAGATTGTTACAAATGCTGTGTCGGCTGGAAATATAAATCTATTAAACAAATCTGATTACAATGCAGCAAGATGGTATAAAACTCTAACTTATGAAGATGGTACGCAAGTTCTTACAACGGATCAGTTTATTTTTATATCAACTTTGCAAGGTCTCTCTTCATCTAATCCCTCTCCTTTTGGCTTTGCTTGCGGCTTATCACTGCATCCGTTGGCTACTGGTTCAAATTCGCAAACAAATCAAGCTTTTAATGGTCACTCATTGTTTAACGAAACTTCTAATAGCACCACCGGGTTTAAACACGAATATTCTTCTGCCACTCAAGCCGGCGGCGGCTCTATAATTTTAAATGTGCTAACTTCAAGTTTATGTACTTGTGTAATCAACTGGGGGGCACCCACTGGGACTCAAAAAGGTAATATATCAGTGACAAGAAACAATAGAAATGTAGTAACACAAAGAAGCACCATGACAATGTCTTCTTCTGCTGATCTACCACTTTATCTTCAGGTTTGCTTTGCGACAAGATATAACACCAACGAGTGTCTAGCTGGTGCCGAACACAAGCAGATAATGAAATACAAAGTAATAAGGATACTACCAGAATGAAGACAGTAGATCAAGTTAACCAAGAGCATATGATATTTGAAAATTTTGAAATAAATGGCAAAAAAATAACAATTTATATCTCTCATGACGAAATTAACGCTTTGTTGTCCTCATATGACTCAAGTGATTTCAACTCTCCTGACATCGTAACCTGTAGGGCGCTAGCACGATTAATACTAGACGCCCTAAAGTCAGCACAATAAACATTTGCTTTTACTTCATTTACGCACTATTTAAAATGAAAAACTATTTCTATAGGAGTTTTTGTTTATGTCCTCATTATTAGAGCAAGCAATCGTAGACGCAAAGGCGTTGAAGGAAGCCGCAATGAAAAATGCGGAGGCCACAATTATCGACAAGTATTCGGAAGAAGTCAAGTCCACCCTCAACCAGTTACTGGAGCAGGACGAACTTGAGGCTCTTCTTGGCGGGGGAGAAGAAACCCCAACTGCTGGTGCTGAAGCAGCAATAGACGAAGAAGTCGAAGCCGACGAGATTGCCGAAGGCGTCCCTGATGCATTCACCGAGGACAGCACTGCTCTTGGCGGCGTAAACGAAGGCGAAGCAGCAGAGGTCACAATTGATTTTAAAGAACTTGCCGAGGCACTTAGCCAGCTTCGTGAAGGTATCGAAGAAGAGGAAACTCTTGAAGAGGCTGAAAAGGAAGAAGCTGAAGAGAAAAAAGACGAAGAAACCATGGACGAAGAAATGGAACTAGATGAAGATTCCATCATGGAAATGGTAGCCTCAATGCTTTCTGAAGAAGATGAAGAAACTCTTGAGGAAGCCGAAGAAGAAGTTATGGAAGAGGGCGAAGAAGATGGAGAACTTTACGAAGAACTCTCTGATGCCCTCTTAGAAGCAATTATGGAAAAACTTACCGTAGACATGGGTGCTACGCTCTCTGGCTGGGCTGGTCGTTCTGAAGAATCAGTCAAGCACCAGATGGAGCTAGAGATGGCTCATCGTCGCAGCACCGAAGTCGCAGAAGAACTCGAAGCACTTAAGAAGGCTCAAGAAGAGCTAGTATTCGAGAACAAGAAATTAAAACAAAATCTTTCCAACTACCAAGAAGTAGTTGAATCTCTTAAGGAGAATGTGCAGGATGTAAATCTTAGTAATGCACGACTCCTTTACACCAACCGCACGCTGAGAAATACCTCCCTGAATGAGCGACAAAAAGAAAGAATTGTCGAAGCGATTTCTAAGGCTGGTTCGGTTGAGGAAGCAAAGACAATCCACGAGACACTTCAAAGCACAGTGGCGTCCACTCCCAAGAGAGGACCAAAATCACTAAGCGAAGCTATCACCCGTCCAACTTCCGTTATCCGTGCTTCTCGCAAGGAAGAACCCAAAGTGGATCCCTTTACTGCGAGAATGCGTAAACTAGCAGGTATCAATTAAATCAAATTTAAGGAGGATTTATAATTATGTCTAGTATTGTAAACAGATTGACCGAAGGCGTTGTCAATCGTGATATGCGTGCTGAGTCCCACGCACTTCTTTCCAAGTGGAAGAAGACCGGACTTCTAGAGGGTCTTGAGGATGAGCGCAAGCAAAACACCATGGCCCGCCTACTTGAAAACCAAGCCAAGGAACTTCTTCGTGAGCAGACCTCAATGGGTGCTGGCGATGTAGAAGGTTTCGCTGCTGTTGCGTTCCCAATTGTTCGCCGCGTGTTCGCTGGTCTTATCGCCAACGATCTCGTTAGCGTTCAGCCAATGAGCCTTCCCAGTGGTCTTATCTTCTTCCTCGACTTTGTTTACTCCGCAAACATTGGCGCGAGCGGAACCATGGTTGATCGGTTTGGCAACACTGCTGATAAGTCAATCTACGGTACTGATCGTGTCGGTTCACAGATCACCGGTGGTGTTGGTCTTGTTGGCAGCCTTGCAGAAAACCTTTCCGGTCCCCGCGACATGGTTGGTTACGCTTACGGCTCACCTGAAACTCTTCAACTTGTGACTGCTTCTGCTACCAACTTCACCGTTGGCGAACGTGTTGCAATTTCTGCAATCACCGAAGCACAGAAGAAGCTTATCAAGTACGACCCTGACGTTCTTGCTGAGACTAGCAACAACCTATTCCAGCTTAAGTTCCCAGAGTCAGGATTGACCAGACCAGATCTCGATAACCTTTCTGCTTTCGATATCTCTGGTTCATCAGTTGGTAGATTTGGTGACACAGCCAACCTCACCGACACGAACACCAAGCTAATTCGTCGTCTAACTTCCACTGACGGCACCGATATTAGCTTCTTCTTCGTGTCAAGTCACGGAGATGCTCTAACACTAGCAGTTAGCACCAGAGACGGTGACTACGCTCACATTGAGCATCCCACCAAGGATGGTGTTGAGTCTTCAACTAACGCAGCCGCAGGTGCCATTGACACTTACAGTATGCTTCTAGAAGCTAACGCTGAAATCCCTGAGATTGACATCAAGGTTGATTCCATTGCTGTCACCGCTCAGACCAAGAAGCTCAAGGCCAAGTGGACCCCAGAGCTTGGTCAGGACCTCAACGCATACCACAACTTGGATGCAGAGGTTGAGCTTACCTCAATTCTCTCCGAGCAGATTGCTCTTGAGATTGACCGTGAGATCCTTGCTGACCTCGTGAACGGTGCTACCGCAGCTACCCGCTACTGGTCTCGTGCCCCTGGTCTCTTTGTTGATTCCAATGGTAACGAGCTAGGCGCAACTTCTGCTGCTCCTGACTTCACCGGTACCGTCTCCGAGTGGTACGAGACCCTCGTTGAAACCATCAACGATGTCTCCGCACAGATTCACCGCAAGACTCTTCGTGGTGGTGCTAACTTCGTGGTTTGTTCACCCGAAGTTGCCAACATCCTTGAGTTCACCGCTGGCTTCCGTGCAAGCGTCACTCACGACGACGAGAAGGGCTCCATTGGCGCTCTCCGCGTTGGTTCACTAAGCAAGAAGTTTGATGTCATTGTTGACCCCTACTTCCTCCGCAACGTGGTCCTCGTTGGTCGTCGCGGTGCTTCTTTCCTTGAAAGCGGCTATGTCTACGCACCTTACGTGCCACTACAGACTACTCCCACAATCTTCGGACCTGAAGACTTCGTGCCACGTAAGGGTGTTATGACCCGTTACGCGAAGAAGATGGTTCGTCCAGATATGTACGGTCTAGTCGTCGTTCGTGGTCTACTTGGTGAGTCCGGCTCCTGATAGCTAACTAACCTAAAACTAAGCCCCTCGTCGCAAGGCGGGGGGTTTTTTTATTGTGCGAGGCTTTTAATAAAATACCATACTATTTAATATGAATTCGCGATGTTATACATCGAGTATTAAAGCATATTTAAAGGAGATTATAATATGGCTAAAGTAGCAAGAGCGGCAAGAGTAGCAAGCCGTCAAAGACCAGAGAGTATTTCTGGCAGCAAAACTATTGAAAGTGCAGAGACCGGAGAACTTTATTTGGTAAGTGCAGCAGCATCAGTTACCTTACCAGCAGTTCAAGATGGGGCATACTTCAAGTTTATTTTAACCGCTGATATCACTTCAGCTACTGCGTTGGTTATCACCGCTGCTGGCTCTGCAAAGATCGCTGGTTTAGTAATCGCAACACAAGGCGCTAACATACGTGAATCAGTTCAAGCAGCCACTGGTGGCGGTAACACAATATTAACAATTGGTTCTACTGGTAACAAGGTTTTGGCTGGCTCATCCGTAGAGTGTTATTGCGATGGAACAAACTGGCATGTTACTGGGACTGTTGCAGGTGATAACTCTGATATCACAGCATGTGCATTCTCATCATAGGATAAATAATGGGTCGTAGAAAGAAAAGAGCGAGACTTCTCGCACGTCGGGCAGCGCTTTTGGGAACTCCAGAAGCCGCCCCTGTGGTTGAGCAGGCACCAGTTGTAGTTGAAGCTGCACCTGTTGTCGAGGAGCCAGTAGTAGTAGCTGCTCCAGTTGTTGAAGAGCCAGTTGTCGTAGAGGCACCAAAGGTTGCAAAGCCTGTTGCCAAGAAGACAACGAGAGCAAGAAAGACAACCACCGCACGCAAGAGAACCACAGCAAAGAAGACTACAGCTAAAAAATAATATTGTCTCCTTCAATGTTGCCCCCTCATCTATTAAGGTGAGGGGGTTTTTGTTTGTGCTTTCACTATTTACTACGAACAGGAGGCTCCATGAATGCCCACGAACTTACAACCACTTTCAGAAACTAGCGCAATTATTCTTTCTTCTACGGGCTCTACAGATGATGTAGCTTCCGCAGTTCCTTTTGGCATGTATACCGGCTCTGTCGAATTTATAACTGGAGCCGCAAGACAAGTAAACTATGTATTCAAAAAACTTGGCGGTGATGTTGTAGATATCGAGCTTACTAATGATAATGTATACGCTGCTTATGAAGAGGCAGTTTTAGAATATTCTTACATTGTCAATATGCATCAAGGCAAGAATGTCCTTTCTGATACTCTTGGTAAACTGACTGGCACCTTCGATCACAAAGGTGAGATTGTTAGTGGTCCTGCTAGCGCAAGTTTGCAATACCCAAGAGTAACACTCTCTTACGCCAACAAGATTGGTGATGGCGTTTCCACCATGGCGGGTGTAGGTGGGACTACTCGGATCTATTCTGCCTCTTTTACTACAGTAAAAAATCAGCAAGACTACGATCTTCAATCCATTGTGTCAGCAGCTTCAGACACAGGCTTAGACGATGACGGCAACGCTGTCCCTTATGCTGGAAAAGTTGGAGACTCTAGGGTAATCATAGATAAAGTTTTTTATCGCTCTCCAATCGCCATGTGGCGCTTCTATGGCTACTATGGTGGTATAGGAGTTGTGGGTAATTATTCGACGTATGGTCAATACGCTGATGATTCAACTTTTGAAATTGTACCAAGTTGGCAAAATAAACTACAAGCTATAATGTATGAAGATTCTTTGTATACTAGAGTTTCACATTATTCTTATGAGATCTTGAACAACAGGCTGCGCTTGTATCCAACACCACGCGGAAGTGATAACTTTTCGGGATTTTTAGATAGGGTCTGGTTCCGTTTCAGAATAGCTGATAATTCTTGGGGCGAAGGCGATGAAACAAACACCGGCGTTCTTGGTGTCAACAACATCAACACGCTTCCATTTGACAATATTCCATACGAGAATATAAACTCAATGGGCAAGCAATGGATTCGCAATTATGCTCTTGCACTTTGTAAGGAAATGCTTGGTCAGATTCGCGGTAAGTTCCAAACTGTTCCAATTCCTGGCGAATCTGTCACCTTGAATTACTCTTCCCTTCTTTCGGAGGCACAAAAAGAAAAAGATGATCTTCGTCAAGGTCTAACAGATATGCTGAAAGAGATTGAATACCCAGAATTGGCAAAGAAAGAACAAGAGAAGGTCACGGCAGCAGAAGAAACTCTTCGTCGCTCTCCGCTACCAATCTTTGTAGGATAATTAAATGTCAGATAACGAATGGTCCAGACCAGCATCGCCGCCGCCCCCACTCTTTCTTGGAAAGAAAGAGCGCGATCTTGTTAAGCAAGTCAATGATGAACTTGTAGAAAAGGTTATTGGGCAGCAGATACTATATTATCCTATTGATATGGAGACAACAAATTTTCATGACCTATACGGTGAGGCAATAGAAAAAACTTTCCTACCTCCTGTCAGGGTGTATGCCCTTGTTAAATTTGATGATGAAGGCACATCATACCTTGATTCTGTTGGAATAGACGGCAGTTCACAAATTACCGTACACTTTCATAAGCGCAGGCTCACAGAGGACCAAGACCTTTTTGTTCGCGAGGGCGACTTTGTCCTTTACGGCGAGAGATATTACGAGATTTTAAAACTTTCTTCTTCAAGAAAGTTGTTTGGACAAGTAAACCAAACATTCGAAACCTCTGCTATTTGTAAGAGGGCACGCAAGGGACTATTCGATGCTACCTAATAATTTTGATTTTGCACAGCTACCAGATGATAGACAAGACTTTTCTCTCAAAGAGATAGGGATATTAGCTTCACGTATCGAAGATATAGATTATGCGATCACATCCTGGCTTAAAGAAGATCTAGATCTCTCGACCATCACCAATGAGGGATATAAAAGAGTTCCTGTGCTTTGGCAAACACCTGAACGTGCGTTTCAAATTAAAAATAATCATGATCTTAGACACCCTGTAGACGATGGTGGTGGCGTTATAACACTACCTGTTATCTCAATTGAAAGAACAGCAATCACAAAAGATCCAACACAAAAAGGCTCCTTCCAAGCGCATCTATATTCTGATAAGAGAAACGGAAGAACTGGTCGTATGACTATAGCAAAACGTATCAAGCAAGACAAAACTAGAAACTTCGCAGTTGTTGGAAACACTCGTACCAATACTGATGGTACAAGACAAAAGTATTTTCCAAGAGTAAACAAAAAGGTAGTTATTGAAACTCTTTCAATTCCAATCCCTGTTTATGTTAATCTCGATTATAAAATTGTTGTCAAAACCGAGTATCAACAGCAAATGAACGACTTGACACAACCCTTCATGACGAGAACAGGGCAAATAAATTCCTTTGTTATGCGCAGAAATGGACATCTTTACGAAGCGTTTATTGATCAGGGCTTTAATCAAAATAATAATGTAGCTAATCTAGGAGAAGATGAGAGGCAGTTTACCAGTGAGATAACCATCAAGGTGCTAGGCTATCTCATAGGCGAAGGCAATAGCGATGATAGACCTATCGTCACAAGAGAAGAAAGCATAGTAGAGATAGCATTCCCTAGAGAGACTGTTGTTCCAGCCGGAAACGACAACTTTTTTATGGACTGAAGACTTCCTGAAGTCTCTTTGGTTTAAGTGCTACTATTTACATTGTGATTGAACATGCTATATAGCATTATCTTATAAAGTGAGGATTAACTAATGCCCGTAAAAAGTTTCAAATTTGTATCACCCGGAGTGTTTATCAACGAAATTGATAACTCATTCCGCCCACGTAGACCCGACACAATCGGACCGGTAATCATCGGTCGCGCTACTCGCGGTCTAGCAATGCAGCCCGTCAAAGTAGAATCATATTCTGACTTTGTTACGATGTATGGAGATACTGTTCCCGGTTTTGCTGGAGGCGATGTATACCGCGATGGCAACTACCAGTCACCAATGTATGGCACTTATGCTGCAAAGGCGTTCCTAAATGCCTCAGTTGCGCCTGTGACCTATGTTCGCCTTCTTGGTGTTGAAAACCAAAATAAATCAAGCGGCGGTGAAGCGGGTTGGAAAACTACCAAAACAGTTGCCCAGACCGGCAACGCATCCCTATCAGAAAATGGTGGCGCATACGGATTGTGGGTATTTAAATCAAGCTCCGTAAATAGCGGCGGCGGTGCCGACGGTGCCTCCGATATGGGCACCGGTGCTCTTGCAGCCGTTTGGTATGTTGACAAGGAGGCTTCTATTCAGCTTTCAGGGAACCTCGCCGGCTCGACTGATCAAGCACAGGGCGTCGGAATGGTTATAGAGAGCGACGGTAATGGATTGTTCACAGTATTTGTTGACGGCTCAAAGGGCTCTTCGGGCGTTGATGAAAAACTTTCCTTTAACTTTGTCGATTCTGATCAGAGGTTCATTAGAAAAGTATTCAATACTAATCCACAATTGGTTCAAGCAAGCGGTCAGTTTTATGATACAACACTTGAGCGCAACTACTGGCTAGGTGAAACTTTTGAACAAGAATTGCGTGATGGCGCTGCTGGATTTATAACAGGAAGTGGCGATGACATTACAGCAGGACCAATGTTTGGTGTCATTCTACCAATAGGTAATGGCAGCAACTCTCCCGCAACTATGCAAACTAGCACCCGCGAAGCGCAATCAGGATATGTCATTGGACAAGACCTCGGCGCCGCAGCGAGCTATATCCCAGAGCAAGCAGCAAAACTATTCCGGTTCAAAGGTCGCGGACATGGCGAGTGGCTTAACAAGAATGTTAAAATCTCAATTGAAAAGATTCGCTACTCAAACACCCAAGCTAGTGATTACGGCACTTTCTCTGTTGTTCTTCGCTCCTTGACCGACTCTGATAACAACAAAGTTGTTCTTGAGAGATTTGATAACCTGTCTCTCGACCCCACCTCTACAAATTACATCGCAAGAGCAATTGGCGATCAATACTACGAGTGGAGCGAGTCAGAAAGAAGACTAAGACTTTATGGCGAATATCCAAACCAATCAAAGTTCATTTACCTAAGCGATATCAATGAAGGTATTATTCAGGGTAACAAAAACTTGGTACCATTTGGCTATGAAGGTCCACCCCGCTTTGAAAATGCTACCAACTGGAGTGGTTCGGCAGCAGCCGCCGGCGATCCAGCAGTTGCAGACACATATTTCTTCACTGGTGTGACTTTTGCAACTAGTTCCAGAGCAGATGCAAACTTTATGTCTAGCTCTACAGGAAGAATGACCGGCTCACTCACATGGCCCGTCGCAAGACTTCGCCATTCAGCATCAGACGGCGGTATTTCTAACCAAACCGATGCTTACTTTGGATTCCAGACTACCAGAACTTTCGACAGCACCCGTGGAGACATGTCTATGAAAGACTACCACAGATTGTGGGTTCCCGGCTTGTGGACAGGAACAGATGGTACTGGTATTAAGGGCAAGTCTTACATTTTCACAATGGATGACATTCAGATGACTGCTGTTTCGGGTGCTTTCTACTCAAGTGGCTCAAGAGCAGCCGGCACAAGCAAGACTGCCACTGGTGATTACCAAGATCTTATCGATGCTGGATTTGACAAGTTCACAATGCCGCTCTGGGGTGGCTTTGATGGATTCGACATCACAAAACCAGATCCATTATACAACGAGGGCATGAGTTCAACGGCTACAGACAGAACAAGCTACGCCTTTAACACATACAAACGCGCAATTGACACTGTTGCCGATCCCGAGTTTGTTGACATGAACCTTTTGGTCACCCCTGGTCTAACTAAGGAGGGTCTAACAACTCAAATGATTAACGTCTGTGAAGACCGTGCCGATGCAATGGCTCTAATTGACCTACCCGGCGTATACTTGCCACAGCACGAAAGAGACTATAGCTCTGTCGATCAAAGGCAGACCAAGAACCCCTCGCAAGCAGCCAATGATTTGCGTCAGCGCCAAATTGATTCTTCATACGGTGCGACATTCTACCCATGGGTTCAAACCACCGACGAAGGTACCGGGCAGGCACTTTGGATTCCCCCCACTGTTGCTATGATGGGCGTCCTTGCAAGCTCCGAAAGAGCTTCACAAATCTGGTTTGCACCAGCAGGATTCAACCGTGGTGGTCTCTCGGACGGCGCTGCCGGTATACCTATCACTGGTGTCTCTCGCAGACTTACTTCTAAAGAGCGCGATGTCCTTTACGAAGCACGTATCAACCCAATCGCTAGTTTCCCAAGCACTGGTATCGTTGTCTTTGGACAGAAGACCCTACAAGAGCGCCCATCTGCTCTAGATCGCATAAATGTGCGTCGTCTAGTAATCTTCCTCAAGAAGCAGATTTCGATACTTTCCACTCAAATTCTCTTTGAGCAGAACGTACAGGCAACTTGGAACCGCTTCAAGGGACTTATTGAGCCATTCCTTGCTAACGTCAAGACTCAGTTCGGTATTACTGACTACCGCCTCATTCTAGACGAGAGCACCACAACACCTGATCTTGTTGACCAGAATGTTGTTTACGCCAAGATTATGATTAAGCCCGCAAGAGCAATCGAATACATCGCTATCGACTTCATCGTTGCTTCCACCGGCGCATCATTTGACGACTGATAACCGGGGGCTTTTGCCCCCACCTACTACTTATTACTGAAACACAGGAGAACCCAACAAATGCCATTTTGGTCAGAAAACTTTGGACAGGATCGTACCAAGAAAGATCCAAAACGTAATTTTAGATTTATTATAGAGTTTGGCGGCATTAACGCCACACCCGGCGGTGCCGTAGCTTGGTACGCGAAGACTGCGCAGAAGCCATCTTTTGCTATTGCTAATGCAGAGCACAAGTATCTTAACCACACCTTCTATTACCCAGGTGGCGTCACTTGGAACCCAGTTACAGTGACTATGGTAGACCCTGTTGACCCAGATATGGCAGCTACTTTCTCTGATATTATCGTTCAGGGTGGCTACGCTCCTCCAACTGACACTACAACTCTTGGCACTATGTCAAAAGCAAAAGCTGCTTCTGCTCTTGGTGCTGTTACCATCACCCAAATTGATTCAGATGGCAACCCACTAGAGACTTGGACCCTTTGGAACCCATTCATCGAGGATATTAAGTACGGCGATTCGCTTGACTACAGTAATGCTGACCTCACCGAAGTCTCTGTTACCCTTCGTTATGACTGGGCACGAGTTGAGACAGCTAACGAGTCAAAGGCAACCAACGGCAGCAATGGTCGAGAGTTCTTCAACGTATAATTTAGACAATATAAAACGCGAGGTGTAAATTGTCAAGAAATAAGGATCGCTTAGGCGGCGTCCAACAGCCTGATACGAATCCCCCACCCCAACAGGGCGGCGGGGGGTTCTCGTTTGTAGTCCCAACTGAGTTTGTGGACCTCCCATCACAGGGAAGATATTACCCAGAAGGTCATCCTCTTCATAATAAAGAAAGTATCGAAATTAAGCAGATGACTGCCAAAGAAGAAGACATTCTTACGTCAAGAACTCTTCTGAAAAAAGGTGTAGCTTTAGAAAGACTCTTACAAAGCTTGATTGTAGACAGATCGATCGACCCTTCAACATTGTTAATAGGGGATCGTAACGCAGTGATTGTCGCCGCTCGTGTATCGGGATATGGTAGTGATTACTCTGTATCTATTGACTGCCCTGCCTGTGGTACAAAACAAGACTATGGTTTTAATCTGAATAGTTTGCAGATTACCCATGGCGAAGTGGATCATGCCATGGACGCCACAGATAACCTAGATGGCACAATTACCTGCGTCCTCCCAAAAACCGAAGTTACGGTAGTGGCGAGATTGCTTACAGGAAAAGAAGAAAAAACCATCACCAATATTATGGGCGGAAATAACTTAATTTCTAAACAGCTTGAATCTTTAATCGTCAGCGTCAATGGAGATACATCTAGAGAAGCAATTCGATATGTTGCCAACAACATGCCTTCGCTCGATTCCCGCCATCTTCGATTGGTGATCAAAGAAGCTACCCCCAACATTGATTTAACCCAAGAATTTTCTTGCACCGAATGTGGTCATACGCAAGAAATGGAGGTGCCGCTTACGGCGAACTTTTTTTGGCCTGACCGATGAATACAACGAGGGAGTTTATGAACAAATTTTCTTCCTCAAGTATACTGGTGGGTGGAGTTTTTCTGAAATTTACAACCTTCCCATAGGGCTTAGAAACTGGTTTGTCAAGCGCACTATGAAACAATTAGAAGATGAAGCGCAAGCGATTAAAGAGGCGTCAAATGGTGGCGGTAACTCACAGACACTGACAGTCCACAATCAGCCAACAATGCCCAAAACCTTCTAACTTAGGCACCCACTGGGTGCCTTTGCTTTTTTGTAGGAAGCCTATTTATAGGGAGAGGTAATTTTGTATGGCAAGAAGAGAGAATCGCGCCGCGACACAATTTAGCAAATTGCGCCAAGAAATGGAGGCGCTTAGCGCTGCAATTCAAGAATTAATCGCAAACCAACGCCAAGCAAATGCAGAGGCTCGCGCAGAATATGAAAGAAAAGAAAGAGCAGAAGCTGCTGCCGAGACCCGGCGCACCGAAGCGGACCGGCGCCAATCGGAAGCCGCACAAAAAAGACTGGAAGCCGAGCGACGGTCGCGTGCGGCAGCAGAAAAAGAATTAGAACAAGCAGAAAAAAGAGTTGGTTTGCTCAAAGATGAATTTAACGCTGCATCCGGTAAGCAAAAAAAATTAGAAAAATTATTAGAAATACAAGAAGAGCAACTCGATTTAGAACAAAAGACGCTCAAGACACTGGAAGAGGGGTCTAACGAGTATGCCGATCAGCTTGAGAAGATTGAAGAGATTAAAAAGGGTATAAAAACCACCCAAAAGACAACAGAAAAGCTCGGGAAAAATTTAGAAGAGAATAAGCAAAGCATGGAAATGCTGGCTGATTTTGCAAAAGACTTTTCTTCTAGCCTCGGTAGTCTGGCTAAAGGAGATTTTGTTAATGGATTCAAGAAGCTTGGTGGTACGTTAGTTGCGCCCCTCAAGAAGCTTGCAGGCAGAGGACTTAAAAAACGCACTGACAAGTTACTTGAAGGTATTTCAGGGCTCGGCACAAAATTACCAGACCTCGCAGCCGGCGGACAAGCCGCCGCCGGAGCAACAACTGGTATGAGTACATCCATGGCCGCGGCTGGTGTGGCCGCTGTGGGACTTGGTGTTGCTTTAGCAGCGCTTATTGCCGTCCTTGTAATAGTAGCAGTGGCTATTGGCGCAGCCATGATACTAGCGAAGTTTACTTTGGAGATTGAAAATTCTTCACGAGAACTTACAAAGATTACAGGTCTGTCAAAAAGTTTTGCCCATTCAATGCATGAGAATGCTATGGAACTGCGCACCGCAGGTGTCTCAGCAGAAGACTTAAACGGCGCGTTAACTTCACTAAACGCAACATTTACTGACTTCAGTATGCTCTCGGTATCAACTGCAAAGAAAGTTGCTGATACAACAGCGATGCTCACAAAACTAGGCATGTCTACTGACGATGCATCCAGGGGCTTCCAAGTTCTAACCAAGGGCATGGCACAAACACCTGAACAGGCAGCCGATACAATGATCGCAATGGATGCTCTTGCCAGAGACTTGAATGTTAGTACATCTAAGATTGGTGCGGATTTTGCAGGTGCCGCTAGTCATCTACAAAAACTTACAGGACCAGAAGCTTTGCGATCATTTAAGCAGCTTTCGGTTATTTCCAAGGCAACAGGCATTGAGGTATCCAGGCTCCTCGCAATAACTGAAAAGTTTGATACTTTTGAAGGTGCTGCTACTCAAGCTGGTAAGTTAAATGCTGCCCTTGGTGGTAACTTTGTAAACGCTATGGAGCTTATGACAGCCACAAACCCTGCTGAGCGTTTTGAGATGATACGTGATTCTATTCTTGATTCAGGACTAGCTTTTGATCAGATGTCATACTATCAGAAGAAATTCTTTGCGGACGCTGCTGGCTTGGCTGACGTTGGCGAACTTGCTCTCGCAATGAGCGGCGACTTCGGTGCAGTTAATTCTGAAATTGGTAAAACACAAGCAGATTACGAAGCAGCCGCCGAAAGAGCTAAGAGCTTCCAATCAGTCCAAGAACAATTAAAGAACTCTTTTTACCAACTATTGCCAGTCATCACACCCCTTGTAGAAAAAATTGATGAATTTACCTCTCAATTTACAGAATTTGTAAAAGAAAACAAAGAGCCCATGCACGATATGTTTAGCTCTCTTGGTGAGGTAATGATTTCGCTGGCGGATACTTTTATAACATTAACACCAATAATAACGCCATTGTTAAAGCTTTTTATATATCTTGTGGAAATTTTTATTAAGTATGGCAATGCGCTTGGAGTAATCGCCCAGGCAAACATAGCCCTCAAAAAAACAATGACGGTGAGGCAGTCACCGTCGCTATTAGATGCTGTTGCTATGTTAGGCGAAGGATTCTCAAATATTGGAAAAGGAATAGATACTGTCTTTTCTCCAGTACAAAAGCTTGTCACACAAATGAGAAAGCTAAAGCAGTTCTTTGGCGATGATGTTACAGCAAATGTAGTGATGAAAGCCGCAGGGGTGACAGGTGTAGGTGACGGCTCAGCTAACGCTGCCGCCACAATGCGTGCAACTGCCCCCACAATTGCAAACAATACTGCGATTAGAAACTCAGCAAGTAGCACAACAATCAATAACAGCAGTCAAGGCGGCTCAGACACAGGAATTAGCATCAAGTTCGATAACAAGAAGTTTGCCGATCTATTCGATGTTCAAGTCGAGAAGTCAATTGGCAGAGCAGCAAGAAAGGCGGTAATCTAAGATGCCTGATGACCCATTAAGATTTAATAGAAACTTTTATAATGCAGATAAAATTTCTGGATATTCAGATTTAGTAGAAGCAAAAGACAAAGATGGCAAACTTATAAAAGATGCAGCCGGACGACAAATTTTTGAAACAAAAATATCGACTCCAAGCTGGCCAGATGGCTCAGACGCTTATGCAAATCTTCAGAAAACAGTTTTATCATTCCAAAACATCAGAAATAAAGACGAAGTATTCTTTAAGGCTTTTATAACTGCGTTTAATGAAAGCTTTACTCCTAATTTCAATGCAACAGAGGTTTTTGGTAGAACTGACCCAATAATGCAATATAAAAATACCACTAGGAGTATAACTCTCGCATGGAAAATGCCCGCAGCATCAGAAGGCGAAGCTTACGAGAATTTAGGAAAAGTTCAAAAATTAATAACTATGTTATACCCAACGTATACTGATGTAGGTGACTCTTTAAGTTTATCAGAAGCCCCACTTGTTCGTTTAAAACTAATGAACTTGCTTCAAAAAGTTCAAGAGCCTGGAAGCACAACAGATAAAGGTGCTAATGATATTTTTACTGAATATCAATCCCTCGGTGAAGGTGCCGGAAATGGAATTTTGGGCGTCGTTACTTCTTGTACAGTAAACCACAATTTAGAGGGCACAGATGGCGTTTTTCAAAAGCTTGGTGCTACTAATACAGTATTGCCAAAGCTTATAGATGTTAATATAAGCTTTACTCCTCTTCATGAAAAAACCTTAACAGGTAACCAAAATGTCTCACTCTATGGTGTCAACCTTTCAGGTAAAGATAAGGCAACAAACGATCAGTTAGTAGACAGCGGCAAGTCACTCACAGAGTTAAGAACCATAAAGAGAACGCTTGAAGAAAAGCGTCGAGGACAAGCAGCCGCGCAACAAAGAGCAGATAAAGCAGCAGCCAAATATGAAAGAACGCTTAGAAAAGTGGAACGCAAAGGCGGTCTGGAAAATACATCAGAAAGGTTTCAGAGAAAAGCAGCGGAACGTCAAGTTGAAAACGCAATTGCTACCGGCAGAAGTAATGATCTTAATGAAGAAATTGAATCTTTAGAGGAACTAATCTAGGATAACACAAATGGCAAACACAAGAAACAGAAAACAAAGCGTAATCGAAAACGATTCAGAACACTACAAAGAACTCTATGAACGCAGAGGTTTAAAGAGGATCTCCCACTATCCTACGGCTCGACTAAAGCACCCTACCGTGTCTCAGAGAGCAAGTATAAACACAGTAGGTCATGTGTGGGCATATGGTGACAGGTTCTATAAATTAGCAGATCAGTATTA